CTACTTCTTACTACTTCTTACTACTTCTTACTACTTCTTACTACTTCTTACTACTTCTTACTACTTCTTACTACTTCTTACTACTTCTTACTACTTCTTACTACTTCTTACTACTTCTTAATTATTTTTAAATTATTTATTAAGTAGTTATTTATTTTAAATACTTATTAATTTAAGTAATAGTTATTAAGTATTAGTTATTATATTTTATTCAGTTACTAACTACTTATACTACTTAAGTATTTAATTCTTTTATTACTACTTCTCACCCCACTTCAACCACTACTCCAACTCGCTGCCCCACAACCCCCTATCCCCCTTCTCCCCACGAAGAATAATGCAAAGTTAAGGAATATAATTTAAACTGCCAAATAATTATTAAATAATTTAAATATTTCATTCAGTCAAAGGTATGTAAATAAACTTACCTAAAAATAATATTTGTTTAATTCAGTAGATATTCCTATCTTTGTACCAAATTTAAAATAATGCCTACAATTGAAACAATTATAGTTTACTATCTACCCTTTGAAAAGGGTGTGGCTGATTTTGAGGATATCAAATCAGAGTGTGATGAATTCAAGGAAAATTTCGGAATAATACACCCTGTATTGCCATCCTTTACAGGTCAGGAAGGTTACACAACCATCCCTTATGAAATAGATACCCCTCAGTTATCTCAACCTTTTGTAGGGGTACCTTATGCATCCCCAACAGTACCTAACTGGCCTCACACCAACCCCTTTCCAATACCATCTTATCCAGGGTATAGTCCTATTTGGTGCAGTACTGGTACAAGTGCAGGTTTAGGTGTAGCCAATACAACAAATGGTCCGATTAACAGTAACACAAAAATAAATTAAATAAAAAGTATATGCTGACCCCAGAAGTTATAGAAGAAAATTGGAATAGGTACAGAGGTTTAGCTGTTGAATTCTCAGAAGAAGGTAAGAAAGGGAATAGATGGACTAAGCTAATCAAATTGTTTGATACCTATGCTGATAGGTTATCCCTTATGCCGGCATCATCTAAAGCAAGTTATCACAGTGCTTATATGGGTGGGTATGTTCAGCATACTTTAAACGTGTATGATGCTGCGATAGGTCTTACAAAGATTTGGAAAAAGCAAGGTGCAGAGATTGACTTTTCAATTGAAGAATTGACGTTTGTATGTCTTGTGCATGATCTAGGTAAGATGGGTGATGATGAGAATGAATTTTACATTGAGCAGAATGATAAGTGGAGGAGAGATAATATGGGGGAATTGTATAAATTCAATCCTAGATTATCCTTTATGAAAGATCATGATCGCACCATTTTCATGTTAATGAATGCCGGGATAGAAGTAAGTGAGGCTGAATATTTAGCTATTAAACTTCAAGCTGGATTGTATGATGAGGGAAATAAAGCTTACTTGGTAACTTATTCGCCTGAGTTTAGATTACACAGTAATTTACCTTACATAATTCACCAGGCAGATATGATGAGTACCCGTATTGAGTCTATGGTTGATAGACGAATTAAACAATAATTAATGCCATCGTTAGATTTTACAAAATTATTCGCGATATTACTTTTCATAACTATTTTAGTGATAGTAGTATTTATAAAACCACTTTTTGATTTGTACAAATTTATAGTAAAAATTATAAACACCATTAAAAACAAGATTAGATGATAATTATTTCAGTAAACCAGATTATATTATTTCTACTGGTAGTTGTTAGTACTTCTGGTTGGACATTTTACTTTTTAAATAAAAAGAGTAGTAAGAAAGATTTAGATAAGGCTAATGAAGATTTCTTAAAAAAGCTGAATAGCATGGAATCTAAATTAGAGATGTCCAATAAAGATTGGGAGTCTAAATTAGAGTTAATACAAACAAGTCACGACTCAAATGTATTTTTAATGGAATCCCAGCATGAATCTGAATTAAAAGAAATATCTGATTTAGCCGATTCTAAGATAAAAGATATTGAAAAAGAATTATTAGCTTCTGTAGAACTTTATGAAAAGTATATTACAAACCTAGATATGATAATACAAGTATCTCACCAAAAGATTAGAGAAGTCGATTCTAAGGGCATATACAAAACAGATGATGAGGTACAATTCTTCTTCGAGGCATTAAAGGAAATACAATCAAATTTAGATAAGTTTCAGGTAGAAAAACAAGATTCAGAGAACCAGTAATGATAAACAAAAACTTAAAACAGATGATAAATTGCAAAACAGACCTAATATTGATTTAGAAGTTTATACAAAAGATGGTAAACTTCGTAAAAGAAAAAGAAAAAAACCTAATCAAGAGTATTTTACTAAAGAGACTGAGGATGCTATTATAGAGTATAATTCATCTGATGACCCTATTCTTAAAGATAGGTTATTTTCAGATAAGATATATGTATCATTCTGTAAGCTTGCTGAAAATAACATTAATGGTAATGTGTTTGAGTATGCACAAATGCATGCAGGTGGCTACGAAGATCTTAAGAATGAAGTAATCTGCAAACTCGTATATGAAATGCCCAAATTCGATAAAGATAAGGGTACTATCATTTCTAAAGCCAGAACTTCATCTGAATACACTAAAGGTACACTAGGTTTTGGGTATTTCAACATAATTGCTAAAAGGTTTTTAGTACAGTATAACGACAAACAGTATAAGTTATACAAGAACCGGCTAACATTAGAATCACAAGAAAGTGAAGAGAAAGTTGACGAGATACGTCATGAGTACGATTACGAGGATGACTTACAAAACTTCAGTCAGGAATTCGCCTATTGGCTAGAAGAAAGTATAGACGATTGGTTCTATATATTTCAAGATACAGATGATGATAGAGATGTTGAAGAAGTATCTCTTAAATTTACCAGTGATGAGAAAGATATAGTAAGGTGTGTCATAGAATTATTTAAATCTGTAGAGGATTTAGAGATATTCTGGAAACCTGCATTTTATTTGCAGATAAGAGAAGCTACTGGAAAAAGTACCCAGGATATAACTAGAGTATTGAATATACTGAAGAAAGCATTCCATGAGCAGTTATATGAATTTCATCATAGAGGTGAGTTGAATATATCCATGATAAAAAGAAAAGAGCTGTTAGTAAATAAAAAAGAAAAGGATTCTAAGAGACATAAAAAAGAAAAAGAACCTGATTTTCAAGAATTCTTCATTTAATTATATTTATAATTAAAAACCATGGCCTCGGAAGCATTAGAGACTACTCTATTTAAAAATAAGACATTAGCAGACATATTTCAGGAGATACATAGTAACTCTAGGAAGAATGATGAGCGTATGATAGGTCTTATAGAGCAGCTAAAAGATTTAATAGCAACTATAGGTGATGCTCAAGTAATAGCACCTATTATAGGCACTTATATGAAGCTTGTAATAGATAACAACGAGCATCTCATTAAGATGGCTACAATAGCCCAGAAATGCGTAGATAAGGGTAAGGATAATGGAGACTCTATGTTTACAGAGGATGATAAACAACAGTTATTACTTTTGGCACAAAAGGCAGAGGATGATATTAAGTTACCTGCCCCTCAACAAAAGCAATTAGATAAGATAAAAAAATAAGATGACATCCCCAAGAGAAGGATCAGCAGCAATATTAGGCGTAGGTGGTCACGCATACGGAAACTTAGATTCTGGTAATACCCAGATGACAGGTAGAGTACTGTATACACTACTTACAGACGATGCTAAAAAGCTTTCTCAAATGAATGTACCTCCAGGATCAATAGGAGCTATTCAATTCAGGATGTTATATAATGGGCAAGATGTTGGTGATAACTTTTTAGTAGCCTACCCTATAGGTCATATAAAGAAGTACCCTGTTAAAAATGAACTAGTAAATATAGTAGTAAGGGCATCAAAAGAATCGTCTAACCCTTCTGGTAACAATGTATATAATTACTACTATGATGATATTTTACCTGTATTTGATTCTCCAGAACATAATGCATTACCGACAGATGTATACTTCAGTGGTAGTAATAATTCTTCAATAACAGGAGATTTTAAAGAAAAGGGTAACATATATAAACTTCAACATTTACCTGGTGACACTATTATAGAAGGCAGAATAGGAAATTCAATAAGGATGGGCAGTTCACATCCTATATTACCAAATACTCCATGGGATGGACCGCAGGGCAATCCTGTGTTTGTTATTACAAATGGGCAGAAACCTCAGACAGAGAGTAATATATCAGCAACATTTGAGGATATAAATGGTGACGGGTCCTCTATGTGGGGTTTAAATAATCATAATATTACTTTTTTACCTGCTAGTACACTATTTGATTCTTATGGTGCAAATAGTACTTCAACCACTGTAAAGAATAATATAGTGGTGGCTAATAATAAAGTACAAACTCCTGTATCATCATCCTTACAAACTATAGATAAGGTACCTGTATCAGAAACTAAACCAGTAGTATATCCAGTTTCAACACCTACTGTAGATACTATACCTGTAATTGGAGAGGTGGATTTCTTAGAAAGCGAAGAACAACCTGAATATAACAAAGAATTTGAGGACATAGAAGTAGTAGAAAGGGTAAGCCCTATTAAATTTGAAACTGCATATACATTAATTTCTGATAGTATACAAAAGAATGGTAATATTTATCTAAATAAACAAAAAGCATTAGATACTGTTAAATTAGGGGCGTATCCAGATTTACCTATTCTTGACTGTAAATATACAATTTACACCAGACAAGATTTTGCAAATATATTAAATAAATTAGTATCAACCGGAGGTATAAAGAAGAATGTAGCTAGGAGTGTATTAGCAACAGCTATAAATGAGCAATCTTACAACGGTAAGATAAGGGGTATAAATAATGATTTTTTTGGTGTTCAATCTGATTTAAAAGTTAGGTGGTCATTAGGGCCTACATACCCACATTTAAAATTTGCAGGACAAGTATTTGCAAAAGAAGGTGGTACTAATAAGTATAGAGGTTATATAGCCTTTAGTAGTTTAACCGAAGCAATTGAGTTCGCAATAGATCAATTTTATAAAAAGGGGTTTGATAGTATTCCTTATGATAGTTCAGACTCTAATATCTATGCTCACAGATATATAGCTAAATGGTATGGAGCCTCTGCAACAGATACTTTAGTTCATAATAAAATGTATGGCTATATATCAGCAAAAGATTACATAAAATAAAATAACATGAACTTTGATAATTACCCTGACCACCAATGGATTATTAACTCTGATAGGTTAGTATTCAATTCTAAAAAAGATAACATATTCCTGCTTGCAGCTAAAGATCTTGCTATATCTACTCAAGGGGATATTCATTTAAACACAAAGGGTAAGTTAATTGTAAATGCAGACTCTATTCAACTTGGGATAGATAATAAAAATATAGAGCCAATAGCTAAAGGGCAATCAACATTTGATATTTTCAATAGATTGTTAAATTCACTTTCAGAACTATCACAATCGTTATCTACAGCTACCGGACAAGGGGTAGGTGTTATTAATTTGGTGATGGTAAACGCAGCAGCATCTAAACTAAATTCTGATATACAACAAGTAAAAAAGGATTTAAAAAATATACTTTCAACTAAAACTTTTTCAAATTAAGTGCCAAATAAATTAACAGATACGTCCGTAAGAGGTATATCTAATACCTTATCTTCGATTATAGCCGATACATCAGATACCTCTACTCTAACTAATATAGAGACTAGTGTAGGTTTAGCTATAGCAGATCCAATCGGAGTTTTAATTAAAAAGTCGTTAGTATCCATTAATAATATAACCTCTTTAATAACAAATAGAATTAAAAAATTAGAGGAGGATATTATAAATTCTGTAGATAATACAGGAAAGGTTGAGCTTATAAACGACCAAATCATAATCGTATTATCTTCTAAAGACGCATCATTAGCACCTATCTTTAAACAAAAGATTGAAAAAGATATAAACTCTATTAACACATCGCTAGCCACTATGCAAGGGTTAGTAAAAACGTTTAGAATCATATCTAAAACTGCTAATACCCTAAAGACACTTTTAAATATTCAAGAAGCTTTATTATCTGCAAACCCAGTTTCAAAAGCTACACTTTCAGTGTTCAAAAAAGCTATTAAAATTATTTCTTATAAAGATATACTGAATGATTACATAAGGATAATAAATGAGCAAGTAACTAAGAATGAAAATGTATTGAATGGACTTATTCAAACAATGACTAGACTAAACGTACAGTTTACTATAGATAATCAATCTAGTCAAGGTAATAATCTTACAGATGACCAAGCATTAAATTTAATAGCGAATAACAGTTTACTTGGACCTTCAAACCAAGGTAATACTCAAACTTATAAAACTCAATCTGGCAACACCTATTTATTAAAGGTAGAGGCTTATGGGGTAGGCCAACTAATAGCCAGAGCAATAGACAGCTATTCAGGGTTAATAAAAGTAGAGACTGCCCCTAGTTATATTGAAACCCCCGAACAGCTTATATCTGAACTAAAAACAATCATCGGAGATTAAATTATTCACACACTTATATTTATACTTATCATGACTTCAAACGAAATTACATTACTAGCTGAAATATTAAAACTTCATACTGAAGCAGCTATTAACAACGCGATAACACCTTTAAAAGAGGAGTTAAAAAAGATAAAAGCATTAAATGCCCAAATCTTGAAAGAAGGTAGGCAAGCACCTCAAGCCGTTGCCCAACCTCAACAAGCAACACAAAAGTTGACATTATTAGGAAAACCATTATCTTATAGAGATGAAGATATGATAGTTGAACATGCAGGTTCAAACCCTATGACGAGTATATATGAAGACCCTTCTTTGAAGGCTATGGCAGTGCATGCAGCTCAATCAGGAGGATTACCAGATATTGATTTACCGATTCCATCACTATTTAATAAATAATAAACATTGAGAAGACAAAGAATACAAACTAAGGTATATCCTATTGATACTCAACCATCGGTTGCGGTAGGTCTTAGATTACCTTTTAATGGTAAGGGTATTTTTGGTCAGAATTACACCACACAGGATCAATTAAAAACAAACATAATTAATTTTATGTTGACTAATCCTGGTGAAAGATTATTCAATGTTAATTTTGGTGCCGGTATTCGAGATTTATTGTTTGGACCAGATGATGATTTAGAAGCAATAGACAACTCTCTGAGAACTGCTATATCTAGTGAGTTTCCTCAGATAAACATTGTAAGCTTAAATGTAACATCACCTGATAATAGCCATGACCTTTATATAACACTCAAATATAGCTTTAATAATACATCGAATCAAATAACCATAACTATATAAAGTGGCAAATACACCTTCAAATATCGATATAAAATACCTCAACAGAGATTTCAATAGCTTTAAACAAGCATTGATTAACTTTGCACAATCGTATTTTCCAAACACAAATAATGATTTCTCGGATGCATCTCCAGCCACTATGCTAATAGAACAAGCATCGGTAGTAGGAGATATTTTATCACTGTATACAGATAGGTCAGTACAAGAAAACTTCCTTGAATATGCAGTAGAAAGAGATAATATAATTTCACTTGCCTACACTCAAGGATATAGACCAAAAGTAACCAGTACAGCTACAGTTATATTGGATGTTTATCAACAAATCCCAGCATTGGTTACTGGAGGTAAGGCAGTACCTGACTATAACTATGCAGTTAGTATATCTGCAAATGCAAAGATAAAGTCTAAATCAAACAACAATGTAGCATTCATTACTCAAAACCCTGTTGATTTTTCTTTCTCATCTTCGGCAGATCCTACTTCTGTATCTGTATACTCTATTAACAACACCACCAATCAACCTGAATATTACCTATTAAAAAAACAAGTAGAAGCAATAGCTGGTACGATAAAATCTCAAAATTTCACATTTGGTAATCCTATTAAGTTTGATAGTATTACCCTACAAGACAATGATATAGTAGAGATATTATCTGTGGTGGATAGTGACGGAAATACCTGGTACGAAGTTCCATATTTAGCACAATCTACTGTATTTGACTCAGTACCTAACACACCTCTTAATGACCCTACAATGGCAAGTGATAGAGGTACTGTACCCTATTTACTTAGATTAAGGACAGTTCAAAGAAGGTTTGTAACTAGGTTCAATGCAGATTCAACACTTAGCTTATATTTTGGCTCAGGCATTACAAGCAAGCCAGATGAGGTAATTGTACCTAATACAGATAATGTAGGAATGGGTTTAATTGATAGTATATCTTTGCTTAACACTGCCTTTGACCCTGCTAACCCACTTTATACTAAACAATACGGTTTAGCACCGGGTAATACAACACTTACTATTAGTTACATAACAGGAGGTGGTGTAGAAACAAATGTCCCTAGCAATGACATAAACGTCATATATGAGATAACTAAGAATAGTGCAAATTCTAATCCAAATAGCTTAAGTCAAGCTTTATTTCAACAAGTAAGCAATACAGTTGCATTCAATAATCAAAGTGCTGCTTCAGGAGGAGGTTCTGGGGACACTATTGATGACCTGAGACTTAACTCCATGGCAGCTTACCCTACACAGCTAAGGGCAGTTACTGATGATGATATTGTAATAAGAGCAGTATCACTACCTTCAAAGTTTGGTACCATAGCCAAGGCTGCATCTTTTTCTGATTATAGGCTAGCTACTAAAAATACATTCATCAACAGTAACCCATTGGGTATAAGCTTGTATGTGCTAGCTTATGATTCTAATAAAAACTACACTCAGGCTTCTGCTGCATTAAAAGAGAATTTAAAGAATTATCTATCTCAATACATTATATCTAACGATGGTATTACAATAAAAGATTGTTTTGTTATTAACATACAGGTTAATTTTAGTATATCTGTATTACCATCTTATAATTCACAACAGATACTAGCTACAGCATTAGCAAATGTACAATCACTATTTAACAGTGATTTGTGGCAGATAAATCAGCCAATTATTATTGCAGATATTTATAGTACACTCTTGAGTATAAAAGGTATTCAAAGTGTATTGGATGTAACTGTAAGTAATGTGTACGGGGAGGATAAAGGGTATTCAAAATATGGGTACGATGTACAGGGAAGTATTAAAAATAATATCATCTATCCGAGTAGGGACCCTAGTATTTTTGAAATAAAATATCCCCAAAATGACATATCTGGTAGAATCGTCACAAACTAAAAAAATAAAATATGATTAATTACCCCCAAATGGATAAGTTCTCATGGAAAGAACTATTCAACAATTCAAAAGGACAAACAGATGTTCACTTTTTTTGTGGATTTATAATGGTTATCGTTAGTTGCATAACATTTCCATGGAGTGTATTTGAAAAGCTAGAGACTTATGCAAATCTTTCTATAGCCTTTGCTACACTAGGTTCAGCATTACTAGGTATTTCACGCTTCACCAAAGATAAAGATATTGTTATTTTAGGAGAAGATAAACAAACAACAGATACACCTCAAATAGTAGACGATGCAAATAAGTAAAGAACAATTAAAGTTGGTTTATCCTAGCATTAAGGATGATAGGGCACAGATAATGTCGGATTTAATCAACAAAATATGCCCTAAGTATCATTTAGATACATCACCTAGACTACAAGCTTTTCTAGCCCAAGTACTTCACGAATCAGGTGGTTTTTCAATAAAAACTGAAAGCTTGATATACTCTCATGCCCAACGTATAGTTGATGTATGGCCTAGTAGATTCAATCTTACAGGTACCGGCGGTAAGTTAAATGCAAATGATTACGTAAAGAATGAACAGAAGTTAGCTAACGCTGTTTACTCAAATAGAATGGGTAATGGAGATGCTGCTAGTGGAGATGGTTACAAATACAGAGGAGGAGGATTTATTCAGTTGACATCAAAAGATGGGTATACAGCTTATGCTAAATACCTAGGTAAATCTGTAGAAGATACAGCTAATCTAGTTCATACCACTGATGAATATGCTTTAGATTCTGCATGTTGGCTATACTCTATAAATAAAAATTTACTAGAAGCTTCTGATAAAGGTGATGTGGCATATATTACTAAAAAGATAAATGGAGGTGAAATAGGTTTGAATGAAAGGTTAAAATACTATAATCTTTGTAAAAAATACATCGTATAATGGCAGTCTATAAAATATTCCCTACACAAGATGCATCACTCTATACTGAGACCAACACTGCTAATACAGGGTTGGATGCTGTACTATATCTATCAAAGAACCCATCGGTACTATACCCCTCTCAGTCTACTTATTCTAGACCTTTAGTACAGTTCTCTACAGAAGATATGCAAGATGTGTTAAGTAACCATATAGGAAACTCATCTTTTCAAACTTTTTTAAAGATGTATCTATGTGAAGCTACAGGAATACCTTATAACTACACACTAGAATTACATCCTGTATACCAATCATGGGATATGGGTACAGGTAAACTGTTTGATGTACCTGTAAATACAACAGGAGCCTCTTGGGTATCTCCTACTGCAAACAGCTCAAGTTATTGGATAACCTCTAGCTTTGCATCAGGAGTTACAGCATCATTTAGTAGTGATAATCCAGGAGGAGGAACTTGGTATACATCATCTTACAGCCAATCATTTACCCCTTATACAGAAAAAGATATACAGATAGAAACTACAAGGTTTGTAGAATATTTTTTATCAGGCTCAATACCTAACCATGGCTTTATTCTAAAGACATCAGGAAGTTTAGAATCAGACCCTAATTATAACTACACACTTAATTTCTTCTCACGAGATAGTAATACTGTATACCCACCTTGTCTGGAGTTCAGATGGGATGATTCAGTATATTTACCTACAACAAATATTTGCCAGTCTGGATTAATTAATGTAAATTTGCAGAATAACAAAGGTACATTTAAAGAGGATTCTATACAGAAGTTTAGAGTGAATGTTCGTCAGCAATATCCTACAAGGCAATTCTTGACCACAAGCATGTTTACACAGAATAGCTTTTTACCTAGTACTTCATATTGGTCTTTGATTGATTATAAGACGGGAGATGTGGTGATTGATTTTGATACAACTTACACTAAAGTATCTGCTGATTTAACCAGTAATTATTTTATTGTATACATGAAAGGCCTAGAACCTTCGAGATATTACAAGATTCTCGTAAAATCTATTATAAACGGTGAGAGTATTGTATTTGATAATGATTACATATTCAAAGTAGAGAAATGATAAAAAAGCCCACTAACGAGCCTAATATAGAACAAGATGATGATTTGAAAGAGTGGGTCATCTGGTCATTTGGGTTGTCAGTGTTAGCTGTATTAATAAGTGCCTTAACCTGGATATTTAAGAAGTAACCAATGTCTGAACAAGTACCTATATCGCGTATTATATTTGGAAAGAATAGCTTTCAAAATGTAGTAGACACTACATTCAAACAGCTTGTACCTCCTGATAACAAATCTCTACCAAATACAATAACAGAGGTGGTAGACTTCTTTCATGCCTATAATACAATATTCTATGACATACCTGCAACAGGATCTATTAATTCACATATTGAACTAGTGAATAAAAGTAGTGACTATTTAGGAATATCTTATGAAGACTTGAATAAAGAAATACAAGAACTCCGTAATGAAAATGTTTCATTAAAACAACAATTATATACACTTACTAATCCATAGAGCAAATTGCCAATAATATCCATTAATAAAATAACAGATGCAGCCTTAGATAGATATGATGTATTAGATCAAGTACTTATACCTTCTCAGAGCTTTTTGCGTAATTTTGACCCATCTACAGATTATGTAGAGTGTCATGTATACACTCAGGATGATATATTATTGGCATCTGACTATAATGTAAAAGAATACACCCTCCCTCAATCAAATGGTAATAAAACTAACCAAATAGTATTTGATCCTGGGACATATTTAACTAGTAGAGGTTATAATGTAGGCGATTTTAAATTAGATTATAGGATATACAGAAAGCAGTTATTTACACTAGCGGAGCCCACTTTTTTTATAACTGAAATAAGTACAAACCGTACAGAGATAAGGCTCTCTACAAATATAGTATCCAATCTTACTATAGAGACTAATGTACTTAACTTCATAAATCAAGTACAGGCTTCACCCTATTTCAAAGACTTTATACTTAATTTTGGGGATAACAAGGCTGTTAATGCCATTAATATAGCATTAGATAAAAGCACAAATCCCTATTCACTTCTAATAAAGCTTTATCAACCTTTACCCACTGAGTTTAAATTAAAGTCTGCATTATGGGTAGTAGAAGAGTTAGCTTCTCCTATTATATTTGAAGTAGTAGTTACTCCAGATTTTAAGGCACCAGAAGTACCTATGTTAGCAAGGGCTAACTTTGATATTGACATTCATGAGCATGCTGCGCTAGCATCTCCGTATGTAAACCAATCTACAATATTCAGTACACCTACCATAAGTAATTATCAGAACATCATTAATCAGTTGAATGATAATTCAATTAGCATAAATGTTGATTACTCTGATTATAACAACTTTGTACATTTTTCATCAGCAGCTCAAAGGTTGATAAATTTTGTATACAAGTTAACTGAGATAGAAAATAAAGGATTGTATATCAATAACCTTAATTCTATACCAAATATGGATGTATCTGTTAGTGGGAGCTCTCAAGCTATACAAGCTTCAATTAACAGTGTAATACAAAATTTTGACCCTTATGAATCTTTTTTGTATAATTCACCCTCACCTTACGCTTGGCCTAAAGTAAACTCCGTAGTATGCAGTGTAACATCTTCACAAGCTATATCTTGGTTAGGTGATAATACCACATATGGACAACTATACACAGCATCTCTATATGATCTAGAGAATTTAAATAATCTTGCGTATAGTATCCCACAATATTTAGCAGAAGATGAAAAGAATGCTGATTATCTAACATTTACCAACATGTTAGGACAACACTATGACAGCATTTGGATTTATATAAAAGCTATTAATGATATTCATAAAGCAGATAATAACCTAAATACAGGCGTATCCAAGGATATGGTATACAATGTATTGAAGTCTTATGGTATCAAGCTTTATAACAACAACTCAGGATTAAATCTAGAAGATTATCTTATAGGTAACCCTTCTACTATATATACAATAACAGGCTCTAGTTCAGTAACAAGTGGTGAAGATAGGACAAAAGAATTATACAAAAGAATATACCATAACTTACCCTACCTATTAAAATCAAAAGGTACTATAAGAGGGTTACAAAATCTAATAACGGTATATGGAATCCCAGATACAATCCTATCACCCATACAATATGGTGGTGCCGACAATACATCATCTGTACCAGACTATGTGTACGACAGATTTGCATATTCTCTACAAAATAATACAGGAAGTTATGTACAAGCAGTATGGGGACCTCTTACACAAAATTATATAAAATACGGTAAGGAGAATCTTGTACCAAATGCAATTGAGTTTAGGATTAAACCTCAAAAAGACACTAAACCAAGCAACGTATCTTTAATACAATGCTATAGTAGTGGCAGTTCTACAGTAGACTTTGGAGTTACATTAGACTATACATCTTCTGCAAGCATACCTTATGGTCTATTTACATTGAGGATGAGAGGTAACTCAGGAGGAGGTACAGCCTATTACTCGTCATCATTATCTGTACCAATGTATGCAACAGGCAGTGATGGAGAAACTGGTTTTTGGAATTTACGGTTAACTACAATAAGAGGAAGTATTGTAAGGCCTTTACCTTATAATTCATCAGAACAATTTGTATTAACTGTTCAAAACTGTATATCTGGAAGAATAGGGCACACTGCAACGGCAACTATTGATAATGCAAATCACAATAGCTCTGTTCTGTTGAATTCATGGGTAAACACAGGCACTATTACAACACCTAGATACCTGACTATAGGAGGACCTGGTTTAAAGAACTCTATATTTAGCTCATCATTCATAGGCTCAATACAAGACTTAAGATTATGGTCAGAACCATTATATGATATACCTTTTAACGTCCACACACTTAATAATGAGTCAATACAAGGTAACACAATAGACGGAGGTTATAATGATTTAGCTGCAAGATTTCCACTAGGAAACAACTTATTTACATATAACCATTACTACACACAATCTGTTACATCTGTTAATCCAGAATACAGATTACCCGATGCATCTGGCAGTTATTATTTACAAACACTTAGCTCATCTTATAGTTATGTACATTATGGAACAAGTAGCTATGGAAGTGTACCTATAAGTCAATCATACTTATATACATGTTCATACAATACGCTAAATTTCATAGGATACCCTAATCAAAATAATTATACACATGAGTATGAGTTAGTTTACACTAACATACCCCAAGCCGGTTATTACAGCCCTGTTACAGAAAAAGTTAGAGTATTTGATAATACCCCAGACAGTAATGTACTATCACCTTACTTAAGAATAGAACCTGAAGATACTTACCGTACAAGGGATATACATTTTACAGAGGTTAGTTTTTCTCCTCAAAATGAACTGAATAAGGATATAATAGCACAGTATGGAGACCTTGCAGATTTAGATCAATATATAGGAGATCCTACTTATCAAGGGCTTAGTTTTTACCCTGATGTAAAACTGTTGAATGAAGCATATCATCAGAAGTTCTTATCAAAATACGATTACAAAGACTTTGTAGGTCTAGTATCACAGATTGATAATACATTGTTTAAAATGATAGCTGATTTTACCCCAGCGCGTACAAATTTAAGTACAGGGGTGACTATCAAATCTACCATCCTTGAAAGGAATAAAGTACCTAGATACCAACCCAGCATGTCTGTAGTACAATACACAGCCTCATTAGGTGGATATACTATAGATGCAGGTTCATCCTTTTCTCAGTTCAATAAAGAAATAGAATTTATCACAGGAGATATTTCAGGATCTTTTGTAGATATACATGACAATTACGAAGCTCGTAACTTAAATAAATATTTACTATACAGTAGTAGTCTAAACCTAAACTCTTTTAAGCACAGTGATTTTAATGTTACTAACAATGATGTTTATGATAATAGGTTATCTAACATTTACAAAAAAGAAGATGTAAATAACCCACATTTATTAGAACCTATCCAACTTCAAGATAGTGAGTATAATCACAGTAGATGGTTTATTCCTAGGTACGTAGGCAGTAAAGTAAGTGTTCAAAAACTAAATGTTTATACTAAAGGTGATTTAGGTTATGGCACCACCCCTAGCATAAATAGATATGCCGGTAAGTTAGGGTATGTATTACAAGGAGGTGCAAATAACCTTAATTTCTATTTTAAGACCACTTTTAATATGAAGTATCTAGTTGACCCGTCAGGTTCACTAACTACCCTTACTAGTGCTAATTTAAACTTATTTGAAGTACAGAATACTTTTAAGTCTGGTAGACAAATTACCATAGACATATCAGACATACATAACCCTTCAAATCAGAAAAAGCTAAGTGGTATAAAAAACATATGGAAGGGTGGATTTTCCTATGACCCTATATTATATAGAGAAAACAACCAACAATTAGATTTTACTTTTGATGAGCCTATAAGCTCTTATGTAAGCTACTTTGGAGTTAAGGCTCATGATTCTAATGTGTATAACTACTTCTCTTCTAATGATGACTATGAGTGGCCAAGTATGCCACCAACGAATTTACCAGGAACAGGAGACCATCCCTACAGGTGGTATATAAATTGGCAAAATAGTCAAGCTACCCCCATATCAAATCTTGTTTGGAGTAACAATAATTGGAAGTACGCAGATTCGGGAATAAGTCAAATAGATTTAACAGTCCCAATAAGTAATCTTGATAACTTAGTATCAAACCCATTTGTATACTCATTTAATTTATTGAATTTTAATACTATTGATTCTAATACGGAAAACGCAGGAGTATATGATAAAGAGTACAATAATAACTACATATATAAAGTACCCAGAGCTGGTAGTTACTATGTAAGGGGTCAAATACCAATTTATTTTAGTATAAGTGATGAGATTAATAAGCATCACGCACACTACCATTTTGGGGGTAATAGAACTTTTAAGTTTTTTGGTCTAATAGAAAAATGTGTAAGTGGACAAGATCCTACAAACGAGGCTAATTGGGTTCTTGTATCTAATAAAGCATATACTAGAATAGGTACAATATCAGACGATCCTGCTATATTTTATAGGTCAACAAATTTCATAACCCCTGACAATCAATACAACTCTTTTTCATACGATGATGTAACACAATTCTATACTAAATTTATAGTAGATCCAATCACAGTCGACTTAGAACTGGGTGATTTAGTTAGGTTTCAATTCTACATGGTAGACTCCACTAGTATTTTTGGAACTAATGGACCTAGTTCTCGTTACTTCAATTTTCATGTAAATTCTAATAGTGATTCAGAAGCAACTAATACTATAGCCGAAACTCAAAAAGCATTTTTTCAAATATATGATGTATCAAGCCCGTACCAAATAGACATTTATACAGCAAGCTACAACCAATATCCACCTTTATTTACAGTAAATAATAATACACTAAGCTTTGATGCTACAGCTCAATCATTCTTTTACTCATCAAGCTTTACACCCACAAGTCCTACTAGTGAGGATTATACTCCGGTATTAGATAACTTAAGTATACAACCTTTTGATTTAATAAGAATTGGAGGATTTAAGCAAAAATTAGCACAATATTACACTGTTGTTACAGCTAGTGTAGTACCTGTGGCACCATTTACTATAAATGGAGGATTTTTTGCCCCTATCTATCAAACAGATCCACCTCAAAGCTTTTCATACCCTATAACAGGATATCATAGCCCTGATGCTTATTTTAAAGTAGGTAATACATTATCGTTTACATCCACCGACCCGTATGTAAATAAAGCTGGAAGTATAACTGTATACAAAACTGAAAGAATCGGTAACTACTATTATATATACTTCAATAACGATCTACTAAAGACCAGTACTATAGGTAATCCCCCTTATATACTTACCGTACCTGAAAGCTACCCAACTACCTTTACACCTAGTGGGCAAACTATAGTTACATTAGATAGACCTATCAGCGTAAGTAATGGACTAGTGGCCGACCAGAACTTTGCAATACTTAGACCTAAACCAGATGAAACTTCTGTGATTGTAGACTTTAAGAAGAATGATGGAGAAGTTTCAGCTACATTACTTATACCAGAAAATGCCAATGCAGATTTAATTAATGCTGAAGGCAGTATCTTTACAACCTTAAACCCATCTTTGAAATAACATGCAAGAATTATACTACGATACATCAGGGTCGTTACGTTTAGTCAAAGAAAATAGCACTGTACTGACTTGGGGAAACACTGAAATCACTAGTCTAGTAGTTTCGTCTAGCCTAAATCAAATATTAGCTCTAACTGGCAGTACGGTAGTGGCTAATTTCCCACTATCTAACACAAATATATATTACCCACCATTTCCTATACTTAATAACTCTTATACACCTCCAAGTACTAATATAAATAATTCTACTTCTTCTTACAGTACAATTGGTTATACCTTCAGTACATTAGGTAGCTTTACTCCAGCAGACATATCTGGAAGTTATTTCTCTATATTTGATGCTGCATCATATACATCTAGTGTAAGTATAACAGGTAGTAATGTAAATGGGCAGGTTAATGTGATATCTGGTAATACCTATGTAGTATCTGTAAATAACACACCTGTAAGTACACCTTATACAGCATCTTTATTTATACAAGATAATACACTTTCAAAATCCAGCCCTTATTATGTGTACACAGGCTCTGCTTTAAGCATTCAAATAACTGGCTCGTTTACACCTGTAGCTAATCATGTATACAGTGTTAATTTAAGTATATCAAATGATGTAATACCAGTAGATTACTGGTTTGATGTAACAAGCAGTTATACAGATTATCAGATTACACAAAGTGTATTCCTCATAACAGATATATCAAGCTCTGTAGCATTAGGAACAACAGGAGCATCTGGAAGGCATCATACAGGCTCTGGGATACTATCCAGCAATAACTTATACGAAGTTCAAATTTACAATGCTTCATTATCTTCATTTACTGGTTCTATTTCTATATACAACACAAGAGTTGGGCAGTATATGTATTCTCAATCTGCATTAACAGGAAGTGAACTGTATGGTTATCCCTCAATAGGATATATAGCACCTCAATCTGGTGACCACTACATAATAAGCGCAAGCTTTGGACAAACACCGTAAAAACTTTTATTGATATTTATAACATATAAAACATAAACATGGCTTATCTTTCAAATTCAACAGTTACAATTGATGCTATCCTTACAAAAAAGGGAAGACAGTATCTATCTCAAGGAAATTTTGACATATCTCAATTTGCATGTGCAGATGATGATGTAGACTATACACTTTATAACACCAGCCACCCTTCAGGTTCTGCTTTTTACGGAGAGGCTATAGAGAATTTACCTATTCTAGAAGCATTCCCTGATGATACACAATGTATGAAGTATAAGTTAGTTACCTTACCTCAAGGTACATCTTCGTTACCAGTTATATCTGTAGGTTATGCAAATATTACACTTCAACAAGGTGCTACTATATCTATTACACCACAGACTTTAAATTACCTAGGATCGTCTACTACATATGAGCCTGATGGGTATATTGTAACTGTAGGAGATGGTAGAACATTATCTACCTTCACAGGATTAGGTATTGATACTTCAACTATAAATAAGTCAAATATTACCACAATCCAAACTACAAATATTAGTCAAAGCCAAATAGGTACTTCATTTACCTTAGTAGGTACTACAATCAATACTTTGTTTGGTACTACGAATACTTCGCTATACACCCAATTGTATATAGTAGGAAGAAATAGTGGAGCTTCTATTAGAATACCTTTAACAATTACTAAAAAACCTTAATAATTACAAATGTCATACATACCTTTTCAATCAAGTGATTCTATAATTGTTCAAGAATCTATAGTATCTCCTCTATGGGCTAATCAAACCTATACATTAACAAGTGGGTCAATGTATACATCTTCAGCACAAGCTACATCTGGACAAGGTACCTCTTATCTGAATGTATATAATGTACCTGCATCACAGAGTAATTCTGTACTTCAGTATTCAATAGCTTACGGGCATATAAGTGGAAGTGGTTCTGCACCTTACAATAGCTTTGTACCAGGTAGTACACCAAGTAGAGATATTTATGGTCAGTACTCAAGTTTGATTTATGGAGAAGCCGGCGGATTAGATCCCTTTACATTCGGAGGTAGTAACAATACTTCCAGAGATATTTTAGTATTATCTGTATCTAGAATACAGTATAAAGAGGCTTTACAACCTGGGTCATTGAATTTAAGTTTAACTGGACCTAGTGGTTCAATAAGTCTTACTGATAACAGTAATGATGTAACTATTCAATCTTATATAGGTAGTAATGAAGTGTTCCAGATAATCAGTGGTTCAAATGGCACTTCTTGGAACGGGTCTGATGTACAAACTGCAAGTGGATCCTATGGATTATTCTTCCCTAACATCAGTACAATCATACTTAACCCAAGAGCTCTTAGCTTACCGTCTGGAAGTGGTGGAATAGGATTAGTGATGGACGAAACTAATAGCTTATCTTATAGCAGCTCTTACAGTACAAATACATCTACTTTATATTCAAGTATTAAAAATGGTAATTCATTCTCATTAAATAGTTTGGAAACCATAACTTCAAGATATTTCAATGTAAAGGTTAACTTCACTGATTTTAATTATACTACTAACCCATCTATCATAGATAGTAAAGGTAATATAATTTACACAAGTTTAGTTAATAACCCTGAAACGTTTGTTACCGCAATAGGCTTGTATAATATGCAAAATGAATTGATGGCTGTAGCTAAATTAAGTACACCACTTAAGAAGAACTTTACACAAACATTAAATTTACGCGTAAAAATACAATCTTAATTTGTCGGCTTTTAAAAACATAACTAATTCTGATGTAGCACTTATACCCTATGTTGCTAGTAAACAGTATCAAGTAGATATTACTGATCCTAATGTATACCATAGGATATGCTATGATACCCCCTCTATACCAGCATCTTATAATAGCTATGATTTATATAATGTTATTAAAAGAGGTTATTATCCTAATTTCATATCTGGGAGTTTAGAGGGAGTGCCTCAAAGACTTTTATCAAATAATTATATCTCAGCTTCTTATGACCAACCTTCTTCCTCTTATGTAGATTACCGCGATATAAGTTACGATGTATCTTATATATCTAGCAGTATACAGGTAGTATCCATACCCCAATCATACTATGGAGAAGGTATAAAACCAGGATCTGTATTTTTCACTATCCAACAATATAACTCTGGAACTATAGGTTATGATGGTAATGACGACAAGCATGGCAATTTAATTATATTTGACAGCTATTTGAATAAAAGCGTCTACATAGGTAATATATTTTATAGCCAAGGGTTAGTAGTAATAACAGATTCAAATTATTTTTTTGAAGAAGTAGACTTTGGAGGAGATTTTTCAATATCTTTTTTAAATACATTAACCATATATGAGCAAACCTTCAGGCTTAAAATAAAACAACATGAATTCAATTATTCATACAACCCAACTCTGCTTGTTTCGGGCAGCAGCAGTCAGCTACAACCTTTTAGTACAACTGGCAGCTTTCAACCCTATATTACTTCAGTAGGTTTGTACAACAGTAACAGTGAACTAATGGCCATAGCTAAACTAGGGCAACCATTACCAATGTCAGCTAACACCGACTATAACATTAACATAAAACTAGATTGGTAATGTGGAAATATAAAGATAAAAATATTGAATCAGTAGAGGATATTCCTAAAGATTCTTTCGGGTTTATCTACAAGATAACGCATATTACATCTGGTAAATTTTACATTGGTAAGAAGCAACTCTTCAGTGAGCGTAATATCAAACTAGGTAAGAAAGAGCTTAAAGAACAAGCTGAGTTAAAAAAACCAGGACGTAAACCTACCAAGAAGCTGGTGATAAAAGAATCCGACTGGAAGGGATATTGGGGTAGTAATGATGATTTACTTCTTGACATAAAGACCTACGGTGAAAAGAACTTCACTAAGGAGATTTTGATGTTTACCTTCAACAAAAAACAGAACACCTATTATGAAATCAAATATCAATTCTTGTATAATGTCCTAGAATCAGACAACTGTTACAATTCAAACATCAATTCAACATTCTTCAAAAAAGATCTCCAATAGAATATGCAAGACCTATTCAAAGATTTAATAAAAAATATTCTAGCTGAGAAGGCTACACCAATAAATGAATTGGATGAGAATTTATTAAATCTTTTACCTCTCATAAAGCAAGTACTTGAAGAAAAGAAAGCTGACAGATGCCTCCGCATAGCTCGTGAGAAGTATAATAAACCTTCCGCTTATAGGTCTGGTGCCATAGTTAGATGTAGAAAAGGTGATATTTGGAGTGATTTAAAAGAAGTGGAAACACTTCATAAATGGTTCAACAGGAAAGGCGCAGCAGGTAAATCTAAAGGATGGGTTGACTGCAATACTTGCAAAAACGTAAATGGAAAAGTGAAGTGTAAAGCTTGTGGTAGAGGAGAAGGAGAGAAAAGGTCTAAATATCCTTCTTGTAGACCTACACCGTCAGCATGTAAACAACCCGGAAAAGGAGAGACCTGGGGAAAAATAAAATAAAATGAAAGACTTATTTAATAAAATATTGCTAGAAGTACTTAATAACTCAAAACAAGAGTTAATAGATGAGATAAATGAAAAGTACAATAATCTTATTGAGAAAGGTCAAAAGCATAGTAATTTTGTATTTTTAATGCCTGATGAAATAGAAAGGTATGACCCTTATATCCCTCATTGTGCACCTAATAAATGTGAAACAAACGCTTTCAAGTTTATTAAATATGAATATGAAGTTCATGACATAGAACACTACTATCCTGTAGGAGGGTATGGTTTTGCAAATCTAAGTCTAACTCCAATAGTGCATTGGTGGGTATATGATAAAAAGAACAACAAGCATTTAGAAATAACTCCTATGTTAGGGGGAGGTTTTAAATGCTATGCTGGAGGTATAAATTATGATATCAACGATAAGATATATAAAGCAGAAAAATACCATGATGTAAATTTCTTTAGGTACGGAACCCCAGAAAGTATGTATTTCAAATAATTTTTTGGTAAATTAAATTTAGGTGCTATATTTGCATTCTAAATATGAAGTTATGAAAGACATTTTTGGTAATAAAAAGCCTGTACAATTAGAGGTAGAAGAATGGTGGTTTAATGGACAGTTAATCCAAAAGCAAGACCACCCTATGTTACCTAAGTACATCACTAGAGAATGTAAGGCACTAGGTTATACAGTACCACACAACACGTTTAAACAAGCTAAACAGTATTGTTTAGATAATCCAGTACCTACCCCAGATATCACACCAAAAGATTTTGGGTATTAAATAATAAGTTTATGAAGAAATACTATAAAATAGTAGAAAAAGACGGCACCAACATTAAGTTCCTATTTCATGGTATAAACGGAACAAGAGTTATACCTACCAATACGTGGTGTAAAGCAGTGATAAAAGAAAATGTAAGAGATGGATTAGGTTCATCATATACTTCAGGCATACACATTATAGATGGTCTTGATAATGCAATAGAGTATTTGAAAAGATTTAGAAAGACAAATAGAGTCATTGTAGAATGTCAAGCCAGAGGCTTACGTCCTAAGCATAAAAGTAAGTCTTACGTATTACTGGCAGATGAAATATTAATAGAAAATTTTTAATTTATGGAAAAAGAATTCATCCCTTACGAGGAAGCATTGGTAATGAAAGAGTTAGGTTTTGATGAACCTTGTTTTGGTTGGTATATGGATAATATTGATATGGAAGTTTTTATTGAACATATTAAAAGACAACCATGTGCAGACCATGAAACAGATTGTTTGGCACCTATTTACCAACAAGCTTTTAGGTGGTTTCGTAAAAACTACAATTTATTTCATGAAATAACTTTAGATACATACTCAGAACCTAATAGATTATATGTGGAAATTAGAAAATTAGATAATAGTCACACATTTGTATCTAAGGATTTTAGACTAAGTCATATTGATAATGATAAATATGAAGAAGCTGAGTTAAATTGTTTAAGAAGATTAATTGAAATAGTAAAACAGTAAATTATGAGATATCAAAGAGGTAGTGAAAAATTAGTAGAATGGGTTCCTGTATATCGTAAAGTACAAAATGAAGAATTTACTTGGAGTCAAATAAAAGGGTTAGATTTTCAAGATGATGACAGAGTTCGTATAGAATTTGAAGAAGGTAATGACTATGACGACTCTTACTATTCTCGTATAATATTTGAAGTGACAAGAGAAGAAATTGAATCTGACGAAGACTATACAGAGAGGCAAATTTGGTGTGCAAAGCAAAGGGAGGAAGATAAGAAAGATAGATACCAAAGGTACCTAAAACTTAAAGCTGAATTTGAACCTAATGAGTAATCTAATACCCTTCATAGATTCAGTTTTAGGTCAAGGAATTAAATCATCCGGCACCAACCGTAAGTATTTATGCCCCTTCTCAGGATGTGCTAATAGGCCTTCTAAGCTATCTGGCCAACATAAGCTTGAGGTAGATATGGAGACTATCATTGAAGATGGTAAACCTGTTAACATATACCATTGCTGGTCCTGTGGAGAGAAAGGTAAATCTATATACAACCTCCTAAAGAAAATAGGGGCTCATGAAAAGAAGTTTGTAGAGTTGAAAGAGATACTAAAATACTCTGAAAATTCAACTTACAAACCTAAAGAAATAAAAGAAGTATTCCACGGTCAATTACCACATGAGTTTAAGTCTCTAAAAGGACCTATTCCTAAAAAAGACCTAAAGTTAAGACATGCAAAAGCTTACATAAAGAAAAGGGGATTAAAAGAAGACGATGTTATTAAGTGGAATATAGGTTATTGTGATGGAGGTAAGTATAGTAATAGAATTTTAATACCCTCTTATGACCACAGCATGAAGGTAAATTGGCTGGTAGGTAGAACACTAGTTGATGATACATTTAAGAAATACGAGCAACCAGACTCTTCAAAAGATATAATAGCATTTGAATCAATGATAAATTGGTCAAAGCCAATTATCCTGTGTGAAGGTGTTTTTGATATGTTTACCATAAAGCGTAACTGTATACCTTTACTAGGAAAAACCATTCAACCGGAGTTAATGAAAAAATTATTAACCTGTGAATCGAAAAAGGTATATCTTTGCTTAGATTCTGATGCTTTGAAAGAATCAATAAGTAATTGTGAATTGCTAATGCAAATGGGTAAAACTGTTTATATGGTAGAATTAAATGACAAAGATCCAGGGTCAATGACGTTTGAGGATTTTACAGAGTTGATTCAACATGTAACACCCCTTACAACAGGTAAGTTAATGAAGTTAAAAATAAATAAGATATGAATGTAATCATCAACGAGTTTAAAAAGAATGAAAAAGGTAAACGCAAAATTGTTTACTATAACCTAGAGAGAAGGTGTGCCTATACACTTAAATTCGGTGTATGGACAGGTGTACCACCTTTAGATTGCAAAGAAGTCAAACAAAGGTTTGATACTGTAAAGGTAGCCTCTATGATAAAAGAAGAGCTAGCTTATTACTCAACTAAACTGAAAAGATACAATGAAATAATATCAAGAGATACAGCTACAATCGATGATAAGAATGAATATACACGTATAGTAAAAACGCTTCATTACTTAAACAATTGGACATTATGATTATGCTACCAGAGAAATTTGCAATATATTCCAGTGAGAATAAAGATCCTAGATTGAGGGAATATATAGATTGGATAAGAAAAGAAAATCAATTTTTTAAAATGAAAGAAGAAAAAGAATTTATTCCTGTAGTGGGAAAAGAGTATTATTTTGCTGATATTGAAAGTAAATATAATTACAATAAAAGCATATTTTTAGGAAAATCTTTGGATGGGCTTTATATAGCTCAATATAATGAACGTAGTTCTGTTAATACTTGGAAATACTGTTTTCCTATTCCAGAAGAAGAAACACTAGAACTAACATTAGAAGAAATAGCAGAAAAGTTTAATGTTGATGTAAATAATTTAAAAATAAAGAAATGATAAATGGAGATGATTCAATTACAGGTTTTGCAAGAACCGGAGGGGTTTACCATAAAGGCTTAACTAAGCGTGAAGAATTTGCAAAAAATGCAATGGTTGGGTTATTATCTAATCAATTTATGATTGATGATGATTCTGATACTAGTATTGAATGGCTTGTTAAAACATCTGTACGAATTAGTGATGTCCTTATTCAAGAATTAAATAAAAATAAACAATTATGAGTACAAAATTAAAGTTCGAGTTAGACAAAGTAAAAGTGAACTCAAACGCATTGGCAATATCTGATAGCTCTGCCAAGGCAATGGCTCAAAAAGTATTTGAAGATGTTACCGATGGTAAAATATCTGCCATAACAGCTATGGAAGCTTTTGCACTGATGGGTAAAGTACACACAGAGTTGAAGGATATGATAGATGAAAGTGGGAAAGTAACCATGAATGACTTAATCCGAGAAGAGATAAAAATAAATCTTAATGGTAACAAGGAGTACGTAACACCTAAAGGCACCAAGTTCAAACTAGCTGAGACAGGTACTAAGTACGATTACTCATCTTGTGGAGATCCTATATACACAAGCCTTGTAGAAAAGAAAGATAAGGTATCTTCTGAACTTAAAAAGAGAGAAGAGTTCTTAAAATCAATCAGTGATTTCATTGTAATGAGTATACCCGACCCTGAAACAGGGGAGTTATTAGAAAATATTACAATAACAGCTCCAAGCAAAACAAGTAACTCTTCTTATACAGTAACTCTTCTTAAGGGATAAGGTGATATTTATTCTATATGACAGATTTAACTAAGACATGCTACCTACCTGGCTACTTCTGCCCACCTACTGAAAAAGACCTACAACTAGCCTATTGGTTAGCTAGGAAAACATCAGAAGTGAGAGAAGTAGTTATTGTTATAGGTCAAGAAGAGTCATCACAAATACCTGCAAAGGTTAATCAAGATATATTTGACATTTATCTAAGAGAGACAGGTGGTGATATTGTAAAAACAGTAGTATCTACAGAAGACAGCCCTCGACACTACATATATAAATTAGTTGAAGATAGTATCGAGGAACCATTTATACTAGCGATACCAGAAAAAGTTGCTAAGAGTATTGAATTTACAAAGAAATTCAGAAGATTTAAGAACCACGAAATAATTATCATACCTGAGTATGACTACTCAATTAGGCAAGATATGATTGATGCTGTTCGTGAAAATAACATGAAAGATTTTATGTCTTTTATTACACCAGAATTAAATAAGTTTTCTGTTAAAAAGATATTTGACATGTTAAAGGAGTCAATAGGTGGTGAAGACAATAGTGTCATAGATACAAAAAATCTTCAAGAACTTTATAAAAAATTTGGAGTAAAATAGATATGGGGGATAATAAATTGTTAAAAGAATTTACCAGAAAAGACGTAACGCGCCTTAGAAACATCTATTCAGGTAAAGCTGACGAAGCATCTGGTATTCAAGCCGGATACGAAAAGAAGATAACTGAGTATAAGGAAGGTGACGTTTGGATGGAGAACGGAAAGGAATGGACTATAAAAGATGGTATCAGGCAGACAAACACAAAGCTTACTGCAATTAAGAAAATATTATCAGTACCATTCTCATGCCCTAAGTGCAAGACTAAAATGAAAGATAAGCTAGATCCTAAATTCTACAACTTATTTGGTCATTGTTTCTCTTGTCAACAATCTTTTGAAACTCAATTGAAAATAGAAGGTAAGTATGAAGATTATGCTCAGTCAATCATGACTGCTAATGCACTAACCTTTACTAAAGATGCAAGAGTACTTTTATCTGAATTAGCTAAAGTAGACAGAGGTATATATACAGAGACAGGTGAGAGACAAAACTGGTCTGGTCCTGCTGTAAATAAAAAAATGCTTGAACAAGCTGAAAAAGAGATAACAGAAATTGAAAATAGAATCAATGAAACTAAGTAGTATTATACTAGAAGGTAAGATAGAGTACCTACCTGACTATAAAGAATATCAAAATAAAGATCATTGACTCCAGTCATAGAATGAATTTTGAAAAGTAAATCTTGTCATATTACTTTCTGTTATATTTATATTACAAATAATCTTAAATCATAAGAGGCATAATGCTTAAATCAATTAGATATGAACTTAATCCTACAAGGAGTCAATTACAAGGTCTCAACCAGACCTTTGGTAATTGTAGATTTATATATAATTGGGCTTTGGATAAAAAGATTAAAGCATACTCAACTGATAAAACTACTTTAAGTGGTTTTGATTTAATGAAGGAAATAACTCAACTAAAGAAAGAAGATAGTTATAATTGGCTAAATCTATCTGGAGCAACTCAATTACAACAGTCAATTTTAAATTTAGATACTGCTTTCACTAATTTCTTTAAAGCTAAGAAAGACGGGTCTATTGAAAAGAAAAAGAAATCTTATATCAGTAATAGGTTGAAAAAAGGTCTACCCATCAATCAGGATAAATTAGATAATATTGGTAAACCTAAGTTTAAAAGTAAACATGATAAACAATCTTTTAGGATTCCTCAAGATGTTAAAATAAATTATGAAAATTACAAATTTTATATTCCTAAAGTAGGTTGGGTTAAATTCTATAAAGATAGACAAATAGATGGAGTTATTAAGTTTGCAACAATAACTAAAACATCTACGGGTAGGATATTCATATCTGTTACTTATGAAACACAAGAAGTAAGAAAAACAGGAATAGGGGTTGTAGGTGTTGATCTAGGAATAAAAGATTTAACCATAACGTCAGACGGAGAGGTGTTTGAAAATCAAAAACACCTCAAGTCTAATTTGGCTAAATTAAGAGTAGAACAAAGGAAATTACAAAGGAAGTATAAGAAAGGTTCAAAGGAACAATCTAAGAATTATTACAAACAAAAGTTAGTGGTATCTAAGTTATATGAAAAAATAACCTTCCAACGGAAGGATTATCTTCACAAGATAACTACCTATTTAGCTTCAACTTATGAAACTGTTTGTATTGAGGATTTGAATGTATCAGGGATGTTAAAGAATAAAAACTTATCTTTAGCTATCTCCGATATGGGTTGGGGAACATTCCGTTCCTTCTTAGAATACAAAGTGAAAGACTTAAGGGTCATAGGAAGATTTGAATCAAGTAGTAAGACTTGCAGTGTTTGTGGTACTATTAATAAAGAATTAAAATTAAGTGATAGAAAGTGGACTTGCAGCAATGGGCATGTCCTAGACAGGGACATTAATGCTGCAATCAACATTAAAAATTTTGGGTTGAGGGCATCGACCTTTGACGTTAAAGTAGAACATTAGTTCATGCTTTGTCAAGAAGTCTCATTTTGAGATTATGTCAGCGAACCCCAAAGGTATTTATGTAACTGGTGGGTAAGAAATAACAAATAAAAATAAATAAAAACCATGAAAGAAACAGATCAAATAGCTAGTAACTTTAAGAATAAGTTTTTAAATGAATGTGCATGTGAAGATGTAAAGACAGTACAAGAATCATTTTATACAATAACCAGAGAAGGCAAGTTGTCTGACATATCTAATATCTCATTAGAAGAGGCTCTTGACAATTTAAATAGTGATACAACTATTATTACGTCCAAAGATTTACAAGACCTATATAAGGCTAAAATGGACACTGTAGGTGATTTTACACCAGAGAAAGATCCTCAAGAATTACACATGGTTCAAGGACAACTAGACACTATATGTGAAGATGTAGAATTTATTAAAATGCAAGTGATGGAAGGTCATAACTGGCCGGCTTGGGCATTTGAGCATTTATCTGTTGCATGTGATAATATTTCAGAAGTAACTCAATTCTTTAAAGCAGAGCCAGACCCTGTAGAAGATGATAGTGAAGAGTTAGATTTAACAGATATGACAGAAGGTAAACCATCAGCAGGTTTATCTAAGAAACAAAAGTCTGCGATTGTAAAGAAAGCTAAGAGGGGTGAAGATATAGGTAAAAAAGGTAAGTCGTTTGAGAAAATTGCTAAGAAAGCAGGTGGTGGCGAAAAGGGTGAGAGAATTGCTGCCGGGGTTCTTTGGAAAAATGCTAAGAGGAAGTAAATGATTTCATTCATCAGCTTAATATTAGAATCTTTTGATGTATATACCCTTCCAGAGATGGATAGTAAAGGTATGCAGTATGAAATAAAAGAAGAAAATAGGGCTAATTTTGAAGTTTCATTTGAAGTAAAGGGTAAGAAATATTTTGTAGAAGCTAAGAAAAATAGAGGTAGTGTACTAGGAACTCATGCTACCTTGTTTGGGGACTATGGGGATAATGGTGTAAAAAATGTGTCAAAATTGACTAATCAAGGAATACCTTTAGCTGTATGCACTAGGGTATTTTCCCTTCTTAAGTATTATTTAGATAAGTATAAAATAGAATCAATAAGTTATTTAACAGCACCAGATCGTACAGATTCAAAAGACCCTACAAAACAAACTAGAAAAACAATTTATGATCAGTATTTTGAAAAGAATTTTCCAGAGTATGAAAAAGAAGATTCTGTTGATAGTAAAGAACCAGACACCACAGTAACAGTATGGCATCGAAAATAATAGAACAAAATAAAAAGATAGCTGATTTCCTAGGACTCCATTATATACCTTGGAATAGCACTGAGTGTGAATATCCTGGATGGCATTATAAAGACTTACCATACTATTCCTCTGCTCTTATGCTGTATTGTAGGTATCATAGGGAGTTAAATTTTCATTGTAGTGTAGACAGACAAGATATATTTTTTAGGTATTTAGCAAGCAATAATGTAAGCTTCAATATAGCTTTTAATTCAGGAGAGTATACCTTCAGCTATAAAGATAAGAGTTTTACAAGCAGCCATTTACCTAGTGCTATTTACCAAGCTATTTTAAATGAATTTAATCTATGTTAAATAAATTATTAATCGAAGTCAAGGAAGGTACAATCCTATCCGAAGGGCTTCAATATCACGTCACAAATCAAATACCCTTAAATGAAAACATTTATCGCCCGGACTCTAATAACTTTTATTCTTTATTTCGTGAGGCTCGAAAACTTCTTCAAGAAGGTAAAATCGAAAATATTGACCCGTTAGACAGAGAGTTATTAGAGACAGACTTAGGAGAGTTCGGAGAGTATAACGGTATAAGAGTACCTTTAGACTATCCATTAACTGAGGAATATCTTTTAAAAGAAGCAGAATATCATGGTAAGAAAGTACAATTAGGAAAGCCTAAAAGAAGCTCAGGACCTAAGAAGTATATGGTATTTGTTAAAGATCCTAAAACAGGTAATATTAAAAAAGTTAACTTCGGAGATGTAAAAGGAGGCTTATCAGCTAAGATACATGACCCCAAAGCTAGAAAGGCATTTTCAGATAGAATGAATTGTCCAGCTAAAAAAGATAAAACTACACCAGGGTGGTGGGCGTGCAACCTCCCAAAATACGGGAGGCTTTTAGGGCTTTCCCAGAACACAAATTCGTACTGGTAATAATTCGTCATAAAAATAAAACAAAATAGTCATACTCCCTTGTAGTCTCTGTATTACAAGTTTACCCCTTCTGGGGGCTTTTTTTTGTTTATATGCTATATTTATAGTATATTTGTAGCATGAATTTACCATTTACAGAAATAAACCATAACGGATACGTTACAAGAGGATTTGACGAAAATACCCCTGAAGAGGAGTTCGTTTGGCATCGGGACAGAGAAGATAGAATAGTAGAACCTATACACAAAACTGATTGGAAACTTCAACTTGAAGATGAGTTGCCATCCATTATTCAAAATCCGATATTTATTAAAAGGGAACTGTTCCACAGACTTATAAAAGGAACAGGCAATTTACAATTAAAAATAACTAAACTACACTAAAAGCTCATGGGATATCCTTTAATACTTTTACAAGCTTCTAATTCCTATACTCCAACAAGTTTAATCATAGCAGCACTTACGAGTGTAATTACAATTGGGGGAGTATTTATAAAAGAAGAAGTAGAAAAACACCTTAGTCGTAAAAAACAAAAACGTGAAGAGGATAAAAAGAACGGTGAGATAGATAAGTCGTTACAACATAATAACAGCATCCAAAATAAAATAAAAGAAGTTTTAATTCAACTACAAGGTTATACTGAATGTTCCAGAGCATGTCTATATGCCTACCACAACGGAACTAAAACTCATTTTGGATTTTCAATGAATTTTGTTTCAATGATTGAAGAAAAAACAGATGGTATTGTAGCTCCTCTATTAGATATATTCCAGAATATTCCAGCAGGGTATTACAGAACTATCCTAGACAAGGTAGATAAATCGCCTAATGGGTATGCTATTATAGACACTGATAATCTAGATGGTGACGATTTAAAGATGATGGAAAGGTACCAAATAGCCATGTCGTATGACTTTAAAGTAGGTGCTACGGTTTATGAAGGTGTTGTAAGTCTCGTATGGGTTAATAAAAAGCACATACTATCTGAAACTGAAATTAATCATATCAAAGAACTTGTAGATCAAATATATGATTTGCAAAAATCTATAGTTAAATTACCTAAAATCTAAATAAATTGCCAGATTTTGTATTTGAAAATTTCCGTAAGTATATAGCGGAAGCCGAAATAGCATCACAAGAAGCAGAACAATCTGATATGGACAAAGTCCTTTTAAGATATCCTAAACTTCGTTATACCTTGATTAAAGTTCTTACGTCTCAAAAAGACCCAGGACCAATTGCAGACAAAGAGATAAAGGATATAGTTACAGATATAAAAGCAATCTGCTATAGACCTACTACATTTAAGATTGTATTTAAGAATTCAAATTATATGGATTTAAAATACGACCCTACACCAAGTATGGTTAAGAATCCTCAAGAGTATACTCCATCTGATTATTTCAGAGTGACAGTATTAGGAAAAGATTATGATTTAGGTTTAAACTCAGATTACGAGCAAGCTCTAGATCAAATAGCAATTGCAATGAGCCATAACCCTATTGATACAAAAAATCCAGATTTACAAGACCAAGCTACAGAAAATGGCGAGGCACCTGAAGAACCACAAGGACCTAAACCTAAAGAAGAACCTGAACCAGAAAGCTAATGAAAGATTTATACGGACAATTATTACTAAGCCTATTAGAAGTCACAGAGTATAAAATAGAATTAAAGAATGGAAAGACTATGACTAAAGTTCTATCTGATTCTGATTATAGAAATATCAAAAATTCTATAGGTACTCCAAAGGGTATAGTTAAATCAATAACTCCTGTAGGTAAAGTAGAGTATTTTGATGACGAAGGGGAATTTGAAAAAAAAGAAAAGGCTTTAATAAAAGATCGTGAGAAAAAAGTTGAAGATTATTATAAAAAATTTGACCCTAATTTTAAATTAAATTCTTCAGCAGAGGAGGAGTATGAAAAGCTATATCCAGGAGATGGTAGTGTAAATAAACATCTACTAAACAATTATAAAATAACACCATATGAATTAGATTTTTGTATAATAGCAGAGTTAAAAAATATTATAAAATATAAAAATCAAAATATAAATTTATCTCAGATTAGGTGCATAACTAACGACAAAGATTATAAAATAAACGAAGTACCAAAAGAATTACAAGATAGAGGTGTTAAAATTTACCCATCTGAATTTAGCTCTATTATAGAATACATTAAAAAGATTAGACATGACCTTGAAGTTATTTTAAAGGTAAATAGTGTTTTTGATAAATGTATAATTGCAGGAGCAAAAGAAGGTATACCAAAACCTTTAAATATAGATAAAAAAGATGTTCAAACATATTTAAGATATTATGAAATGAAAGATGTAAATACAATTGGTAAAGAACCTTTATATAACTTTTTCTTAGATTATTTAAAATCAAACTTAAAATAATGGACTTATTTAAAAAAGTATTACGTAGTGTAATATTAAAAGAAGATCAATCTTTAGATCACCAGAAGCATCTAGAAAAAACAAAAGAAGTAACATCAGGCTCTACTACACCAGATGCAAAAGTAATGGATTCAAAATCTATTCCTATAGAACTTAAGAAATGGGTTTCAGAAGTGTCATCAGGTAAACGCCCTAGCAAATATAACATTATGACTGATATAACTTCAGTTAAATATGATGATTATTTAAACTCTCTTACAAAAGAGATTTCTCAATTTTTCACTTTTAATGTAGATGCTAATGGCAATATGATTGGAGTAAAAAAGATAGGAGATGAGGTTGAAAGAGATGGTAGTCAAATACAATATACAGGTAATCAGCAAACATCAGGCAGCCAACATACAGGAGGTAGAGCACCTATACCTAAAAACTCTTTTTTAGCCGTTGTTCAAATATATCAAGGTAAGTATGTATCAGTGTACATTTACGCAAATATGACATAACCATGACCCCTTCCCAACTCCAATCACTTAAACAACATATAAAAGGACTTGTCCTATATTTTAAAGAACAGGGATTTGATTTAAAACCTTATCCTAAAATTACGTTTTCAAAAGATAATAACTCTGATGACATCCTAGATAAAACAGGATATTACAATCCAGACGAAAACGCTGTTGTTATATATATTAATGGTAGATCACCTAAAGATTGTTTAAGAACCTGTTCACACGAGTTTATACATGTACTGCAAGGCCACAGAGGAGATTTAGACCAAGATAAGATAGGCCCTGTTTCAGATGATTACACACAAGGTTCAGAGCACCTAAAGGAAATGGAAGATGAGGCCTACCTATTAGGTAATACATTAATGAGAGGGTATACTGAGAAGCTAAAATCTTCTCTATAATTTTCACTATAATTTTCGTGATATTTATTATTATAGGGGTAACCTAAAATTAAATAGATATTACATGGATTTCATTAAGAAAAATTTTATAAGTGTTGTAGTTTTAATATTACTAGTATTAATTTTATTACAACGTTGTGGTGACCATAAGGTTGAAAGTACTAAACCTACCATAACAGTTATTAGAGATACTCAATGGTATACCCATAGGGACACAATACCGATTTCATCTCCAATTCCTATAAAAACCATTCCTTATATCCTCAAAACTAAGGATACCTTTTTCATTCCAGATACAAATTACGTAAAGCTCAGAAGTCAATTTGACTCTCTTAGAGATATGTTTTTAGCTGAGAATATATACAAGCAATCTATCAAGCAAGATAGCTCATCTGTAGATGTGACAGATACTGTATTCAAGAACAGAATACTAGGTTCTAAATACATCTTTAACCTTAAGTACCCTATCATAAAAGATTGTACCATAGTAAAAGAGCCTTACAAGCCTGTAAATCAATTGTATATAGGAGGTGCAATAGGGGGAGGTAAATTAAACTTAGTTAATTCTGTAGAGACAGGACTTATTTATAAAACAAAATCAGATAAACTATTCCAAGGAAAGGTTAACATAGACCTCAACGGAAACGTGACTTATGGGGTAGGTACATATTGGAAATTATCTTTGAAGAAATAGATGGTAAAAGGGTTAGATAATCAGTCAGAGTTTAAAAAATGTTCTAAATCATTTGAATATTTCCTACTTAATCACTGGAGGGTAATGACTTATTGTCACAGAATAGAGACTATCACCCCAAATAGGTACCAAATTCACATAGCAAGGCTTATATCTCAAGTAAAAGAGATACTTATAAATACAGCCAGACAAATGGGGATAACAACAATTCTAGTTGCCTACTCAGCTTGGCTGATAACATTTAAACCTAATCAGATTATTGTCGTAACCAGTATTTCAGATACAGTAGCAAAAGAGTTTTTAGATAAATTTCTATATTCGTATGGTAAATTACCAGTATATGATTTTATAGAACAACAAAAGCCCTTCTTTATAAGGTTTAAAAATGGTTCAGAGTTACATATAATAAGCCCTACTGCAAATGTACCCAATAATATTAAACTGGCAATTATAGATAATGCAGACTTCATATCTAATTTACTAAATATCCAAGAAAAGATGTTAAATAATCTTAATGAAGATGGGTGTCTTATTACTGCATCTACTATATTTCATGATTCTGAATTTTTAAAACAATGTGTAGATGCTAGAGATAATTATTCAGATGCAGAATATATAGAAATAAAAAGTGACATAACACAACGCAAAACAGGAAGATGGTTTGAAAAGAAAGTGATAAAAAATGGAAAATTAAAAGCAAAGGTAGAAACCTCTCCTCAATATTATATTGAAAATAATGAATTAAAACACATAAACAATTACGAGGATTAAGTGGGAAGACTAAAGATATACAAAACAGAGGAAGAAGCTAAAAATGCTAAGAACGCAGCTACTAAAAGGTGGTACGAGCGTAACAAAGAAGAAGTAGATAAAAAGGCACGAGAAAAATACCATAAAAGCAAAAATGGCAAAGGCAACTAGAAAAGTAAATACACCAGTGACGGAGACTCCCTCAGCAAGACCTGTCAACCTGAAGGAGATAGCTTTATCAGAGTATAAAAAATGTTTAGAATCCCCTGAATATTTCATACTTACCTATGTATGGATACAAACTACAGTCGGGGGTAGAAGTAAATTCAAGCTGTATCCTTTCCAAAGAAAGCTTCTTTACTTATTACACACCCGTGATAGGATTATTGTATTAAAGAGTCGGCAGCTAGGTATTACTACTTTATGTGCTGCATATGCATTATGGTTATTCTTGTTTAAAAATGACTCCTCTATACTATGTATGGCTCCCACTACCAATACGGCCAAGGCTGTAATGGATAAGTTTAAGTTTGCATATACAGAATTACCTAAATGGATGATTGAACTTTCTAACTCTGCCACCCAAGAAGAGAATCAAAAGAAGGTGGTAGGATTAAATGGCTCTAAGATTGAGGTTATATCTGGAGCAAAAAATTCACCAAGAGGTAAAACGGCATCTTTTCTTATCTATGATGAGTTTGCATTCGTAGAGGATGATTTAGAAAGCTACGCTGCTGCCCAACAAACATTAGCTACAGGGGGAAAGTGTATAGTCCTTTCGACTCCTTTTGGATCCGAGAACAAGTTCGCTGATTTGTACTCCGAAGCAGAGCTAGGTAATAATGAATATCTTCCAATTAAATTAGATTGGACAGTACACCCTGACAGAGACCAAGCTTGGAGAGATGCACAAGAAAAAGAATTAGGTAAAAGACTTGCAAGTCAAGAGTGTGATGGGCTTTTGATTTCATCTGGTAATACATATTTTGAATCGGAAGACTTAGATTGGGTAAAAGATAACTTAGAAGACCCTATACAATATAGAGAAAGAGATAACTCTTTTTGGATATGGAAATTTCCAGAAGAGGTAGTCAACTGTGCTGTTATTGTAGATACGGCTAGGGGTGATGGATTAGACTTTTCAACACTACAAGTAATAGACCTTCTTACAGGAGAGCAAGTAGCCGAATACATGGGAGATAGGGGACCTAAAGAACTGGCTCAATTTGCAGTATCAATATGTATAGAATATAACAGTGCCTTACTTATAGTGGAAAACACAGGTATAGGTAATACTACTTGCAGTTACGTAACTGATTTAGGTTATAAAAATGTATACAAGTCTTTAAAAGGTGATACAACTAATGTTAGCCAGTATTTGAATAAATACCAAGATGATGATAAGATGACTCCTGGATTTACTACATCTACAACTACAAGATTACCTATGCTTGATTCATTAAGGGTAGCAGTTGAAGAAAAAGCTATAAAGATAAGGTCAAAAAGACTTTACACTCAAATGAGATCTTTTATCTGGAAAGGCCCTAAACCAACAGCTAAATCAGGTTCTAATGATGACTTACTTATTCCACTTGCAATAGGTACATACCTAAGAGGTACAGCACTCATCTATGCAGCTAACAGTGAAGAAATGCAAAGAGCATGTCTAGGAGGTATCAGAATGGTAACCCCCAAACCTGTTTACAGTAATAGAAATATACAAAATACTCATTATATGATGCCTAATCCCGTAACAGGAGAGATGGAAGATTACAGTTGGGTATTAAATAGTTAATCACATTATATTTATAATCATGAGCAATAAAGCTTTATTTGCACAATTAAAACAAAAGTTTACCACTGACACTGTAATCAAAAGGGCAGGAGGTAAGTATTTAAAAGTATCCGATTTTAATGGAATACAAGCCTTTGGTAATCTTCAGCAAAATACACTAGCTAATAGATATACAAGATTATACTCAAATAATGCTTTAGTTCAACCTGGAATAGGTTATGGAATGCAAGCAACTAGAGCTCAATTATATATGGACTACGAAGCTATGGATTTAGATGCATTAGTAGGTCCTGCTTTAGATATATTATGTGAAGAGGCTACTCAGGTGAATGAAATGAATAATGAGGTATTATCTATAAGATCATCTTCTGAGAATATTCAAGACGAATTATACAACCTATTCTACAATGTTTTGAACATAGAATTCAATCTACCAATGTGGATAAGAGGAATGACAAAATTTGGAGATTTTTTTCTTCTATTACGTTTATCTGACCAGTTTGGAGTATATGGAGCCAGACCCTTATCTGTTTATGAAATAACCAGAGAAGAAGGGTTAGATGCTAATAACGGAGATTACATTAGATTTATACAAGACCCAGGAGCTATTACAGGTGGTGTAAGTTCTATAGGTCAATCAAGGAACCATAGAGTATATGAAAACTATGAAGTAGCTCATTTTAGATTAATAAAAGATGCTAGTTTCCTTCCTTATGGAAAATGTTTAAAAGGTAATTCTTATATAGAAACTGAGTTTGGAGTAAAAACTATTGATAAAATAGAAGAAGGAGATAAAGTCTGGTCTTATAATGTAGATAGTGATAGTTATGAGTTAACTACAGTATTAAAGCAAATATGTTCAGGGGAGAAAGAAATATTTAAAGTGTCTACTAAAAACAATTTTATAGAAGGTAGTGCAGAACACCCTGTACTTGTATTTTCAGAAGGAGAATTGAAATATAAGCAAATCCAAGATCTTAGTATAAAAGATTTATTAGCTATTACGGATTATCAATTTAAACAAGTTAATCCTGACAGTAAGTTAAATAAAGATGTATCTAAAGAGAATAAGAAAAATGGTTGGCAAAAAGGATTGGAGTTTATTCCAGAAGTATATGAAGAAGATTTTGCAAGATTATTTGGATTTTTATTAGGAGATGGTTGGACTTCAAAAGCATGTGTTGCTTTTGCACAAGGGGTACATGATGATAATAATCAAAAATATAAAGATTTACTACAAAAGTATTCTGGTAAAGTTTGCGGAGAGCATAATAGGAAGATAACAAATACAAATATAGCTTCACAAGCTTATAGTCATTCTAAAGCTCTTAAAGTAGTGCTTATAAACAATGGGTTTGTAGGTAAAGCAAAAACTAAAAGATTTCCTTCTTGGATATACGAACAACCTGAAAATGTACAACTAGCTTTTATAGAAGGGTTAGTAGATGCAGACGGAGCTATATTTACTGATAGATGGAATTGTAATAGATATACAGTAGAATTAGCTAATAAAGAAATGTTAGGAGATTTAAAAGTTTTATTGCAAAGGTTAAAGATAAAATCAGGTAAAATACAAAAAAGAAAACCAAGGACTACTGTAGTATTTGGTGATAAAATTTATGATAAAAATGAGTCATACATTCTAACATTTTATACAGATGGTAAAAAGGTAGCTCAAGCTAAAAAACATAAACAAGAGGGTATTCAAAATGTCATTTTAGAGCCTATTGTAGCAATTGAGCAGTCTGGTAAGGATTTAACTTATGATATATACGTAGAGTCTGAAAATCACAATTTTATTGCTAATGGAATAATTGTACATAACTCTTACCTCGAAAACGGGCGTAAATTATTTAAGGCTTACACTATGATGGAGGATGCTGCGGTAACACATCGTGTAACTAAATCTGCTGAAAAAAGAATTTTTTATTACAATGTAGGAAATCTACCACCTAATGAGGTAGATGCAATGATGCAAAAACATATATCTAGTCAGAAGAGGAGTCCTTTATTTGATCATAAAACAGGTCAGTTTGATTACAAGTTTAATATAATGAACTTGATGGAAGATTTTCACATCCCTGTCAGAAATGGTGATAATCTTACCCGTATTGAAACAGCAAAAGGGCTGGAGTATACAGGTATGGATGATATGAATTATTTCATAAATAAAATGTTTTCTGCCCTTAAAATACCTAAGGCATACCTTAATTATTCAGATGAATTGAATGGTAAGTGCCTACATCCAGACACTAAAATACCTTTGCTTAATGGTACTGAAAAAACTATAAAGGAAATATCTGATTTATTTGAGACAGAAGAAAATGTTAATCTTTGGGTATATTCATATGACAAGGAGACTAATTCAATTATACCAGGTAAAGTAGTTAAAGCAGAAAAAACAAGACGTGATGCTAAACTAGTAAAGGTTACTCTAGATAATGGAGAAAGCTTAATAACAACCCCAGACCACGGTTTTGTCAGAAGAGGGGGAGAAAGAGTAGAAGCTCAAGAGTTGAAAGAAGGAGATTCTTTACAAGCAGTTTATAGGAAATTTGAAAAATTAAGAAATAATCAAAATGATTATGAACATGTTTACCAACCTAATTTAGATAAATGGGTTCTTACTCATAAAATGGTTGATGAGTACTTTAATGGTAAATTAGAGAAGAATGGATTTAATGATGAAGGTAAGTTTAAAAGAGATGATTTAGTTGTAGTGCATCATAAAGATTTTAATAGATATAATAATCAACCTGATAACCTACAGAGATGTACTTATAGGGAACATTCAGCTATACATGTAGCTAATGCTGAAAAAGGTATTTGGTCTGATAAATCAAAAGAGAAATCTAAAGCTACTAAGCAAGGAGAGGAGTATAGAAAGAAAGCTTCTGAAATAGGTAAAGTTAATATGGCAAAACAGTGTGAAAAAGATCCTGAATCAAAGAATAGATTAAGAAATGCTTGGTTATCTTTATCATTTGAAGAAAAGAGTAAAATTGCAATAGAAAAAGTAACTGAAAGTACAAGAGAAAAACTAAGAGCTACTGCAAATAGAACTTTAGAAAAGAGATTGCCTATAATGCAAGAAGCTCGGAGAAGGTGGGCAGAAGCTAATCCAGATTTTAATAGGGGTAGTAATAGTTATAGATGGATAGAAAGACCTTCAGTAGATTATATAAAGAGTTTTGTACAAAATTATGAAGGTGATAAATCTGAAATAAACGGGAGAGAAAAACTTGCTGAAAAATTAGGATTTGGTGAAAGGGTACTAAGAGAGATTCTTGCAAAGGAAGGTAGGGATATTGTTGAATTTTTAAATGAATATATTGGATTTATAAAAGGTAGGAAGTTAAATATTAACAAAGATGCCTTGATAGAAAAATTACAAGGATATGAATCAGTTGAGGATTTTTGTAAACAATATAATTTTAAAACTAAATCAGTAAGAATATTAGAAAAAATATTAGGTGAACCTTTAGCAAATCATGTATGTAAAACTTATAATCACAAGGTAGTATCAGTAGAGTTTTTAGATTATACTTCAGATACATATAATATGGAGGTTTATGATAAAAATGAAAATCATAACTTTCTTACAAGTGCTGGCGTTATAATAAAAAATTCCACGCTATCAGGTTTAAGTTTAAGTTGGTCTCGCCAGATTGAATATGTACAAAGAATGGCCATTGCACAGCTTCAAAAGATAGCTCAAGTGCACCTTACCCTACTTGGATATGAAGATTCAGATTTAGCTAATTTTGATATAACACTTGCTAGACCTTCTATACTTCATGAGCAAGAACGTATAGCATTATTGAAAGAAAAAGTAGACCTTGCCAACCAAATGCAAGAGAAAAATTTCATGTCAACTGATTGGGTATATGATAACATCTTCCAAATGAGTGAAGATCAAATAAACCGAGAAAGAGGTTTGATAGCTGAAGATGCTAAACGTAAATTTAGATACACTCAAATTGAACAAGAAGGTAATGACCCTTCTATATCCGGAGTATCTTACGGTACACCACATGATTTAGCATCTATTTATAAAAATAATGCATCTGGACCTGAAGATGTACCTAGTGGTTATGATGAAAAGAAGGTAGTAGGCAGACCTGTTACACATCATTCTATATACAATACAGATAAATCCCCTGAAGGAAGAGATCCTTTAGGTAAAAAAGATATGAAGGATACATATAAAAAGGATAGTCTAAAACCTAATCCCCGTAAAGGTATGTATAATGAAGGATTAAGTAGAAAAGACTTAGATAAAATAAGACCAGGCAAGAAGATTAAACTGTACGAAGAGGTAGAAACTAAAGAACTCTCTATACTAGATGAAAGAAATTTATCAGAGAGTGAATAATTGATATTTATTAAATATAGTTAAACTTATAAGCCTTGGCGAACAAACATAATAAATTGCGGAATACAGGTCTTCTATTTGAATTACTGGTTAGGCAATTCACAACAGACACACTTACTAAGAAAGAAGACTCTAGTTCAGTAGCAATATTGAAGGAGTACTTTAATAATACTGATATATTTAAAGAATACCAGATATACAATACAATAGCTAAAGCTAAGAATCTTTCAGATTCAAAAGCCGAAGTGTTATTAAGTGCATGTTTAGAATCCTACAAGAAGTTACCTAAAGATAGATTAAAAAATCAAAAATATAAGTTAATAGCAGAAATAAAGAAAAGTTATGATTTGGATGAGTTTTTTAAAGCAAAAGTTGATAACTATACTGTACTGGCATCTGTCTATAACTTGTTAGAAATGCATGCTAGCCCTAGCATTGATATAGATAACTATTCTAAATGTAAAAGTACTATTTTAGAGCATATTACTTCTAAAAAAGAATCCCAAGACAACAGTCTTATTGAAGAATTTTCTAAATCTGATGAAGGTACCAGGGCTTTAATATATAAGATGACTGTCAATAAGTTTAATGAACGTTATGAAGGGTTAGATAACTCTCAAAAAAGCTTGTTAAAAGAGTATATCAACAATATATCTACATCCAATCATTTAAAAGAGTATTGCAACAAAGAGATTAACACTATAAAAACAGAACTGAAGAGTTATATAAAAGCTATCCCAGATGAAGTTCGTAAGATAAAATTACAAGAGGTGTCTAACCTCATTAGTGAAATACCTTCATCAAGAAATGTAAATGAAAGTGATATCAGCAATATCCTAAGTTATTTGGAATTATTAAAAGAATGTAAATCATTAAAATAAATGTCTAGTATACCCGATACACTTACTATATCTACCTCTGAAGACATTTTCCTTAATAATAATTATAGGAACTCTTCAGTAGTAGAAACCATTAGCCTTATCAGCTCAATAGATAACAGGATATTTAACATACCTACAGGGTCACCTGCTCAAATTGTGTCTTTTACAGGATCATTGGCAGGTTCGTTAGCAGGTAACATACAGAGCTCATCCTTGGCTTATTTAAGACTGACTAATATAGATACACAAGGAACATTAAATCTCCTTGTTTCAGGCTCTATTTCAAGCTCATATGAAGTTCAACTACAACCTGAAAATTCATATACACTGAATAACACATGGATGTTAGGTGGTACAGAACATGTAACATCTATTTCAGCGTATGTATATAGTGGTTCTTCACCAATAGCATTAGAATATTATTCTGCAACTTATTAAAAATAACAAATGAATCTCAATACAAGATATCAACAAGTAAAGGCCGGAGAGTTTTCAAAAGTAGATTTCTTAAAAGAAGCTAAGGAAGATACTCGTGTTAATAAGATTTTTTCACACCTTAACTCGTATGAAGAGGTAATAAACATCTTTAAAGAAAAGGGTTATATTACTGAAGTTAATGACTTTACTCCTGAAAAAGAGTTTAATTTCATGTCTATATTAAAAGAGTCATTGAGTGATTTAGGCAACTTAGAAGATTTTTCTTATCAAGTACAACAAGTAAACCCTTTTGAGTATGAAAAAGGTTGGAGATATGAAGCTAGAGGTAAAAATCTAAACGAAGATAATGTAGTTATGTCTGCCCAAAAGAAAGCTATAGCTAATTTAAAGAAAGATCCATTATTCTACACTAAAATAGAAATGGGTAAGCATGCCCCATCTGAAAAGGAAATAGAAGCTAAAAAGCATATTGACATTTCAAAAGGTCAAAACTATGTTGACAAGAATAACCAGATGAAACCTGTTAAGATGACCAAACCAGATGTTAAAGAAGATGCAGAAAGGGTTAAAATTGAAAAAATCAAGACAAAATTGCTTGAGGATTTAAAAAAAAAAGCTTAACCGATAAGCAACTTAACGAAGGAACCTGGTCAAAGTTAAAGTATGCATCTGCCCAATTACATAAATTAAAACCTAATTCAAAAAAAGGATTAGAGTTACAAAAGTTTGTGCACCAGGAAGCAGACAAGCAAGTTAAAGATAAAATCTCCGAAATAGAAGATGAGATAAATAAAATAAGTCCTGAATTCCCTAATGAGGAGTCAAACGAAGATTTTTTAAAATGTGTATTTGTAATTGCCGGTGCCTATGACTCTGTAGTAGCTGCCACTAAGCTTGATGTTTCTGATAAAAACTACATAGACCCCCTATTAGCTAATAAGATAATAGATGGATTAAAAAAATACACTACAATTATAAAAGATCATGACCTAGCAAGTACCTATAAAGTATTCAAAGAGTCTTTAAATGAGAATGTACAAGTACTGCCAGGAGAGGGTATAACTCAAGTTTTACAAAAAATGACAGGTATTAAGCTTGGTGCAAGCCAAAGTGTAGATAACCTAAAGGCTGCTGTTGAAAAAGTAGGTAATGGTGATTACGAAAAAGGTCTTGAAGTAACTAAAAAGCTATTTACAAACAACGGTGCAGGATCTATAGACCAACAAGCAGATAAATTAAACGATGTTATTCAGCATGGGGGTAAGCTAGGGGATGCCTTTACTAAGGCTCAAGGAACATTCGGTAATAAAGGATTATTCTCAGTTAAATTGCCACCGGCCACTACAGAAAAAATTGTAAATACAGTAGCAAAAATAGCTAATAAAGCTTCACAAGCAACAAGCCATTTAGATACTGTAAAGCATGCTGGAAATACAATAAAACATGCTGCTGCCTCTATTGATTTTAATTATGCTCCGTATATAGCAGCAGCAGGAGTTATAATAGGTACTGGAATAGTTGTTGGAGCTGCTATAAAATATGCAAAATCTATAAAACCAACTGAATCTAGGTTAAAGACTTTACAAGGGTTAGAAGATAGATTACAACTAGTAGCAGAACCAGAGGATATATCTAAACCAATAGAGTTAAATCCTAAAGTGACTAATACTAAGACTAAAGAAACTGAAAAATCAGGAGTAACTGTGACTCCTCAAAACAATGAGCCTAAAAATGTAGCAACACCAACAGAAATAGAACCTACATCAGCAGATACCAAAGAAAAGAAGCCTGAAGTTAAAACAAAAGAAAAGGTTGATAATAAAAAGGCTTCCAAAGAAGATGAAGATAAAACTGGCAATACTACGAAAAAAGAATCAGAACTTACTAAAACTGTCAGAAAAGTATCTGGAGAAGAAGAAAAGAAAAAACCTGAAATTAAAACAAAGAAGAAGGAGAGTAATAAGGAGACTACTAAAGAAGATGAAAAAGCAATAGCAAAAGAAGATGAATTAGAATATGCCATCCCTCATAAGTATGATGTAAAATACCTAAAAGATAAAGAAGGAGTTGCTACAATAACCTTAACAGATTTAAAATATACCCCCGAATCTAAGAAACTTAAAAAGAAAGATATAGTAGTTGTAGTAGACCCTTTACTTAAAAAATATTATGAACGTCAAGCAAAAGAAAAAGGAGGATCTTTATATTCTGCATTAAATGACCTTTATAACAGACAATCTTCTGAAAAAAGAAAATTAATTATTGATTTATCGAAAGAACCTACTCAAGAAAAACTACAAAAGAAAGCTTTACAAATATCCAAAGCATCTAAATTATCTGATGAGCAAATAAAAGAAGCTTTTAAAGCTAAATTATTGGAAGACTTATATACACCTTCATTAAGATTATTTATACCAGATCCTAAAGGTAGACTAGTTGATAAAGATGATTTAGAAAGAGAATTAAGAAGTAACACCCCTGCTGACAATCAAAATTATGATAACGGTTCTAATGTATACACAAATAAAATAGATTCAGAAAGACTAGTAAAAATTGACACCCTTATATCACAAATGGGAGAGCCTGGAGTGGCTATGTATAACAAATATGCTAAAGCATACGGAGCTGAACCTTATGATGGGAGAGCTAAAGTATTCAATCCAGTACAAGTACCGGCAGATGACAGAACTTACATAGACGGTAACGGAGACGTAGAGCCTGTGAAAAATAAAACAAAAGAGGTCTTTGAATCTCAAAAACCAAACTTTGTACCTGAAGCACAGAATTTCCTTCAAACATTGAACGATATTTATAGAAGGTGCATTCCTAAAACAGGTATTAAACCCTTCATAGAACATTTAGATAATTTAGATATGAAGGATCAAGAACCTAAATTAGCAATGGCCTACATAAATCATAAACTAAAGGATACTAAGTGTGAATATAAAGAAGAATTGCAAAAAGCACTAGATAAAATAAAAGCTAAATACAAATCATAGAATGATACCATTAATAGAATATTTTCCAGTAATATTAACCGAAGCAGCTTCTTCATATACACCAGGTAAACCTCTTGTATTTAGGCATATATTACTTCAAAGAGCTAATTCAAAAAATAGAAACGGACGTATATACCCTAAATCAGTACTAGAGCCTGTATTAGAGAGGTATAACGAGGAGTTCGTAAAGACCAGAAGAGCCCTCGGAGAATTGGACCACCGATCGTCTATGATTGTGGAACTTAAAAATGTATCTCATTTAGTTACAGAAATGCACTGGGAAGGAGACGAAGTATATGGTGATATAGAAATATTAGATACCCCTTCTGGCAGAATATTAACAGAATTAGCAGTAAAGAAAATACCATTCGGAATCAGCTCCAGAGCCCAAGGTAGTGTAATGGAATCAGAAGATGCTATCATAGTTCAAAATGACTTAGAAATGATGTGTTTTGATACAGTATCTTTTGAATCAACACAAGGTTCCACTCTTGTTTTAAATGAAGGTTTAAATGCAATTAATAACAAGTATAACAAGATTGATAGTATATTATCGGACATAATATGTTCAAACACTAATTTCTGTCCTTGTAAATTAGATAAAAAATAATCCACGTATAATTTTCGTATATTTATTATTATAGGGGTATTCTTAATTACCCTTTACACACCTTAATATTATTACCTCCCATAGGTAATCAAGGTTAAAAACAAAAACACATTATACCTCCTCCTAATAGGTATACAAAATCAAAAACTAAAAAATTAAATGAAAAAAAGCGTATTGGAAGAAGCTTTGGCAGATGCTAAAGAACTAAAAAGAATGGCAATCGAATCGGCTAAATTATCTCTTCACGAATCAATTACTCCTGAAATCGAGAAATTACTTTCTAAGCAATTAAATGAAGATTTAAACGAAGAAGAAGAGTATGAAGATGAAGCTGCTAAACAAGAAGCTGGAAAGCCTAGCGTAATGGAGCAAATCTCTAGTCTTGGTCTTGATGAAACTACTTTAGCTGCAATTAAAAATGCATTAGGAGAAGGTTCAAACGAAGAAGAAGAACAAGATGAAGCTGCTGAAGGACAAGATGAAGTGGAAGAATCTTTTGATCTTGATACTGCATTAGCTGAAATTGAATCAAAAGAAGCTGACGATAAAGAAGATGAAAAAGAAGAAATGGACGAATCATTAGACATTGATGCTATTTTAGCTGAAATGGATTCTGAAGATGAATCTTATGAAGATTCAGAAGAAGATAATGAAGAAGATGCAAAGCATGAAGAAGATGAAGTAGACGAAGCCTTTGGTGATAAAGGTCCTGAAGCTGGTAAAACTGCTGAAAAAGGTAAAATAGTACATGCTGAACCAGACACTAAAGGATTTACAAAAGATTATATCGACATTCTTCACAAATTAGTTGACGACATGGCTAAAAGCTATGAAGCTGGCAAAGGTGCTGAAAAAGGTAAAGATATTAATACCGGTAAGGAAAATGAAACCAAAGGTAAAGGTACTGAAAAATTAGAAGAAGCAGCTCTAGCTAAACAATTAAAAGGTGAATTAAACGAATTGAAATTGTTTGCTGGTAAAAACATGTATTTAAATAAAGTATTGGTATTACCTAACTTAACTGAAGCTCAAAAAGCAAAAGCAATTACTGCATTTGATAAAGTTAAGACCCTTGATGGTGCAAAAACTACTTACGAAGTATTAAAAGCCTCAATCACTCCTACAAAAAGAAAACAATCAATCACAGAATCACTAGGATTTAGACAAAAAACTTCTGAAATTTTAATTGAGAGTGCTAAAAAATCAGAACCAATTCAATATTTACCAGAAGCTGTTGAATTCAAAAGAAGAGCTGGAATTAAAGATTAATCAAAAACAAAAAAAATAAAACAACATGAGTACAATCTCACAATTATTAGAATCATCTAGGACTATGGAGGACAAAATGCAAGTCCTTACCAAGCTAGAACAAAAATGGGCACCTACAGGTCTATTAGACGGTAGTGCTTTGAAAGCTCATCCTTACGAAAAACGTAATATGGCTTTATTGCTTGAGAACCAAAACAAGCAAATCTTAGTAGAAGAACAAACTACCAATAAAGGTGGTGCAAACTTCATAGCAGGCTCTGGCGAACAATGGGCTGGTATCGTTTTACCAATGGTTCGTAAAGTATTCGCTGAAATTTCTGCTAAAGAATTCTTGAGTACACAACCTATGAGCATGCCTTATGGTTTAGTGTTCTATCTAGATTTCCAATACAACAACCAACAACCTTATATAGGAGGTGGTGCAACTAGTAGATTTAATGTAGGTGACAGTGTATATGGTACTACTAACACTCCTGGTGTTGACCCATTCGGTGGTTTGTATGGTGCTGGTAAATTCGGATATTCTATGAACGAATATATAGCTATTGTACCTTCAGCTTCAATGACAGTAACAACTGCATCTTTAAGTGGTGCTGATACTAACTATAACGGTAATGTATCTGCATCTGCTGCTGCTTCTGGTTTACGTAAAGTAACTATCAACAGTGCTTCTGTAGTTATACCTAACCTTGATATAACTGCTGTAAGATCTTTCGTATTCACAGGTAGTGGAATCAGTGAAGGTGTTATCTATCCTGAATTTACTTCTTACAATAGTACATTTGACCAATTATCATTCATCGTTACAGGTAGTTTAACTACTGTTGCTGGTGGTGCTCCTAATGCAAATGTTACTACTTACTACTCAGTTCAAACTAGTGCTAACTTCCGTGGTGATTTTGAAGATAGTCCTTCAACTCCATTAACAGGTAGTAACGCTATCTCTGAAATTGACATCGCTCCTTCAAGTAAAGGTATCACTGCTAAAACTCGTAAGTTAAAGTATAGCTACACACAAGAAGCTCAACAAGATTACAACGCTTTCCAAAGCATTGATATCGAAGCAGAAGCTACAAGTATGTTAAGTGAATATATCTCTCGTGAAGTTGACTTAGAATTACTTGATTTAGTAAACCTAGCAGCAGCTCAAACTACAGAAGTATGGTCAGCAATCAACAACAAAACTTTTGATGCTACAACTAATACTTGGACTTTGAACAGTGCTACAACTGGATCTGGTTTCTACAACAGTCAACAAGATTGGTTCACCACTTTAGGTACTAAAATGCAAAGAGTATCTCGTGCAATCCATACCAAGACTCAAAGAGGTGAAGCTAATGTTGCAATGGTATCTCCAAAAGTAGCTGCAATCATCGAGTCAATCGCTGGTTATGCTGCTGGAACTGATGGTTCTAAAATGGAGTATGCATTCGGTAGTAAAGAAAGCGGTAAATTGAATGGTAAATTCAAAATACTTGTTAACTCTTACATGCAAGAGAATACAATCATCATGGGCTTTAAGGGTTCTAATTACTTGGATAGTGGTGGTGTATTTGCACCTTACATTCCATTGATTTCTACACCTCTTGTGTTCGATCCAACTACATTCAAAATGTCTAAAGCTTTATCAACTCGTTACGCTAAGTTGATAACTCGTCCGGAATTCTTCGGTAGAATTTATGTAGCTGACTTCAATAATTTCTAGTCTTAATTAACCAATAAAAACTGAAATAAGCCACTTCTAACAGAGTGGCTTTTTCTTTTATACTAATAAATTATTTTTTGCTATTTATTAATGAATCAAAAATTAATAGATGTCATCACTCCCTCACACTGACGAAGTTTACAAACCAAAGAGAGTTTTAAAAAATCCAATAAAGTTTAAAATAGAGTTAACTGAAGAGCAAAAATTAGCAAAAGCATCTGTTTATGAAAAAGATATTACATTTATACTGGGGACATATGGCACAGGAAAAACGAATGTAGCGTGTAACATAGCCTTAGACATGCTTTTTAAGCGTCATAATGACATAGATAAGATTTATATAGCTAGACCTATAGATTTCTCAGCTACTGGTTATTTATCTGGAGATTTTTCACAAAAAGTAAAATTTCATATTATGCCTATCATGCAGAATATGTATGCATCCTACGGTAAAGAAAAGATAGATAAGTATTTAGAAGATGGCACTATCGAAATATTACCTATCGACTATATGAAGGGAATGAACCAAATGAATAGTGTAACAATAATAGATGAGTTTGAAGATGTAAATTATAAAGACTTTAAGATGATCTTAACCAGGCTTTGTAAAGGTAGTAAACTTATTTTTACAGGTTCTGAAGAGCAAATAGATATTAAAGATAGTTGTATACCTTACATAAAGAAGTTAAAAGACTCTGGATTAGTAGGTTATCATGTACTTACTATTAACCAAAGAAATGAAGCTATTCAAAAAATAATTGATTTCATAGATACCCATTAGTTTGATATTTATACTAATAACAATTTAAATTTAAAACTTTGGCTACCGCAATAGATATCCCCCAATATGCAGAATCACTGGTTCTGAGACCGGTCAAAGGTAATACCAATTTTGGATATTACGACAATGACCCCTCATTTTTATCAGATGCACAAAAGTTTGCCAATTATGCTTACAGAAAGCTTGGTGGTATAATGGAGGATATCGAGTTACAAGATTTGCATTATTATACTGCTATAGAAGATGCAGTAACCACTTTTGGAAAAGAGCTATATGAATATAAGATAAGGGAGAACTACCTCAGCCTAGAGGGTTCTCCCACTGGCTCTGTAACACTAAATAATACTGTAATACAGCCTAATCTAGGCACTATAATAAGACTTGCACAGGATTATGGTACAGAGACTGGTACAGGCGGTAATACGACTTGGTATACAGGCTCTTTTCAAGCTACTATCGGAGTACAAACATACGACCTAAATGAATGGGCCATGTCATCTTCTGTAGTAATGCCTGGAGATGCTATAGAGATAAAAAGAGTATTCTATGAAATACCCCCTGCTGTAACAAGATTCTTTGATCCGACAGTTGTAACTGGGATAGGTTATGAAAGTCTTTTAAGTAGCTTTGGATTTGATACCATGAGCCCGGCTGTTAATTATACCATGATGCCTATATACTATGATTTATTAAGGGTACAGGCTATAGAATTTAACGACATGGTAAGAAGGTCATCTTATACTTTTGAGATGACTAATAACATTCTAAAAATATTTCCTATACCTGTTTGGGAGAGAGAAATAAGATTTGAATACATTAAATTATCTGAAAGAAACTCCCCTTATAGGTCTGTAGGAGGTGTAGTACCTCAAGGTAATATTACAAACATATCTAATGTACCTTACGATGCTCCTGTATATTCACAGATAAATATGATTTTTAAGAAATGGATATTTGAGTATGGAGTAGCAATATGTAGGGAGATATTAGCCGGCATAAGAGGTAAATATCAAACAGTACCTATACCAGGTAATGATTCAAGTGTAACTCTTAACGGAGATGCACTAAGAGCTCAAGCAGATGCAGACAAAGATAAACTAATACTTCAGTTGAGAGATACATTAAATGCATCTTCTAGACAAAAGCAATTAGAAATGAAGGCTGCTGAAGCACAAAGTATGAATCAGATAGAGCAATATGTACCTATGCTAATTTACGTAGGATAAAAAGATAATAAGACATGCCTTTATACGGACGAGTAATAGATTCAGCTTTTATCAGAAGGGTAAACAGAGACCTTATTAACAGGGTAATGGGTGAGGAGGTAGGTTATTATAAACTTTCTCTTGCAGACACTCAAATAGATATATACGGAGAATCAAGTAGTAAGATGTATTTTAATCCTGTATTGCTTACTTGTATTGTAGGAAGAAATCCTCAACAAAATAATCAAACATCTTATGGTAGTGATACAGACAGGCTAATGTCTTTCTCCTTTCTTAAAGCTGACTTGATACCTATAGGACTAGTGCCGGAAAAGGGGGATATTATTATGTGGAATGAATCTTATTTTGAAGTAGATATACCTATAGAAGACCAACTAGTGGTAGGCAAAGACCCTAATTATGCTTTAGAAGATTCTAATAAATACTACGGTATGTCACTATCCATAACTTGTGAATCCCACCTCACTCATATTAATAGATTAAATATCATACAAAGTAGATAAGTGATATTTATTAATTACAGATGCCGACCCCAAGAAGAAATCAGACTATCAAGCCTAGGCCACAAACAGAGCCTGAAGCATTCAACAATGCTATAGACCCTGTTATACCTAATACTAAACCAGATTTACCCGATTTACAAAATAGAGTACATCAAATTAGTCAAAAAAATGATGAACTAAGGGATTACTCAATAGGCCTTGAAGATATAGATACTGCGGTGTTCTACTACTTCAGAGAGGTTATAAAACCGTATGTAATAGAGGATTCAAACAGGGTCTCAGTTCCTGTTATATACGCAAACCCAGAAAGATTTAAATCAGCACAGTATGACGGAGATATACGCGATAAAGATGGTAAAATCTTATTCCCTGTTATTACAATAAGGAAAGTAGACATAGAAAAGGTTAGAACACTTGGTAATAAAATAGACGGCAATATAGCTCATAATCATTATCTATTTGAACAAAGGTATACTAAAGAGAATCAGTATGATAATTTTTCAGTAGTATTAAACAGGGTTCCTGTAAAGAAAATACAAGTCCTTACTGTACCTGATTACCACAGAATAACCTATAGTTGTGAGATTCATGTTAACAATGAACGTGATTTAAATAAGATTCTAGAAGCTGTAACATATTCATCTTATTCATATTGGGGAGACCCAAAGAGGTTTATGTTTATGGCTATGATAGATAGTGTACCTATTACTAGGGAAGTTAATGCAAGTGAGAACAAGAAGATAAGCTCTACATTCAATATTATCTTAAATGGATATATCATTCCAGATTCCATTAATCATTACATGTCAACCAACCCTACTTACTACTCAAAGGCAGCAGTAGTATTTAACAATGAGACAGTAGTACCTATATTCAATAATAAACAACAGAACAAAGTATCCTATGTTACTACTCAGCCGTCTATTATAATTAACAATAACACTAATTCTAGACTTGTGGATGCATATTTATCTCTTGTAGTATCTAAGCAAGCTTCATCTGAAGATATAGCCTCTAATAGCTTCTATTTGAGAAATTCAAGTATTGCTATAGCACCATCAGGATTACCTGCCACATCTGTAGATAATTTTACAGTTACTATAAACGGACAAGTAATAGGTACTCCAGACATAACAGCTATAACACAAGTAGGAGCAGATGTACAAGTAATACTAGATACCTTCAAGCTAGGGTATGCATTACAACCATCATTTGAAATAATTGTAAAAGGAAAATTTAGCAGCTAATGCCTCATATCTACGGTTCACAACTTGAAATACCTTTTATCCTCGCAACAGGAAGTCAACAACTATTATACGTTGACCAAAATGGTATATCTGGTTCTTTTGTAGGTAATTTAACAGGTACTGCCTCTTATGCTCTAAATGGTGGTGGTGGACAAGTATACCCAACTTACTTAGTTCCTTTTGGAGATGGAGTAACATCTGGAGGTACAACTAGCGGTCAATTTGTATTCAATTCATCCTCATATTTCAATGTAGAGGTAGACTTTGAAGATAAGAGTGCAGGGCATTGGTCTGGAGTAGGTGCCTCTGGTTTATGGGGAGAGAATTCATCAAGTTATTCTTACTTAGAAGTAGGTTACAATAATACTGGATATACGTTTTCTGGAGTTATAAATACCAACGCAGGTATTTTCATGAATGATTCAGGGTTAACTATAACTAATTTTAATAATACGTTATATTGGCCTACAGGTAGTGGTAGTAGTGGAAGTGCACTTGTAACAAACGGTGCAGGTAATTTAGTATTTAGCCCTCAAGTCCCAACTGCATCATATGCTAGTACAGCATCATATGCAGATACAGCATCTTATGCATTGAGTGGGTTGTACATTATCATATCAGGTTCTAATACTATATCAAGTTTTACAGGACAATCTACTTGGTACTTTAACCACAATTTGAATTATCAAGATGTTGTTGTTCAAACATTTGATTCAAATTACAATCAAATTATCCCTCAAAACATACAACTTACTGATGCAAATAATGTAACTATTACATTTCCAGTAGCAGTAGATGGGTATGCAATAGCAGTAGTAGGGGGTACTTCTGGGGTAGGTGGTGCATATACACCTCTAATAGTAAAGACTAAATCTCAAATAGATACACTCATATCTACAAATGAACTAACACCTGGGGCATCATACTTAATAACAGGAGTAAACACGTCATTGTATGGGGGTACGGATATTATACTAGAAGCTACATCCCATAATACATTGAGTTTATCGGGAAAAGGTAAATTCTATAATCCTAATTACCCACATAATAACAATGGAAATAATATATGGACTAACATAAGTTACATATACACATACTCAACTTCCGGCGCATTTAATGCAAATGAAGACATAACTGCTGATAATGGAGCTACAGGTACGTTATATACTACATTAAGTTCTAGCCAATTTATATCATCTTCTGGAGATTGGACTACAGCTAATCATATAACAGGTAATTCAACTGGAGCCACAGCTTATATTGATGGAGTTGATATACAATCCTATGCAGTATCATCCTCTGTATTTTGGGGAGGAAAAGCATGGGTAAACTTAACAGGAAATATAGGCTATTCAAGTAATGTATTAAATCTAAATACAAATGATTGGCAAGCAATCCCATACTCTAATTTAGATTACTACAATGTAGTATGGGACGAAATACAATATGATTATACCCATGATCTTATTATTTACAGGAAAGACTCCGCTAATAATGTAGTATTAACTAGTAAGGCTAACGAAGACTATAATCAAGATAATTTTAGTAATTTTTATTCTATAAATACATTTCAATGGGGTAATCCTTACTCTTATTCTGGTAATAGAGGGGTAGGTGAAAATTATATATATAGTTCTTATTGTGAGAATGTAAATTTTACAGGACGTAATTTCATATGTAACACATTCACTCAGCAATCAGGCTTAACTAGTGGTAATTTCGGTAAACGAAATTCACATTTTAGTTATAACAATATTTTAAATAATTCAGTATTGTATAACAATAATTTTTCAAATTCAACTTTTAGTTATAATACATTAAATGCCAGTTATGTAGGGTATGACATATTCAGCGCAGGATCTAATTTAGCTAATAATAGTTATATAAGCAGTTATATGGGTGGTAATACATTTGATAGTATCGGTCTAAATAATAACACTTTTAACAATAGTGGTATGTATGATAATAAGTTGCTAAATTCCAATATATCCAACAATACACTAAATAACAATGGTTCTATTGGTAACATCACATTAACAAATTCCACAATACAATATAATAATATCCAAAACAATGGAGGTTTTTCATTTTCAAATACTATAGACTCTAAAACATTACAATATATAACTTGTGAGAATGTAACTTTGAGTATGGACATATCATCAGCAACTGATATTTATAATGGGTACACTAAAAGAGTAATAGGTAGACAAGATGGAACTCCAGTATTAATGTTCATCGACAATTCAAATACTCAAATAATAGAAGCAGTAACAACATAAAATAAAAAATAACATGGCAACAGTAAATTTTGACGAATCAGTAGGAGGTTTAGCAGCAAAGATAACTCCTTTCAAGGCAGTGTTTAATGATACAGAAAATGTAACACACCTTCGTATAACACTTACAAATGATAATCAAAAAGATAGAGCAAGTCTTTGGTGGGAAGTAATAGATTCAAAAGGTATAAAACATGTATCTGGCACATTAGTACTAACAGGTGAAGATTACATTAACTACAATGTTTCAAAAGAAACAAGGTTTACCTATGTAGCTGGTAAAATAGGTGTTACATTCATTTAATCTAGTCAATGACGATATATTCTCCGATAGTATCTGGATCTTTAGAAGTAGCTGGTAACGTAGTAGTATCAGGGTCAGGCGATAGCTTATTAGATATAGTAGCTACCGACCAAGGACCTTGGACATTTCGTATGTTTAACACTACATTTTCATCAAGTGCAGCACTAGAAGGGTTTATATGGGATACAGGCAGGGCTTCTATAGGTACCGAAATAGACAATACTATAGAACTATCTACCAACAATAGGTATGATAATCCTCAATTTACAATATCTAGCTCATTTGTAAAGATAGACAGCGTACCACTTTTAATAAGAAATAGCAGTGCGCAATGGGTAGATAATGATGGAAATGTAAATGCACAGATTAATAGTGATGGGAGTGGGTATTTGGGTGGAAGTAATCCTTACGGTGGTAATATTTTATTTAATAATAATGGAAATTTTACTATAAATAGCGATAATTATGGTGATGCTTTTTTTCAAGTTGCTTCTCAATCAAGATATATTTTTATAGGAGATTTAAATAATGATAATAACAGTACCTATATAAAATTAGACGACAACACACAAACCATCACAGCCAACGCCACCAATGGCTATACGTTTAGTGGAGGTAATGCTAATTTCAATAATAGTGCAATAGGGAATTTTGATAATAATAATTGGGAAATTCTTGAAAATGGACTAGTTAGAGGTACATCTTTACAAGCTATAGATGCATATAATAGTTTTGAAGCAGATATTAATTGGAATAATGGATTTATTGGATTAGGAACAGATAATAATAGTTATGCATATAGTTATCAGTTAAATGCAAATGGAATAGCTGTATCTTATTTTGATTATATTGGTAATCAAAATACTTTTAATTCAAATGCATATTCAGTTCAAGGAACTTATGGAACAGATGGGAGTAGTTATCAATTAGCAGGCAATGGAATTAATCTTGTTTATCAAAATAATTCTATTTTTAATATTGATGCAAATGGTAACGTAACAGCCAATAGCTTCATAAAAACAGGAGGAACATCAGCACAATATTTAATGGCTGATGGTAGTGTTAGTTCTGGACCTACTGTTTATAGTACACTATCCCAAATATTAACTAATGGTAATACAACTAGCGGTAATAATATAATTATATCAGATAATGATAGTATTTATGCTGCTGATTTTAACACAGATTATTCAAACCCCACCTCACAATTTGTTATTAGAGGTTCTAATGCTGCCATTGGTGGGACAAGTCAAGGTGGTGGAAATATTATAATACAGGGTGGGGCATCTTATACAGGAGAAAGCCAAACAGCAGGAGATGTCATCCTTAAAGGGGGTGTAAATAACTATGCTGGACCACTTAATAATGGGTATGTAAGATTATTTACAGCTAATACAGAAAGAGTAACAGTTGATAGTGCTAATGGATATGTGGGGATAGGAACAACTTCTCCTACTGAAAAATTAGAAGTAAATGGTAATGTTAAAGTAAGTAATAGAATAACAGCAGATGATGGAACATTTAATCAGACATTAAGTGTTGGTGGAGCAAGTGCTGGAAGTACAGGAGATATTGCAGCTAGTGGAGATGTTTATGGTAATTCATTTATTACAAGTGGTGGTACATCTGCACAATATGTAGCTGGAGATGGTTCTTTGATAACTTTTCCAACTATCCCCTCTGTAGGCACATGGGGAGCTTTAAATTATCCTACATGGTCTTCTGGTACTCCTTTTATAAAAATGACTACTGCTGGTACATTTGCTCTTGATACAAATACCTATTTAACTTCTGTAGGGATAGCTAATTTAACAGCTACAGGAACACCTTCTTCTTCAACATATCTTAGAGGGGATAATACTTGGGCTACTATTTCTGGAACCATATCAGGACTTACTTCTGGACAAGTAGCATTTGCTAATGATACTACTTCAATAACAGGAAGTTCTAATTTTACTTGGAATAATTCAACAGGTCAATTATCAACTACAAATACAGGTGTAAATACCATACCTTTAATAATTAATAGAACTGGTAACAATAGTCCTGCATTAGGAGGAGATTTAGGAAGCAGAAGTATTGCTTCTTTTACGGCAGGAAGTAATGTTACATATATACATCAAGGTGCAATTAGCAATCTCAGTGGATTAACATTAAATCCATTTGGAAGTTATGTATCAATAGGAGGTACATATAATAGCCAAGGTTCAACACTTAATGTTTATGGATATGGAACTACCCATAATAGCAACTCATTTACTGTATGGAATAATCTTGGTAATTATGGAAACATCAATGCAAGTTTCCCAATGTTTAATGTTTCTAGTGGAGGAAATGTAACTATTGGCTTTGATTATAACACTTCATTTACAGTACCTTCATCTTTATTTCAAGTTTACCAATCAAATACAGGTATAGGTACTGTATCTACATCAGGAACTACAGTTACTGGTACTAATACACAATTTACTAATACTTTTAAAGTAGGAGATACTATTACAATTGCATCAGTAGCATACACTATATCAGCTATAGCATCTAATACAAGTATGACTACAAGTACCCTTCCTACTTTATCAAATCAATCATATAATGTATCTAGTGCAAATAGATTTAATGTTTATGGTAATGGTAATATAGTATTTGGCTCTACATCTTCAATGTGGTATGATGCTAGATATGGTGCTTTAAATATAGGATCATCTGCAAGTCAATCTACTTATAAACTAAATGTGAGTGGGTCTGTAAATGCCACTTCATACAATGTATCAGGAGGAACATCAACACAGTTTCTTAAAGCGAATGGAACACTTGATAGTAATACATATTTAACATCTGGAGCAGCTAGTGGAAGTTATCAACCTTTAAATTCCAATTTAACTTCTATAAGTGGATTATCTTACTCCTCATTAGGGTTTTTAAAGATGACTGCTGCTGGTACATTTGCTTTAGATACAAATTCTTATTACCTATCTTCCAATCCTAGTAATTACATCACTTTATCTTCCATTTCAGCAGGGACAGGTATTTATTATAATAATACAACAGGTGTTATAACATCAACAATAACACAATATACTGATAGTAATGCTAGGGCTGCTATCTCTCTTACTACAACAGGTAGCAGTGGTTCTTCATCTTATTCCTCTTCTACAGGAATATTAAATATTCCAACATATACATTAGTTGGATTAGGAGGATTATCATTATTAGGAGGAGATTTAACAGGAACAGCAGGATCTGGTTATCATGGATTTATTTCTCAATCAGCAACACCTTCTACTCCTTCTTCAGGATTTAGATTTTATGCCGATAGTACAAATAGACTTTCCTGGATAGGAACAAATGGATATACAAGAACATTTGATGGGACATCTAACACTGATAATAGAGTATATACACTTCCAAATAGAGATATTACATTTGATAATATTACAACATCTTCCACCACTAATGGTACAGGATTCTTAAAAGGAAATGGCTCAAATATTTCTTTTGATAATAGCACATATATTACAGGATCAGCAGGTTCTAATGGACAAATACAATTCAATAATTCTGGAGCTTTTGGAGCTTCAAGTAATTTACAATGGAATAATTCTTCTAATTATTTAGGGATAGGTCAGCTTTCAACTCCATCAGGTACACCTACTACATCAACAGCAACAACAGGCGGTACTTTAACTGCTTCTACATATTATTACAAAATAGTTGCAATAGATGGTAATGGTAATACAACATTAGCTGGAACAGAAAAATCTCAAACAACAACAGGAAGCACATCAACTGTAACAATATCATGGACGACAGTAGCAGGGGCATACTCTTATAGAATATATCAAGGTACTGTTTCTAATTCACAAACACAATACCTAACAGCAACAACAAATACTGTAATAGATATAGGAAGTGGCTACACTACAGGCAGTAGTTTACCAAGTAGTAACACTACCTCAATGAACTACATAAACAGCAGTTCAAACAACTTCTTAAACGGTATTACAGTTGGTAAAGGTAATGGTAATTTATTTAACAATACAGCAATAGGTGTTGGCGCATTAAATGTTACAATAGGATCAGCAAATACAGCAGTAGGATATAATGCATTGTTATCAGTCACATCAGGAAGTAATAATGCTGCTTTAGGTTCAGGTGCAGGATACCAAATAAATACAGGGGCTAGAAATTTAGCAATAGGGACAAGTACATTAGCTGCTTTAACTTCTGGAGGGAACAATGTAGCAGTAGGATATACAGCACTTAATGGAATAACTACACAATCAAACAATGTAGCTATTGGGGATTTATCAGGTAGATTTATATCAGGAGGTTCTACTGCTAATACAGGCTCTTCAAATAGTGTATTTATTGGACAAGCCTCTTATCCTTTAGCTGATAATCAAACCAATCAAATAGCCATAGGCTATCAAACAGTAGGCTTAGGGTCTAATACATCTGTAATAGGTAATTCCTCAACCTTAGTACATGGTATATGGGGGAGGACACTAATAGGTACATCAACATTGCCAAGTGATGATGGTAGTACGATGTTGCAAGTTGGAGGTAATATTAGCATTAATACAATGCCATCTAATCTAGCTCTATTAAGTGTTAATCAACCTACTACAGGTATAGGAACAATAGTAATAAATAGTTCAGGAGCTGTAACAGGTACAGGTACACAATTTACAAATACATTTAAACTTACAGATACCTTTACTTGTAATTCTGTACTATATACCATTACAGCTATTTCTTCTGATACAGCAATGACTGTATCTCCTACAACAGCTCAAACTAGCCAAGGATATACATTAACAGGAGGTAGTAGATTTAATGTTTATAGCAATGGAAATATAACATTTGGAGCTAGCTCAGGAACAATTGGAGGTGCTAATAGTAAAATGTGGTGGGATGCAGCTAATAACGCTCTTAATATAGGAACTTCTACTATTCAAAGTAGTTATTTATTAAATGTTAATGGTTCTGCAAATATTAATTCACAATTGTATATAGGTGGAGGTTCTGGTAGGGGCATCTTTGTAAATAAAGCAGGTTCTTCCCCTACATGGATTTCTGTAGCACTAACTAATACTACAGTTTCAGCCGACTTAGGGTTAGCAGGAACAACAAATGATTTTTTCGCAGGCACATCAGCTAACGATATATGTTTTAAAGCATATTCAAATAGTGGTAGTTCAAGATTTTTTATAGGAGCAACTGCTGTATCAGTAGCTAATATAGTTCTGTTTTCATCAGGAGCTATTGTTATGGGAGCTACTACTGATGATACTATAAATAAATTACAAGTATCAGGAAGAACTAAATTAAATGGACAAGTTTCTTATGGTGGAACTACACCTACAATAGCTGCTGGAACAGGAGCTGGGACATCTCCCACTGTATCAATAGCAGGAACAAATAATGGAGGACTTGTAACAGTGACAACTGGAACTTTACCTTCAACATCATCCACTGTAGTTACTATAACATATACAGGAGCTTTTGCAACAGGAAGTCAAGTAGTATTATACCCCACCAACAGTAATACAGCTTTATTATCAGGAGTATCTATGGTATATACAACAGGAACCACAACTACATTTACAATAACAGCAGGAATAACAGCATTAACAGCAGCAACAACTTATGCATGGGCTTACCATGTAACAGGATATTAAATACAAACTTATGATAACATTTACAAAATCAATAGAACTAATAAAAGATGAATTATTTAAACCCCAAATGGGAACATTCACTTTATTAGATGGAATAATTACAGATGAAAATAATGTTCAATATGTAAAACTACAATTTGAACTATTACAAAATCATCAATCAGGAAATAAAACAGTGAGAACTGGAATAGTATCAGTACCTAAACAAATGTTTGATACCTTATCTATCAGTTATGACGGACAAATAGGAACTCCATCTGCATGTAAAGATTTATTACAAAATTTTAATATCAATGACTTAAGTGACTAATATATGAAACAAATCATCATTTCAATTTTACTGATTATAGTAGCTATTCTATTAATGTTATTATTGTTAATACCAGCTATAATTTGGCAATGTAGATGTATATTTAAAGAACATAAGCCTTACTCATACATGTCAAATCTTCTATTCTCTATAGCTCAATGTATAGACGAATTAGGAAATGTTGCATATCAAGAGTTATGGAATGATGTATTGATTACAAGTAAAGGTTACCGCTTCGGTCTAGCAAGTGAGCGTATCAGCAGCGTAATCGGAAAAAACTTATTAATGGGTACACTATCCCCTACAGGAAAGTGGTTAAATAACATACTAAACAAAATAGAACCAAACCATACAATAAATTCTATACAAAGGAATGTATAATTATACTATCTTTGCAATAAATTAAAATTAAATTAAATGGAGTTAACAAACAACGAGTTATCAATTCTAGTAGAAGAAATCAACGATGCAATTGGTAAAATAAGTAAAGAAGGCGGACAGCCTCTTAAGTTCAATCTTACTGTACTATTTGAAAAAGCACTTGAAGGTATAAAACCCTTTAATAAGCTAAAGGAAGAGTTTTTAAAAGAAAAAGGAACCCCAGGAGAGAATGGTACCTACTATATCCCCCAAGTAATAGATAAAGATAAACCTATTACAGAAGATAATCTAACCACTGAGTTTAAAGAATTCTTAGATTTATTAAATCAGAAAGTAGAAATTACATTTAAAATGATTCCTGTTTCATATTTTGAAAAGTTAAATTCAGATAAGCTATATCCTATTCTATCTAAGTTTGTAGAGTTGTAGTTTAGGTATTTCATCCTAGAGAATATAGTTGATATTTATTATTATAGGGTAATAGCCCTAAGTAATTAATTTAATCAAAATGACTGAAAAACTATCAACTACAGGGGTTTATACCAGCGAAGTAAACCAATCGTTTATAGCTCCCATACAAGTACCGGACGGATGTGCAATTGTAGGACCTACTCAAAAAGGAGAGGCATATGTACCTACTAGTGTACAATCACCAGGACAATTTAGTGCAATATTTGGTACAGAAACTTCTAATACCTATGTACCTCAAGCTGTGTATAATTACCTACAAGCAGGTGATTCTATACTAGTTACAAGAGTATTAGGTAATGGGGGTTGGCAGTATACCCCAGCTAAATCCTTAGCTGCAATTGTACAACCGGCCGTATCAGCTTCTCTAGGAAGTACAGCTTCAGTAAGCATACCTACTGCATCTTTATTAAGTTCTATATCAGGGTCTAATCAACAATTGATTACTCTTGCAGGAGCAAATACAGAATATTTTTATGGATATGATCCTACTCCAGTAGTAGTATCAGGATCTATAGTAGTAGATGTTCCAGCTACTGCAACTTTATATATTACTGACACAGGTAGTATAGGTAGTAATGTTATCTATACCTTAAATGACCCTCAATCAGGAAGTACAGTATTAGGGTCTTACAGTCAGATAACAACTGGATCTTATTTATTAGATGTAGCTTACGCAATAAGTTCTTCAATATCAGGTAATTCACTAAATTACACAAGCTCTGTAGATTCTAAAGGTAATGTTGTAATAACAGCTCCCTACGGAAAAGGAGATACTTTAAATGGAAGTTTAATTACTCTATCCTCTGTACCAGAGGTTAGGGCATCTGGTTCATTATTAATACCAGCTCCAAGTGCTATTAATAATTCTTATATGATAGTTAATCTATCAGGTACAAGGTTATTTATATATAATCCAGCTTCTTATTCAACTAATGATTTAGGTAATCTAGTTGCATCACAAGCCAATGCATCAAGTGGATTTAGTGCTTCTTATAACTCAGGTACTACCAAAGTAACCTTTTATGCACCAATCGGATTAGGTTATTCTGGAAATAACCTTGTCGGTAGATGTAATATAGGGGCTGTAAGTAGCTTTACATTTTCAGGAGGATCTTACGGAACTCATACAGAATCTCCAGCTTATACTACTATTAATACTAGTAACTTGACTGCTTATACTCCTTCTGTAAATGGAAGCTATTGTACATTCAGTCTAAATATTGTAGATACAAATAATAATTTAATTACATCATTAGGGTTGTATACAATAATGAGTTCTGATATAGATTCTCAAACAGTTACTACACACTTCTTATCAAATATAAATGCATTAGGTAATCAAGGATTTACATTAACACCTTCAGCAACTTATAACCAAATTTATTTAAAATACAAACCTGGGCATGGTTCTAGTGTAAATACTAATTTAACAGGAGGTTATATATGTAGTTTAGTTTACACAGAGTATGATAGTACTGGTAATGCAATAGGATATGGAGGTATAGGCACTTATAACTTCATAGGTGGAGTAGACCCAGCTTTACCTTTAGATACACCAGCCACTCCTTTTGAAGGGGGTGTAACAGGAAATACAGGATCATACCAAGTTATAAAGGGAGGTCCTGATACAGACAGACTAGGAGCTATTTACTTTATAAATACAGGTAGTAAAGCAAGTCAAGTAAGTAATCTTTTAAATACAATTAATAACTATAGTAGTCTAACTAATGTAACAGGTTCTTTATCTGGAGGTTCTATAGTGTTATCATCCATAACTACAGGATCTATCTATAATTCTTATTATGCAGGTTCAGCCCCTACAAGTTCAGGAATAGTACCTTCTGTATCACAATCTATGTTCTACGGAGGTTTAGATTCAATTGCAGCAGTACCTGGAAGCGTGATAGGTATACTACACCCTTCTCTTAATAACCACCCTTCTTTAACAAGTTTAAATAACTCAAATTTATTTGGAACCTCAAACAACAGCTTAAGCCTTAGCCTTTCTGGTAATCAAGTTAATCAATCTGGAATTGTATCAATGTACAATACAGACAAGAACTTTTACACCAAAGTATTAGGAACAAATGCACAAGCTTCTACAGGAGGTGCTTTTGCTTACCTTTACTTCCAGAGTGCATCTTTAAGTTCAACTACACCTGTTACACTAGCTCTTCAAACTGGTAATTGTACATTCACATCTTCTTACGCAGAAGGATACGATTCAGCAGCAACTCCATGGGTATTATCAGATGCTAATACAAGATTATTCTACTTTGAACATAGGTCACAAGGGTTCATGACAAATACAGATGTAAAGGTATCAATTACCAATATAACTGTAAATCCAGACCCTAGTATATTTACTACCTTCTCTATCTTAGTAAGACAATATGGAGATACAGATAAAACACCTGTAATACTAGAACAATACAATCAAGTAACATTAAATCCTGATGCACCTAACTACATCGCAAATGTAATAGGAGATAAGTATAATTACTATGATTCTTTACATAACAAAGTAGTATCAAAAGGAGAATTTGATAACGTATCAAATTATATTAGAGTAGTTGTTTCCGAAATGGTATCTAAAGGTAACGTAGCAGCTAACACTTCTATATCAGGTCACGAACCTTTATTTGAACCAATAGCAGGTTTTGGTAGCTTATATAGCTTACCTGCCATAAAGTATGTTCAATCTAACTCAGGTTCTTATTTATATAGCGGATTTGATTTTTCAAATGTTGATAATAGTAATTACTTAAACCCAGTTCCACTAGAAGCAGGATACGGTAATAACATACCATTCACACTACCTTCTAACGATAATAAATTCACCTTGCCTTTACAAGGAGGTACAGATGGTACTTCTTACTCAACCATAAAGAAAATAGGATCTGATATCGCAGCAGATGGTACCAATGTATTCGGGTTTGATTTATCAAGTGTAAGTTCAACTGGATACCTAGCTTTCAAACAAGCATTAGACATCTTATCAAATACTCAATTATACAAATATGGTATATTAACTATGCCTGGTGTAATAGAGCAATATCACGGTGCTGTAACTGCATATGCACAAGCGATGGTTGAAACTAGAAAAGATACTGTATACCTAAGAGATTTAACAGGTGTAGATGAAAGTGTAAATGCTGCAATAGAAGTAGCTTCAGGATTAGATAGCACATACAGTGCCACTTACTATCCTTGGGTTAAAGTAAATGACATAGGATCTTCTAAAAAAATATATGTACCTCCAACCGTATTAGTACCACAAGCTGTGGCATACACAGATAGAAATGCAGCACCATGGGTAGCTGTAGCTGGAACAGGAAGAGGTACACTGGGTGGAGCTATAGATACTAAAAATAGATTATCTAAGGCTGAACAAGGAGCTTTATATGATGCTAACATTAACCCAATAGCTAAAGCCCCTAATACAGGTGTGGTGATATTCGGCCAAAAGACTTTATCAAAACAAAGTACAGCTTTAAATAGATTAAATGTACGTAGATTACTAATCACTTTAAAAGATTATATATCTACACTAGCAGCAGACTTAGTGTTTGACCAAAACCTTAATTCAACTAGAACTACATTTGTAAACAAAGTAAATCCATATTTACAAACTGTACAACAAAATGGAGGTATAACAGCTTTCAGTGTAAGATGTGATTCGAATAATAACTCAAATACAGATGTAGCTAATCATATTTTAAATTGTAAAATACAGATTATCCCTACAATGTCTATTGAATACATCTTACTTGAATTTGATATCACCCCTCAAGGAGCAGTATTCAGTTAATAATTACTAAACCTTATATTTATTACTATAAATAAAAAATAAAAACAATGCCAATTCTTTCCGCACAAGATATGTTACCTACAGTGTTTGAACCTATCTTGTCACACAGGTTCGTACTTTACTACAGAGACATCCCTACCTACATGATTAAAAGCATAGACGGCCTAGGCTGGGATGACGGTAGCGTGACGATTGATTATATTAACGCTTATACAAGTTTTAGGGCTAAAAGAAGGTACTCAGATATAAATTTAAGTTTATATGACCCAGTATCTCCTTCTGGAGCACAGGCTCTGGAGTCTCTTGGGTTATTGCAATACGAGTTGCTTTCAGGAAGATCAGCGTATTTTGATGTATACGCAACTGATTTTTCTTTACAAGTACTAGGACCTTCTGGAGATATAGTGAGGGAGTGGATAATTAAAAAAGCATTTATAATGAATGCTAAATATGGTACTTATGATTACTCTACAGAAGTTTATACTACTATAGATATTACTATTAAGCATTCAGGACTCGTACTTAATTACTAGTTTATATATCTATATACTTATATATTTTATTATGTGATAATAAATCCGTATCTTTGTGGTACGGATTTTTAATTAAAAGTGTAAATATAATATGGATTTTAAAGTATGTAAATGTTGTAAAGAAACTAAATTAGTATCAGAATTTTATAAGGATAAAAGATACCCTAACTCTTATAGTGTATTATGTACAAGTTGCAGTAAAAAATCAGCGGTTGACTTAGAGATACATAGATCAACTGTTGAGATATGTTGTAATAAATGTAATATTATAAAGCCTGTCAGTGATTTTATTAAATCTAAGCACAATATCAATGGTTATGAATATAGATGTAAGGATTGTAATAAGCGTGTTGATATTGATTTACATTTACTTACAAAAGAGATATGCTGCTCAAAATGTAAGCAAATAAAAACAGTAGATAATTATTATCTCAGTAAATGGGTAAAAAATGGTTATAATATCAAATGTATAAGTTGTATTAAAGATATTGATAAAACTGTTCATGAAGACATTAAAGAATTAGAGTGTAAAATTTGTAAGCAAGTACTCTCTAAAAAAGAATTCCAAAAGAAACCTAGTAATCAATTAGGGTATACCACTGTTTGTAAGGTATGTTATAATAAAAAGAATGAGGAATTAAGGTCTAATATTACTCACAAGAAATGTTCTAAGTGTAAAGAGGTTAAAGAGATAAATCAATTCACTCAATCTTTAACTATAAAATCAGGTTATACATACAGTTGTACAGATTGTATAAAAATTAATAAAGAAGCAATACCTACTGTTACAGAAAAATCTTGTACAAAATGCAATCAGGTAAAACAATCATCAGAATTTTATAAAAATAAAACCCAAAAGACAGGTTTATCACCTCATTGTAAGGAGTGTGTAAAGAAAGATCAAAAAGAGTATAAGGAAAGAGATATTAAAAAGTATAATGAGATGGTTAAGGCTGTAGGTGTTAGAAGAAGAAAGAAAATGAAAGATGAAGGTAGTACTTACCTAAGAGATTATGAAAGAAATAAAAGGCATACTAACATTGAATATAATATATTATGTAATCTAAGAGGTAGGGTTTATTCTGCTTTAAAATATAAAAGAGTAGTAAAATCAAAAAGAACCCTAGATTTATTAGGTTGTACTGTTGAATTCCTAAGACAGTACTTAGAAGAACGCTTTTTACCTACTATGACTTGGGAAAATTATGGTTCTAAATGGCACCTTGATCATGTAAAAAGTTGCAACAGTTTTGACCTAACCGACCCTGACCAGCAGAAGCTTTGTTTCCATTATACTAATCTTCAGCCCCTATTCGCAGTTACTACTATAATTGATGGCGTAGAGTATATTGGTAACATGAATAAAAGTGATAAAGACATAGATTATATAGCCCGTCCAGTATATAACAATTAATTCAGTGATATTTATAATTAAAGAATACAACATGCAAAGAAATTTTAAAGAACTTCTTGAACAAGCTAAGAAAGAACTTACAGAAGATATAAAATCCGGTAAGATAAAGTTGAATGAAGCTGCTGACCTAGATGAGTTAAAAGAGGTACAAAAGCTAGTAAAAATAGCTAATATCCTTATTGAAAAAGGTGTAGATAAAGATGGAGATAAATTAGAAGTGGTAGATCCTGAATCTACATATGAAGAACCTTACACATACGACCTAATTAAGATAGAGGGTGAAAAAGTGACTGTAACTTCTTATGCCACTATGAAAGGTAATAAAAAAGAAGTAGATGTAATGAAGGTAGGTAATATATCTGATTCAGTAGTTGAATACTTAAAGAGTATTATCAAAGGATTTAAAAGAGCCTATAAAGAGGCTGGAATACCTCTTCCTACTAGTAAATCTGAATTACAAGAAGGAGAAGTGGTAATTGCAAAAGATGAGTCAGACCCTCAAGCCAAACAAGCTGCTAATGATGCAATAAAGAGAGGAGATACAGTAAGGTACGTAAAGCCTGGTACCACACTTCAAGAAAAGAAAGACAAAGAGGAAGAAGAGCCTATTGAAGATACAGAAGAATCAAAACCTGAAGATGTAGAAAAACCTTCCACATCAACTCCAGATGCTATTTCATCAGAGTTAGAAGAACACATCAAACAAGCTATTGATTCAGCAGCAGAGTTCATTAAATCTATTGATGACAAGAAGTACGAAACTGCTCTTGGGAAAGTTATCAAAAACTTGACCATGGCTCAAGGTGCTTTAGAAGCAGTGAAGGTTCGTGAAAATAAACTAGCAGAAGAAGCTGGAATATTACGTGAAAAATCAATTAAAAAGTATAGCGATACATTTATCAAGGGCTTGAAGAAATACATCAAGGATGAGACTCTAATGAACAAAATACTATCATTGTATAAAAAGGCAATAGAAGCTTACCATGATAAGAAGGTTCCTGCTGAGAAGATGACTGAACAAGTATGGAAGCACTTCACACTTAATGAGGGGATGCAAAAGAAGGTAGGTTATATCCTTACCGAAGCAGCCGGAGACCAAGATTTAGATAATCTAACTCAGTTTGTAAAAGGTCCTATTGCCAACTCTAAGTTCAAGAGTATTGAAAGTGATGTTGATGTTGTTAAGGATGGTAAAGACCTAGTAGTTAAATACACAGTAAATGGTCAACCTAAAGATCTTCCTACAGATGCTTTAAAAGAACTTGAAAATAAGTATAAAGTAGACAAGACACCTAAAGGGTATATCTTAACACCAGGAGTTATTAAACAAGGACCAAACTTAGGGGATGCTCTAGGTAAGATGAGTAAATAAAAGAAATAGGCCTATATACACCCAGCCCATTTGTTCGAGAATATCGCAGAGGGGTTACCTATCTTAATAATAATTTGTTTATATCAAAACTATTTATTAAATTTGCATTATGAATGAATTAGAAGTAACTACACCTGTAGTTAAGCTTACCAATATAAGTATAGATTCTAACACTAGAAATCTTACTTTAGAATTTGAAGGGTTTGATAATCTTACACCATTTCCTATATCTGATGAGGATATGAATAAGATTTTAGAGTTTTACACAAAAGAGTATAAATAAATTTAATTAAAAATTAAAGATTTGAAAAATAGAAATCCCCTTAACCTCCTTACGGAGAAGATAGATTTACCTTCTAAAGGTAAGTTATACCCCCTAGACAGCCCCCTATCACAAGGGTTTGTTGAAATACTATACCCTACAGCTAAGGAAGAAGATATCCTTACTAACCCTAACTACATCAAAAATGATACTGCCATTGATAAGTTCATTGAGAGTATTATGGTAACAGACATAGATATAAATGATTTGTGCCTATGTGACAAAGATGCTGTGATGGTTGCTGGAAGAATCCTAGGACTAGGATCGGACTATACAATCAGGGAGGGTTTATCTAATCCTATCACTTTCAACCTGTCTGAATTGCAAGACAAAGAAGTAGATTGGAGCTTATTTGATAACACTAACGAATTTGAATATAATATTAAAGATGTTGTAATCAAGTTCAAAGTACCTACTGGCCACGACATGATTGCCATGAAGAAAGAAGTAGAAGGACTAAAGAAAATAGATCCTAATGCCACTATCGATACTAGGATTATCTACAAGTTCACTATAGTAGAGGTAAATGGTAAAAGAGACTTACCTACTATTAATGATTTCTGTAATAGAATACTAATGGTAGATTCAAAGAAACTAAAAGCTTATGTGGATTTAGTGACACCTGGATATACATGGAAGGGAACTGGTACCTACATTAAGGATAATAAACAAGAGAAAGTGGAGGGTCTCACTATACCAGTAACTACTACATTTTTTTACCCTTCCTAACAGCAACTTACTAGGTATAGCTAAACTAAACATACCTGATGAGCATTTACCTTACATAGTAAAAAGAAAGGAAATATTTAAAAATGAGATATTCTATTTAGTAAGACATGGAGGGGGTGGATTCACATGGGATAGTTGTTACAGTATGCCTATTAAAATACGTAAATGGAATGTAGATAAACTTAGTAAAGAGATAAAAGCAGAGAATGAAAGTGTAAAACAAGCATCTAAATCTAATAAAGGTGGTACTCAACTCTCTATGGATGATATGATTAAAGGGAAGGGTGCAGAAGAATTGAAATCAGATTATAAAGCCCCTCCTCGCAAAAACATGAGGAATCAAAACACACCTCTGCCTAACAAGTAGGGGTTTTTCTTTTGGTGATATTTATACACAGCTATGGCAGTATCAACTAATTCAGGTGTAAAACCTAACTTAACAGATAAGAATTTATCAGACTATCAACAGATAACCCAAGATTTATTTGGAACTGTAGACCAGTATACTAATAAGTTAAGGGATATGGATGTTAATCTTGGCAAAGTGTTTCAAAACATTGCCACTAACTCCACTGAGATCAATAACTCTTTAAAGAGAACTATAGACTTGACAACAGGTATAGGAGATTCCTATAAGAACTATGGCAAGTTAGTTCAGAATTTATCTAAGATTGATATAGAGAATAGGAAAATAAAGGCAGCTAAAGAAGCTTTTATAATCAATCTAACCTCGCAAGGCCTAAAGATAGAAAAGGAAATCCTAAATACAGCCTTAGAAAGTTTATCTGCAAACGAAAAGAAGCTTAGTACTACTAAAATTCAAATATCAGAGCAGGAAGAATTACAAAGACTTGCTAAGGGAAATGCTACTATTCAAGCAACATCTGGAGCGAAGCTAAAAGAATTAAAAGAAGAAGATGAAAAATTAACTAGAGAAAGAGAAGCTCTAGAAAGTAAGTTATTAGAAATGCTTGGTGGGCAAAACAGCTCTTACGCCGAACAAAATCTAATAAAACTACAGTTAATTGATGCTGAAATAATAGCAGCAGATAAGGCAAAAATATTAACTAAGGAAATTATAAAACAGAATGGGTTTTATGGGCAGTTTTATGATATCTACGAAAAGATATCTAAGATAACCCCTTTAGCAGGTTTAGCTTCAGCATTCAGTCTAGCGTCTGTAGTAAAGACTCTAACAGACTACGTATTTAAAATAGATAAGTACTCTACTGATATTGCTAATAGCTCTGGGGTAACAAAAGACTTTGCACAAAAAGTAAGCATATATTATGCCGATTCATCCTCAACACTAAGTGTAACTAACGCGTATCTAGATAAATCTCTTCTAAACCTTAAAGCACAAGCAGAGGCTCAGGATCAATTACAAAAGTCTACAGGCCAAATGGCATTGTACACAGAAGATAGTGTACAGTCACAAATATATCTCACTAAACAACTGGGGTTACAAGGTGATGAAGCAGCTCGTATAGCACAGCTTGGATTATTAAACAAAACCAGTACCCAAGATGTAACAGATAACGTAGCTGACCAAGTAGCTAACTTCAATAAATCAAGCGGCTTAAATCTAAGTATACGTGATGTATTAAAGGATGTAGCAAAGGTCAGTGGAGTTATTGCAGCTAACTATGACAATAACCCTAAAGCCATAGCTAGAGCCGTTGCTCAAGCCAAGTCACTGGGGGTATCTTTACAAGAAGCCTCAGCAGCATCAAGGTCTTTACTTGACTTTGAATCTTCTATTGAGAATGAACTAGAAGCCGAACTCTTAACAGGTAAAGCTTTTAATCTAGAAAAAGCTAGAGCATTAGCTTTAAGTGGAGATTCAGCAGGGGCACTAGAGGAAGAGTTAAAGAATGTAGGTTCTCTAGCTGAATTCCAAAGGCAAAATGTAGTAGCCAAGGAAGCAGAAGCTAAGGCTATAGGAATGACAGTAGACCAACTCTCTGATGCATTACATCAGCAAGAGGTGTTGAAGGGTTCTACAATTGAGACTAAAAAAGCCTACGAAGAAATTCTAAAGAGTATAAAAGGATCTTCAGAAGAAACTAAATATAGAGCTGAACTAAATTCAGCTATGAATGGTGCAGACCTTCAAGCTAAGACAAGTTTAGTATCTAAGCAATTAGAGTTTGAAGAATCTATGGAAAGAGTAAAGGATACATTCAGTGGTATAGTATCTGGGCCTTTAGGTAAGATGGTAGGTGCATTTGTTGATGTATTAAATACTACAGGAGGTATTACTGCTGCCTTAACTCTAGGAGCTGCTTATATGGGTTTTACAGCAGCAAGAGCTATAGCTACAGCTTTTGCAACAGAAGCAACAGCAGCAGCTATAGGTAATTGGGCAGGAGCAGCAGCAGGGGCAGTAGCACTAACATATGCAGTAACACAGCTTAATTCAACACCTCCTCCAATAAACGTACATGATGCCTTGATAGGACCTACAGGAGGTATAATGATTCAAACTGCTGAAGGACAGTTAGTTAAACCTAGTCCGAGAGACTCTGTACTAGTAGCACCTAATGCAGCAGATGCAATAGGAGGAGGTTCTAGTAACTCTCAAAGCAATTCAAGAATGGAATCCTTACTAGCTGGTATACTTAATGTAGTATCAAGACCAGGAGGTGTATATCTAGATTCCTCAAAAGTTGGTACTAGTATGGGCTTATCTTATTCCGTATATGCATAGTCTGATATTTATAATAAAACAATAATCATGTCATTAATTGATACTATCAAACAATCAAATCTTAACTATCAGGGAGGTACTCCACAATCAATGTTAATTGTGCCAGATACCCTCAATGATACATCTACGATTTTAGGTATTCCAGCTTTCTCTACTTATCAGCGTGCTTTTTTAAGAAAGCTTAAGCCTACTAAGCTGGCTGCCAACTTTTATCCTAAGCATTACTTAGATAATCCACCTAAATAAAAATCTTTTGCCGAACCCTACTCTTTCTGAATTAGTAACCAACCTAAGCACCTTCAACTATTACTCTGGTAAAGGAAACTTCACCAAGAATAAAGTTGGTGACTTCAATCATGTACCGATTGAAGAGGTGCTTGCTTTGCAATATCTAGAAAAGAAATCTGCTAACTATCTAAGTAAGCTTTTTAATCCTAGTCAAAGCTACGGAGGACCTAAACCAGATTATAAAGGTGCCGGTAATGCTGATAACAGCATAGAAGGTAGTGTCGGTACAAGTAACATCCTAGATTTACTAACAGCTATGACGCTTGGGGGTAATAAGACTTTCCCTAAGCTGCAAAAGGGGGATGTCTACAAATCAGAGAAAGACCTATATAGCTTCAAGAATAATGATGGTATACTAGGATTCTTAGATTCAACAACCACTGTAAAATCTTATGCCAGTACCTTTGCTGCTAAGGATGCATCAGCTACCTCAGAAGCTAATGTGGTAGTAATTCCAGAAGAAGATATACTAAACATAGACCCTGACACATCTATATTAAGTACACCTTCTACTAAGGGTGTACCTTTTGATTTTTCAATACAAGACTTCAGGGCGTATAAAAAAATTATCAACCCAAATGCTTTTCCTGATTACGTACCTAATGTAGGACCTGGAATAGTAAATGGTGCTTATAAAGGTACTAGAATAGTATTAGATACTGCTGAAAATGCTCGTAAATATAACATATACAACAGGCTAGGTATTATAAATACCAATAACCAAGATGGATTTGGGACTGTATATCAAGATAGGTTAAATGCACTTAGCTTATATTATGGAGGAGGTGCTAATGGTCTTAGAAATGAACTGTCTGATATGAATGGTTACAATGTAACTAAAGATACTATCAGAGATCTTATAAAATTCAGGATAAAAGCTATAGATAATGATCACATAGGTAGTGGAGTATTCATGGTATTTAGAGCGTTCCTTAATGGAGCTATTACAGATAGTATTACCCCTACTTGGAATCCTATTAAGTATACAGGACGAGGTGAATCATTTTATTCTTATGATGGAGTAACTAGCACTATTAGTTTTAGTTTTACAATAGCAGCGTTGTCTAGGCAAGAAATGAAACCTCTTTATCAAAAGTTAACTTACCTGAAGTCTATCATGTACCCAGACTATAAGGCTAATAAAATGAGGGGTACCGTCATAGAACTTACCATCGGTGATTATATTAAGTATCAACCAGGTATTATTAACTCATTGAGTATAACTATACCTGAAAATACTCAATGGGAGATAGCTCTGAATTCTCCTGATTTAGAAAATAAAAATAAATCTTTAGATGATGATATGCATGAACTTCCTATGATGCTTAAAGTGGACATGGAGTTTATACCTATATGGAATTTCCTACCTCAAAAATCTAAGGTAAGCAGTAATGAAGCTAAACTTACACCATTCATAGGAATTGACAAGTCAATAAATGATAGAAATAATGAATGGAGTTACAGTTCCACTTTAGAAGAAAATGGTAAGCCAAAATACACCACACCACCTAATGATTCCAAAGCAATAGCCCCACAGGTAAATACCAGTACATCTGGCAATAACACTCAGGGAAAATAATATTTTGTAGTTTAGATATTAAGTATTATATTTGTGTTTTGGTAATTCATTTTAATTAGGGATTTGTTACCCCTACACCCACTTGGATTTCTGCCCTCATGTGGGCTTTTTATTTAAATGATATTTATATACATGAACAGATACCAATCTTTACCTACCCTAACCGACAATCTAGGCCGGAGGTATATGAAAACTCCTAAGTACCCTCAAATACCCTTGTCATCCAATGACATATATATAATGAGTGTAGCTGGAGATAGGGTAGATCAATATGCCAATGATTATTACAGTGATGTAGAAGACTATTGGATAATCAATGTAGCTAACGGATTTCTAGGAGATAGCCTATATATTCAACCTGGGATACAGGTACGAATTCCTCAAGATATAATTACCATAAAAAGAAACTATAACAAACTAAACGGTATAGACTAAGATGAGTATTTTTAAATCAACCTTCCCTCCATTTGTATCTAGACAACTATTAGCCCGTCAACATCTATTACAGGATGGGGATAATTCAGCTACGCGTACACGTAATGTACAGCACTATACATCTAGTAAGACAGCATGGGCAAGGATGGTATCTTTAGTTAATTACGATGATGGTGGTAATGGGACATTTACAGATGCATTAGCTAGGAAGTATGTACTAGAAGCAGGAACTTTATATACAGACCCGACTGATAACAATGTATTTGGACTAAGAAGTGGAGTAGGTACCAGTAAAGGTTCATATGCAGGGGATTATTCAAAGAAGGCTAGGCCACTAGGTATAAGACCTATGCCCGGCATAGTATCTTTTGACATAGTTAATAAAGGTGCTTTTGGTTCACTTAGGCAAGCCACTATCAGATTTAAGGCTTGGGATAAAAATCAACTAGATGATTTAGAAGTATTGTTTATGAGAACAGGTTTTTGGGTTACCCTTGAATGGGGTTGGTCTATGTACCTTAATACGTATAAAGAAAGTGATGCAACAGCCTCTGATTCAAATGCTTTGAAGGTGTCTGATAGTGAGTTGAAGGGTTATATAGATAAACAAATGCAAACTTTCAAGGACCCTTCCCTAGATCCTTTTGACTCATCTTTGTCTTTAGAGGATATTTACGACAAGATGGAAGGTTATCGAGCTAAGTTTTGCGGTAATTACGATGGGTTAATAGGCTGCGTAGAAAATTTCACTTTTGAATTGATGCCGGATGGAAGTTACGACTGCACTACTGTACTGATTAGTATAGGTAATGTACTAGATAGCTTAAAAATGAACAGACCTAGCTCTAAAGAAATAGATACTATAAAAACAAACTTCTCCACCACCATGGATAATTTTGTTAATATGCCTATTGGAGAGTTTATAACAAAAGTTCTGGATGGTAATGAGCCTCCACGAGGATTGAATACAAACACGTTTATAGATGTAAATACACATACACTCCCTTCTGTATTTAATGGAGATCAACCTAAACCGACACAAGGATCCAATGCACAAAAGAATGCAATGAAACCTGTGTATATACAGTTTGCATATCTTATTTATATTATTAACATCAAACATAACCTATACGATAGTAAGAAAAACAAATATCTAAACATCATACCACCATTACCTACTCCTGATAACGAAGATATAGGACTTTGTCTAGCATCTGTGGATAGTGTATCTATTGACCCTCGAAATGTACTAATAAACAATACTAGTGCTACCTTTGTTACTGGTATTAATCCAGGAGATACACAAGGGGGATTTGATATAAATGCAGTGATAAATTCACTTGTTTGTGACACTAATCTTCAAACCCAATCACCTACTAATGCATCGAGTTATGTACAACTGAACGGTGATAGAATGAAAGATTATCTAGTAGAGGGAGAGCCTAAAGGACACTCATTAGGTTATATAGGCAACATATATCTAAATGTGCAGCATGTCAAAGATGTGTTTGAAGATATGATTACAAGCAATAAAAGCTATAGTGGTGATGTAGGTATAAGAGCTTTTATAAAAAAACTTTTAGAGGAGATGTCCTATGCACTTGGGGGTATAAATGACTTCGACATATTTGTAACTGAGAATATAATACAAATCATAGATAAGAATTATTGTGAACGTACTGCTAAGAGTAATAAGAACACTAAATTCATGTTGAATGTTATGGGTAACAATTCGATTGTAAGGAACTTTAAAATATACTCAAAGATATTTCAATCACAAGCCACTGAAATAGCTATAGCTGCACAAGCTAGACCTAATCTAGGTGGTATTTATACAGCCACTCAACAACAGTTCAATAAAAACCTATCATCTAGGATATATCACTCACTTAAAACAGAAGAGGAATTAAACAGTTCGACTACCCCTGCACCTCAATCACAAGCTGCTAACATAGATAAAACTAAAGAAAAAAAGGAAACCTCCGACCACCTTATTGAGATTGCAAAAAATACCCTTAAATTAAGGCAGTATTTAAGCTTATTCCTACAAGGGTATCACTATCCCCCACCTGAGCAAATATCTACAGCTAACACATACTTAAAATCAGTTTTAATAGAGGTTAACCAAGACTCTAACTTTAGAGCACCTATCCCACTATCTCTAGAAGTAACTCTAGATGGCATATCAGGAATGATTATAGGACAGATTTTTACTGTAAATACAGATATATTACCACAAGACTATGCTAGAAATGCACTTGGATTTATGGTAACAGCTTTGCAGCAACATGTAAAAGGGTCTGATTGGACTACGGTAATAGGGACTAAACCTGTACTGCTTAATCAAGGTAATTTAGGTAATCCTAAAGATGTTGATTATGTAAAAGGACTTGTAGCTACAGAAGTTTCAAATCAAGTGACTGAGAATTTAAAAACAGCAATAGCAGCTACACAAGCTTATTTAAGGGTGATGTGCTTTGTTAAATTATACTTTGAAAAAGGTATAGATATAACAGGTGTAATAAATAGAACACACAAGAGTACAACACCAGTACTTACATTTTTTAATAGTGACCCAACAGCAGAGGATGTAAAGTACACTTTAGAAAATATAAGCACTGCACCTATTAAAGGGACTAGAGCTAATAACATATTTGAAAGCAGAACTAATAACAGTCTAAGCTATAGTCAAATAGAAGGGTTAATGTCTGATGTAAGAAGTGCCTTGATTAAAAATGTTGATAATGACAAGATTATAAAAGCGTTTTTAGAGAAGAACAGTATTACAAATTCATCTGAAAAAATAAAAGAAGTACAAGGTATCATTACTGATAAGTCTAATGTTAAGGTAAACTTTACAGATTTAAGTTATCAATTATCCCCTACTGAAGATGTCTTTGTACAAATAATAGAATCTTTACCAGATTATAATTTATTACCTTCTTACCTAAAAAATAAAGCTGCATCTATCATAAACAGATTGGTTAAACATGGAGCAGATCATACTGCAAATGTATACGGTTTAAAAGTAAATGCAGATTCTAATGGTACAAACTTATCTTACATAGAAGATGCTTCAATAGGACAGATGAGTATAAGGTCTGAATCTTATTTCTCAGGTGTCATTACACCCAATTATGCTAAACTTCCTGAAATAAATTAAATATGGCATATTACCCCCTCAATAAAATAACACCTAATCTATTCACCTCTGGTAATGAGTTCATACTCACTACATCAGGTAAAGACTATAAAGGCTACTATTACAGTGCCTATGATGGAAAGTATTTTACAGGTAAGACTGTATCCCCAGAATCAGAAGAGTTAATCAAAACGTCTGATAAGATTATACCAAGTGTAAGTCTTGCTACACAACCTTATGACAACATAAGTAAATACAGAAATAACATAACACCACCTTCATCCTCTGTGACGGTACCTACAGAACAAGATTACGTAAATGGATATTACTACAGATACTTCAGTAAAAGAGTGAATGGTGACTTATCTACCATCATAGAGTTAAGTAAAAGTAGCTACGACTCACTTGCATCAAATGTATTGTATAATAGAGTACAGTTAAGATGGATGATAAGAGGACCTTTGGAAGATCAGTATATTTCAGGCATGCTAGTACTAGGAGTTATTAACAGAAACCTAAAAGAGATACAACAAGCATCTAAACAAATGCTATACTTAGATCAATATTTAATTAATCCAACACAGTATTTTAAAAAATAATTTTGTTGGTATTGTTATGTATGCTATATTTGCATTGTAATAAAACATATTTATGGAAACAACAAGAGAGGATTGTATAGAGTTAGTAGACGAGTTAAACGCTGAATTAACTAAAGTAACTTTTTTTGAAAATTACTTTAATATAAGATTTAAATATATGACTGAAGGTTATGACGATTATATTATGTTAGGTGATATAATCTTATATACATCTCAAGATGGATGTCTATATAAGTGGCGTGATGGTCTACCTGTAGAAATTACTTTAAGAGAATACTTATTAAAAGAACTTAAAAAGTTATTATTTAACACTAGAAAGATGTCTTTTTGGGTACACAATGAATTGAAAAGTTATGAAATCAAAGAAGATAATAGCACTGATTGAGATAATACTAATAGTAATTATCTGCATGGTACAGGTATTTCCTAACTGGAATAATAAATACACCACACCAGGTGATTTATTTTGCCTAGAGATAGTAGGGTTATTAAGTTGGAATATTTATGAAAATTTAAAAAAGAAAGTTAGCTAGTGTTTTATATAGTAGAGACAGAAGAGCAGTTACAAAAGTTTTCAGAATACAATCTGGAGAACTCATTCATTGAGCCTATCCCCTTCAATGACAACTATCACCCTGCACTAACACAAGTGTGTGCCTACTATATCAAACCTTTTCAATCCAGAACAGGATTTATCTTACCTATTTCACATTCAGAAACTTTATCATTAGATGAAGATAGGATATTACAACTATTTGCTAATAAGGTGCTCAAGGCTTACGTATTTGACTTAAAAAGGGTTATGTATCACCTTAACTTACAAGTCCCCTTTATATGCCTTAAAACGGCTAAATTCATAGAGTCACATCAAATATTAGATTTAAAGTCTTTCAATCAGCCTATACACAACTGGTTATATAGCCAGAATGGAGATAGGTATGATATCAATAGGATTGTACCCATATCAAAGTTAGCTGAGAAGTACGATAACTTTATTAATTCTCAAAAGAGCTTACTTAAGAGTACAATATATACCAAGAAGCATTTTAAGTTTTACAACGAGTACGTAAATAAAGTCCTGCATGAAGTAGAAAAGCAAGGCATAAAAGTATCTACAATTGATGTACCGAATGTAGATTACATGTATGATGGAGAAAGGGTATACACACACTATAACCAATATACACAAACAGGTCGACCTTCTAATGCATTTAATAATGTAAACTTCGGAGCATTAAATAAAAGCGATGGGTCTAGGGAGATGATTATACCTAGTAATGACTTCTTATTAGAATTTGATTATAGTAGTTACCATCCTAGAATATTGGCTAATTTAGTGGGGTATGACTTCAAGGGAGAAGATATACACACTCACCTAGGTAAGATGTATTTTAACACAGATGAAATCACAAAGGAACAGCATGATGAAAGTAAAAATATTACTTTTAAAATTCTTTACAATAATTCAAATGAATTCACTAACTTTGTATTCTTCAATAAGGTTCACGAATTAACAGATAAGTTATGGTATGAATACAACAAGAAGGGATTTATAACTTCAATATTAAGTAAAAAACCTATTACAGGTATTACGAGTAAAACTCAAGTATTACCTTATCTACTTCAAGCTTATGAAACGGAGCGTAATATATGGGTAATGTTTAACTTGACGGAGTTACTAAAAGAGTTCAACAGTAAGCTAATTTTGTACACGTATGATTCGTTCTTAATAGATTACAGTAAGGCAGATGGCAAAGACTTAATAGATAAGATAAAAGAGATTACAGACGAGGATGGTTTTGTAACTCAAGTAAAGTATGGTTATGACTACAATAATATGAAAAACATTAATTAAAAAGATGACAGAGCGAGAAGTTAATTACAACAGAGTACAAGAAGTACAATCAGTTCAAAAGAGTAAAATTGCCAACAAGATCTTTACTACATTTTGTAAAAAAGAAGATTTACAAGATATGATAGATAAGATAAAATCTACCTATTCTATCCTAAACAATAGGATACTTGTATTCACATCTGAGCAAACAGAAGAATATATACTTACCTATAATGTAGAGCCTGGTAATCTATTAGAAGTAGAAGTAATAGGAAATACAGTATTACTGCATCGTAACAAAGATTACAAGACACTATTCTCCATTAATGCAATTAACATGCTGAACCAAATGGAAAATGGTAATACTGATAACTATTATACCGTCCCATGGGAAAAGTATGAAAAGAGTATTTTATTGACAAGGAAGGGTGCTTTCTGTCAATTAAAAACAGAACTCTATAAAACTATAGATACCACACCAAAGACAGAAAACAATTTTTTTATTTAATAACAAATATCAATTATGAGCACAAACACAGACAACAAAGACTTAACAGTCGATGAACAAAAGCAAGATGCAGGTAAAACAGAAAAAAGTTTTAATGCAAACCTTAAAAAGGTAGTTTCAATACTAGGAAGTAAAGATTTACTTGCCCCTAGTAAAAAAGTAAAAGGTAATGTAGTTTCTGATATAGTAGCAGAACTCACAAAAGACCGAGAAGAACAAAATAGGCAAGCAGTAAAGACGGAGCTTTCTACCTTACTGACAAAGTATGTAGAATTTGAAACTGAAGTGAAAAAGAAGGAAGAAGAGTTTAAAAAGCTGAAAGAACAGAAACAAAAAGAATTCATTGACGCATCTAACAAATTCTTCAATAAGATTCAAGAAGTAGATACATTTATCAAAAGTATGGAACAAGCTTTATTAAAAGCATCTGAAACACAAGAATAGTATGAATACAAATAGTTATGAAAAGGTATTAGTGTATACTATTACTGAAACAAACAAAACTTTGAATAGATGGAAGATTGAAAAGTGTAATCATCTAGTTATAACTAAGCAAGATATAAAAAGTGTGTTTAATTCGTATTTTGAAAAGTATATAAAGCATTATTTAAATCTTGATAATGTACAAGCAGCTAAACTAATGACTTGGCATAAATCAGATATATTCATTAATGATCAATATCAAATAGTTCAAGTAAGATTCCTAGATCTTAATGATAAAGATCACTTTTGTATACATCACCTAAAAAAAGTCCTAGAAACTATAGATTACAATAGCTTACAACACACTAAAGAGGAATCTTTAACACTGGTAGAAGATATATCTTTCAACTCTATTCAAAGTATTAAATTTTAAAACAACAATTATTATGGCACTAAGCATCAGAGAATTAGCAGCACAAAGACTTAAGAAGTCACAATCAAGCGGAGGTGGTAACATAGATTACGCCAAGCTTAAGTTCAAACCTGAAATAGGTAAAGAATACCAAATTCGTATTCTCCCTAATAAGTACTCAGAGTATCCTATCCAAGAGTTAGAGATACACAAGTATGACACCTTTAAAAAATCCCCAATTGCCCTAACATCCTTTGGAGAGCCTGACCCTATTGTTAAGTTCATCAAGAGTCTATGGGATGAGGTAAACAAAGCAAAAGCAAGTAATGACCCTAACTTAGCAGTTATTACAAAAGAGAATGGGGATATTGCCAAGGCAATGAAACCAGGTAAGCGTTTCTTTGCACAAGTGATAGTACGTGGAGACGAAGCTAAAGGCCCCATCATCTGGGAATTTGGTTCTACTATTGCATCACAGATAGACAGTTTTCTTGCTTCTGAGGATTATGAAAACCTAACTGGTATTCAAGACGGCACTGATATAGTAGTTACAGGTATTGAAGCTTCAATGAAAAGTGGTCAGAAGTACACAGATGTATCTATTACCCCTCGTAAAAAAGAATCTCCTATATCTAAGGATCCAGATACAGTTGAAAAATGGTTAGAAGATCAAAAAGACCCAGCACAAGTATTGTATAAAAAAATGACTTATGATGAGTTAAAGAAAATGTTAAAAGATTACTTAAATCCAGGAGATGGAGATGATGAAAAGGAAGAGCAACCAAAGAAGAAGCCTCTCCCACTTAAACCTGCAAAAGCACCTGTTAAAAAAGTAGAAGTAGAGGAACAAGATGAAGACGAAGAGGAAGATACTCCACCCCCACCACCGGTTAAAAAACCTATTAAAAAGACAATAGAATTAGAACCAGAAGACGAAGATGAGGAACCTGAAGAGGAAGAAGAAACAGACGATTTACCTTTCAAAGCTCCTGCTAAATCTTCAAAAGCATCTTCAAGTAAAGTTCCAAAAGAGTACGTAGAAGAGGAAGATGAACTACAAGATAAAATCCCAAGTGTAAAAGGTTCTGCAAAAGCTGAAATTAAAACTAAGGCTCCTGTTACAAAAAAAGCAATCACACCTACTTCAACTAAGAAATCTTTTGAAGATGTGTTTGACGAAGATGAAGACGATGAATAATTAGCCCCTGATTAGGGATCGAAGGCACATCATACCTAGTCATAGGTACACTCTGATGTTGGGAACGTAGGCCCATGAGTTTCTTGATTCTAGAGCATTTTCCAAAAATCAAGGGTAAACAAGTTAGCTCAATTGGTTAGAGCACCCTTATTGTAAAGGGTAGATGGAGTTCGAGTCTTCACTTGTTTCACAAAAGCAGTAATTATAGAAATACCCTTGTACCCCTGCACTAGGGTTGGGTTAGACATAGTTATTCTGATTTAAGGTTTAATTACTGTATATAACCATACCTTTAAGAATAACAAGTGGGAGTACTCCCTGCCAGAGTGGGGGTAAATTTTAAAAAAATAGATAATATGAGACAAACAGGTAGAACAGCTAGAATTGTAGATTTTGTTGTAGATCAACTATTTAGTATAGGGCAATGTATAGTTACAGACCATATAGCATTTGAGTTTGAATATATCAAAGGATCACACTTACAACAGAATCTAATTAGCAGAGTACAAGAAAGAATAGCATTTAATCTTAGGCATTTTGAAAATCCAAAACAACTTAATTCTGAAATATTAGATATAAAAGGATTTAAGGTTGTACACTTTTCTTTAATTTAAAAATAAAAAATAGATAATATGGCAAAATCAGCTAAGACATCAGCTACAACAAAAGAAAAAGAAGAACCTAAAGTAAACCTAAAAGCAGCCGTTACACAAGCGGTGGGAGGGAAGTTTGATAAGGCTAAATCAGATGCATTACAAAGGTTTAAGAAGTCTCACAATTTATCTGACACTGCTAACTTTAAACCTCAATCTTGGTTACCTATGTCCCCTGCTTTTAGGAAGGCTACTGGGTTACCAGGGTTATACGAAGGGGGTTTGAATATAGTTAGGGGTTGGTCAGATTCAGGTAAGACTACAGTACTTATAGAGGCTGCTATATCTGCTCAGAAAGCTGGAAAATTACCAGTTTTTATTATAACCGAACAAAAATTCAAATTTCAACATATAATTGACGCTGGATTCGAAGCAGAAGAAGTGGTAGATGAAGAAACAGGTGAGATTACCTATCAAGGGGATTTTATCTACATTGACAGAGAGCATATAGATGTTTTAGAAGATGTTGCAAAATTTATATTAGATTTATTTGATGAGCAAAAGAAAAATTTGCTAATGTTTGATCTTGTAATTTTGTGGGATAGCGCAGGGAGTTTACCATCAAGAAGGTCTGTAGAATCAAAATCTAACAACGCTCAATGGAATGCAGGATGTATGTCAGAAGTTTTTGGTCAACATGTGGTTCAAGAGTTTGCAAAAAGTAGAAAAAAATCATACCCGTATATAAATACCTTTGTTGTATGTAATCAAGTAAGATTAGAGCTTCCAGCTAACCCTATGGCAGGACCTGCTATAATGAGGAATAAAGGTGGAGATGCTTTATATTGGGCAGCAGACCTTGTAATTACAATGGGTAAGCTTACTAATGCAGGGTTAGCAAAAGTAGAAGCAACAAAGAACGGCAAAAAGGTTCTATTTGGTAAGATTACTACTATAGCAATTTCAAAGAATCATATCTCAGATGTTACTACAAGTGATAAAATAGTAATGACTGCACATGGTTTTATTGAAAACACTAAAGAGGCTATTACAGCTTATCAAAAAGCAAATAGTAAAAGGTGGCTTACTGAGTTTGGAACTGAAGATGTAGATGTTGTTATCAGTGAAGAACAAGGAGATTCTCAACCTAATCTAGAGGAAGAAGATTAATCTCAACTTTTCTCTCAACTTTATTTGATATTTATTAATATAACACCTATGGGCAGATTGAAAAAATATAAGACAGCAGAAGAATTAGCAATAGCACGTAGAGGTTATAGTAAAAATTATTATAATAAAAATAAAGAGAAAGTAGATGCCAGAACCAAAGCAAACTATTACAGAAGAAAAAAGGATAGCGAAGGTATACCGAATTGTGAATCCTAAAGGTAGTATTTATGTAGGCAGTACCATACAAAAAATAACAAATAGGTGGAGCCCTTATAAAACACTAAATTGTAAAGAGCAAAGTAAACTATATAACTCATTGAATAAGTACGGTGTAGATAACCATATCTTTGAAATTATATGGGAAGGTAAGTTTGAGCAAATGTATAAGATGGAACGTACATTTGGTGATTACTATAATGTACTTGATAGAGATAGTGGACTAAACTTAGCTTTACCTGGTTATGATGATATACCTGGAGTATTATCAAAAGAGACTAAGGATAAGATACGAGAGTCAAGAGCTTATTTATGTAAGCCTAACAAAAAATGGACTAATTCAATAGTAGTAAATCAATACAATTTAGAAGGTGATTATTTAGACACTTTTTATAATTTAATATATGTCAAACAAAAATTTAGGTTAAGTAATCAAGGACTTAAGTCTATGTTAGATGATAAAGATTATGTTTATGGTGATTTCATATGGATGCTTTATGAAGGAAATACTGATAATATCAATGTAGAAGATTATCCTATAAAAGTTGATAAGTATGACCTAAAAGGGAATTACATAGAAACTTTTAAATCTACTTTTGAAGCAGCTAAATCTATTGGAGGTAAAGTTCATCATAATGCTAGGAGTATTAGAAATTGTGTTAAAAAATTAAATAGAACTAGTTTTGGATTTATATGGAAGTATACTAGTGAAAAATTTATTCCAGAAAAAGATAGATATGAAAGACCTTCAGGAAAACCTTTATCTCTATCTCATAGAAAGATATTAAGTGATAGACATAGTAAAGCTGTAGTTATGTATGATGAAAAGGGTATTAAAATTAGAGAGTTTAAATCTGGTACAGAAGCTGCTAAACATGTTGGGACTACTTCATCAGAAGTAAGTAGATCTTGTATAGTAAACAATTCTAGAACAAAAGGTTATTATTTCAGATATAAAGAAAGCTATAATGAGTCTACTTTACAAAAATTACAAGTATTTGTAAACCCTAAAAAATTAAGAGTAAAACAGATTTGTCCTAAAACTTTAGAGGTTATTAAGATTTGGGATAGTATCACCGAAGCAGCCTGTTTCCTTAACGGAAGTACAACAGATATATCTGCGGTATGCTATGGTAAGAGAAAAACCTCAAAAGGTTTTAAATGGGAACATGTTGAAGAAGGTATAGATAAAAGAATATGTCAAATTAATAAAGATAATAATGAGCTTATCAAAGTTTGGGATGATGTAAAACTTGCATCAGAGCACCTAAATTTAGAAGGTAGTAATATTTATGCAACCATAAAAGGCACCAGAAGAAAATCTTGTGGTGGTTTCATTTGGAAGTATTACTCAGATTACCTACCTTCGCAGGAACAATTAGTTAATTAATAAAACAAACAATTATGGTAAGAAAAAATTTGACAGATGTCACACTACCTGCAAGTGAAGTAATAGTGAATCCTTCTGGGCATTGTGAAGTGCTTGTATCTTTAAAAGATGTACCTAAAGATAAGTTATTAAACCATCTTTCACCAGATGATGTAGTAAACTACTTCGGAGTCGAAGACTTAATAGACACAATAGGACAAGATGTAGTATTCAAACATTTTAATATAGAGAATTAATGATAATTAATAACTTTGTTTCAGATAAAATATTTAATGATATTTGTAAGTTTCGTATAAATATGCTATACGATGTTCAAATACTTAAATATCCAAGCAGTCTCTCAGCTATAGCTGATTGTATTAGAAAAGATTTAATACAAGGAGACTTATTTAAAGAATATCGTTTAACTGATGTCAGAATAACTTGTAGTATTAAAGACGATAAATACATTGAAGTCAGAGCGGAAATAATAGATTTACCTTGGATGCAACCTAGAGTTGAAATTCACCTTAGTAAGATGAAAATTTATCATAATGAGGAAATAATTAACTCATTTGCATACAATATAATATATGCAGTACTAATATGAAAAATAAAAGATTATTATCTATTTTCGACAAAATAGAAGATGAGATAGAGTTACCCCAACACATCTCTGCTAAGCATCGTATTTTGGTCGTTGACGCTATGAATACATTCCTGAGATCATTTGCAGGATTTAATAAACATAATGTTGCAGGACATTTAGTATCTGGCCTAACCGGCTTCCTCCAAAGCCTAGGATCCGCAGTAAAGGAAATAAGGCCTACTAAAATCATAGTTGCATGGGATGGGGAGAAAGGCTCTCAAGCTCGTAAGTACCTTTGCAGAGACTACAAAGCAAACAGAGATAACACTTCAATTATCAAGAAGGGTATCTTTGAATCTAAATCAGAAGAGGATGAGAGTAAGCAAGGACAACTACTTAGATTGGTAGATTATCTTAACTGCCTTCCCCTAACTATGATTGTTAAACCTAACCTAGAGATGGATGACATTGCAGCTATCCTGGTACAGCACCTAAAAGGTAGACCAGATACTCACACATATATCATGTCTACAGACCAGGATTTCTATCAACTAATATCAGATGCGGTAACAGTTTATAAGCCTAAAGAGAAGCAGTTCATTACAGAACACGAAGTATTAGCTAAATATAAGGTACACCCAGTTAACTTCTCTGTATTCAAAAGTTTAAATGGAGATACCTCAGATAACTTATCAGGTATCAGTGGGTTAGGAGAAAAGACCATTCCTAAACTATTTCCAGCACTTTCTACCTCTAGCAAGGTAACTTTAAAGGACATATACCAAACGTGCCAGGATAAGCCTCAAAATAGCGTTCTGTACGATAGAGTTCTATATTGTAAAAGCACCCTAGAAACCATGTTTAAAATCATGGACTTACATAATGTAAACGTAAGTGATAGCGACAGAGAAGAAGTAATAGCCGAATTTGAATCAAAAGTAAATTTGTTTAATCGGAAAGAATTCCTAAATTTGCATTCCGAGGATAGGTTATATGACACCATCCCTAACATAGTCAAGTGGCTAGATATTTTTAATAACGTAAAATAGAGATTTATGATAGAAGACAAAGGTTTAAGGTTTAATACAGGGAAGACGCGTTATGACTTAGTTCCAGCATTTGCACAAGAACAGTATGCAAAAGTTATGACTAAAGGGGCTGAAAAATATGCCGAGAGAAATTGGGAAAATGGGATGAGATGGAGTAAAGTATTAGCTTCATTAGAGAGGCATTTAATGGCTGTTAAAAAGGGAGAAGATTATGATCCTGAGACAGGGTTGTTTCATTCAGCACATATTATGTGTAATGCTGCATTCCTGACTGAGTATTATAAAATATACCCCCAAGGTGATGATAGACCTCATAGTTATTTAACTACTCCTAAAATAGGCCTAGATGTTGATTGTGTACTAGCTGATTGGATAGGAGGTTATAAAAAACAATATAAATACCCTGATAATCACGAGTTTGATTCATGGTATCTACATTTCAATATAATTGGAAGGTGTAATAATGAACTAAGTGAGGATTTTTATTTAAATCTTAAGCCTCTCATAAGTCCCAAAGACTTACCTTTTGAACCTCATTGTTACATTACATCAAGGAATATACCTTCCTCAGTAACAGAGGAGTGGTTGTATAAAAATGGATTTCCATGTAGACCGGTACGTACAGTAGGCTTATCAGAAAGTAAAGCTGAAGTGGCAAAAGAGATGGGTGTAGAGTTATTTGTAGATGATGTATATAAAAATTTCCTAGAGCTTAACAAAGCTGGTATATGTACTTTCCTATTTGATGCACCCCACAACAGGAGATTTGAAGTAGGTTATAAGAGATTAAGTAATCTAAAAGATCTAGTATAAATGTAGCATCAAAAAATATAATTATGACACTAAAAAGATTTACAATTAAGTTAAATTTCGACATTGACTTAAAGTTCATAGCCATCCTGCCAGCACTAAACATCAATATGCACAGCAGTTCATTAGAGTTTGAATGGTTAGTATTTGCAATTTATGTAGACTTCTCTAAAGAAAAGAAACACACTTACACACTACTAGATGAAAATTATTATTTCTAACTAGTATCTATACAATCAGTTTTATCCTTACTACACACTAAAATTTTTGCATAGATGACAATGAAAAATCTATCTGCATACGGATATGACTTCCGTGTGAAGGTAATATACAGTATAATAACCTCAAAAGAGTTCCTACAGAATGTAGCAGACATAATAGACTCAGAGCATTTTGAATCTGTTTCTCAACGGTGGATAATTGATAAGACTATTGCATACTTTAATAAGTATAATACCTATCCAACCATGAACTTCTTTAAGATAGAAATAAAGAAGCTTACTGATAAGATATTATCTATAGCAGTGTTTGAAGAGCTTAAGAAAGCTTACGAATGTGAAGATAAAGATCTTGACTATGTACAAGAAGAATTTCATAAATTCTGTGCCATCCAAAAGGTTAAAGCAGCTTTACTATCTTCTGTAGACATGCTAGATGCAGGTTCAGATACAGATGATATAGCAACGGTGGTTACTAAAGCAGTTACTGCCGGTAAACCTAAAGATAAAATACACATCTACGAGAAGGATGTAGAATCTAGGTATAGAGAAGATGCTCGTAACCCTATCCCCTTCCCATGGAAGACGCTTACAGATAATACTCAAGGTGGTATGGGTGGTGGAGACCTTATTGTACCTGTCTCTGGACCTAAAGGAGGTAAATCTTGGATATGTATAGCATCAGCAGCATATGCAGCTACACTAGGACATAACGTAATGTATTATAGCCTAGAACTATCAGAAGACTATGTAGGCAAAAGATTTGATGCCTTCTTCACCAATATAGATGTAGACCAACTAAAAGGTAATACAGAGTTAATTGCCAAAAAGATTAGTGAAATAAAAGGCCGGATACGTATTAAAAAATACCCACCAGGTAAAACAACCCTTTCTCAAATTGAGAATCATCTAAGAAGAATGAAGACTCAAGAAGACTACATACCACATTTTGTTGTAATAGACTATCTAGAAAAGCTCGGCAATCCTAAAAACAGAAAAGACAAGAATGAAGACGCATCAGATATCTTCACAGAGGCAAAAGGCCTAGCTGAGATATTAAACGTACCTCTTATGTCTCCTGCACAGGCAAACAGAACAGCAGAGGGGTTAGATGTGATAAAGGGTCAGCACCTTGCTGGTACCTATGAAAAGTTCATGATTGCTGATATTATCTTCACAGTAGCTAAGAAAACTAATATATGGTACATAATGGGTAACAGATACGGAGAAGATGATATATGTTACAGATCCACCTTTGACCGTAAGACAGGTCATATTGTAATTGACTCAGAACCATATGATCCAGATGGGGAGGTAGACCTTACTAACCCAGACACCAAACAACGAATGACACAAAAGTTCAGAAAGTTAGAATAAATATAAGAACATTCTACACGAATAAAAACTATATTTATTAACCCTTCGATATTGGAGGAATGAAAAATTAATACAATACACATGACGGATTTAGGATTGGAGGCGTTATCTAAAACAGTGACGTTTACCAAGTATGCAAAGTATATCCCAGAGTTAAAGAGAAGAGAGTCTTGGGAGGAAATAGTTGATAGATATACAGTTATGATGATGAAAAAGTATCCTCAGTTAAGACCTGAGATACTTAAGAATTCACAGTTTATTTTAGATAAGAAGGTACTACCTTCTATGAGGGCATTGCAGTTTGCAGGCCCTGCTATAGAGACTAACCCAGCTAGGGCGTTCAATTGTTGTTTTTTACCTATAGATAGTTACCATTCTTTTAGTGAGACAATGTTCCTTTTATTAGGAGGGACTGGAGTAGGATATTCAGTACAAAAGCAAGATGTAGAAAAATTATTACCGATAGTTAAACCTACAAAAGAAAGAAATTATTTAATAGAGGATTCAATAATGGGTTGGGCTGATGCTGTAAAAGTATTAATGAAGTCTTATATGTGTGGAAAGCCTTTACCTAAATTTGATTTTAGTGCTATTAGAGAGAAGGGTGCACGACTTGTCACAGCAGGGGGAAAAGCTCCAGGACCTGAACCTTTGAAGATTTGTTTGCAAAATATAAAGACCATACTAGACAGAAAAAAAGACGGTGATAAACTAACACCACTAGAATGTCACGACATACTTTGTCATATTGCTAACTCTGTTTTAGCTGGGGGTATCAGAAGGAGCGCATTGATATGTCTTTTTTCTGATGATGATTTAAGTATGATTGAATGTAAATCTTCTAATATATCTTCTACAATTATTAGTAAAGAGCACCCTAAGTATACTAGTAAAAATGGTTTAGAGGAAGATATTACTAAATATATTTTAACTGTAAAGCAAGGTGATATAATTTACAAAGATGTAGTATTACATGCAGATTCTAAGACTGGTAAGTTTTTTGATTTAGACCAATACGATTATGATCAAACTTTAGGTTGGTGGGTTTGTAACGAACAAAGAGGTAGATCTAATAACAGTGCAGTATTAAAGAGAGGGGAGTATAGTAAAGAGAATTTTCTAAAGCTTTGGAAGAAAATAGAGAATAGTGGTAGTGGAGAGCCTGGTATATATTGGACTAACAATACCTCTTGGGGGACGAATCCTTGTTGTTTTACTGCTGATACAAAAATATTAACACCTACTGGTTATGTGAAAATAGGTGATAATGTAGGTTCATTAGATTTAATAAATAAGGATGGAGAGATTATAAATGGAAGTATTTGGTCTAACGGATTTAAAGATGTTGTAGAGGTTAAAGGTTCACAAGGATTTAAAGTTAGATGTACTTCTGACCACAGGTTTATGCTAAGTACAGGAGAGGAATGTCAAGCAAAAGATCTTGTAGGAAAGAGAATAATGCCGTACTTCAGTATTAATAAGGAAATTAATGAATTTGTTAAATATGGCTTTATACAAGGAGATGGAGGTTTAGGTAGACTTGATTCTATTTCACATAAAGGCTTAGAGGTAAATATAGGTGATAAGGATGATGATATAATAGAGTTATTTGAAGTAATTAGAGAAGTGGGTAAGCGTTCTTACTATTTAAATGGATTTAATGAAGTATTAAGATCTTTACAGTTTGATACTAATTCTTTACCAAATAGAGGTTTTCCTAAAACTTTTAATAGTTGGTTGGATAAAGATAAGTTGATGTTCTTAAAAGGTATGTATTCTGCTAATGGAAGTATTATAAAAAGTTCTAGGATATCTTACAAAACAACAAGTAAAGCCTTATCCGAACAACTGTTAGATACTTTAACTTATTTTGGTATATCGGCTTACATCACAACTAACAAAGAAAAAGAAGTAGAATTCAGCAATGGAAACTATACATGTAAAGAATCTTATGATATCAATATATGTAAATACGAAAGTGTTATTAGATTTGCAGAGTTAATAGGATTTGTACATTTGTATAAGCAAGTATCTTTATCTAACTTGATTAAAGAAAAAGCACCTAAGATATCATCCGTAAAATCTACTGGTAGTGAAGAAGTATTTGATTTTAATCTAGATGATGATACTCATTGGGGTGTAGTTGAGGGTGTTGTTGTACATAATTGTGAGATAGCTCTAAGACCATTCCAATTTTGTAATCTATGTGAGATAAATGTAGATAATATTACTAGTCAAGAAGATTTAAATGAAAGAGCTATTATAGCTGGATTCTTTGGTACATTACAAGCAGGATTCACTAAGTTTCATTATTTAAGACCTATATGGCAGAAGACTACTGAGAAAGACGCTTTACTTGGAGTAGGTATGACAGGGATAGGTAGTGGTAAAGTATTAAAGTATAATTTACAAGAAGCTGTAGATTGTGTAAAAGCTGTAAATAAAGAAGTATCTGCAATCATAGGCACTAACGAAGCAGCTAGAACAGCCTGTGTTAAGCCGGCAGGAACAACTTCCTGTGTACTAAAATGCAGTAGTGGTATACATGCTTGGCATGATGATTATTATCTCAGAACGTTAAGGTTTAATATGAATGAGGATATAGCCAAATTCTTTTTAGAAAACCATCCTGAATTTTGTGAGTTAGATGCAGCTAAACCTAAAGATACTCTTTGCGTTAGGTTTCCTATAAAAGCTCCGGAAGGTTCTATATTTAGAACTGAGACAGCCTTGGATACTTTAGAAAGAGTTAAAAAGTTTTCATTAGAGTGGGTTAGACCAGGACATAACAATGGAGATAATACACATAATGTCTCAGCTACTATTTCTATTGATAAATCTAGATTATATGATAATAAAGATGAATGGGAAGTTGTAGGAGAATGGATGTGGAATAACCAAGAGTTTTATAATGGGTTGTCAGTATTACCTTACTTTGGAGGTACTTACAAACAAGCCCCTTTTGAAACTATTACAAAGGAAGAATATGAATTGAGATCTTCAACACTAAAAGATATAGATTTAACTAGAGTAATAGAAGAAGATGATTTAGTGGACTTTAGTCAAACCAGTGCTTGTGCTTCTGGAAATTGTGAGATTAATGTATAAATACTTATGACTCATGACTACCTAGTCCAGAATATCATTAATGGTATATACCACTGGATACGAATACATAGATAAACATTAACCCCTTGCCCCACCAGGCAGGGGATTTTTTTTAAAGAAATATTTGGTGATATCAAAAACATTCTTATCTTTGTGTTCTAAAATATAAAAGTTATGGGAGTATTTGTTTTAATTGCAGTAGCAATCGTAAGTTTCGGTCTTATTTTTCAGTCCTCGTTACCTATCTTACAATGGGAGCCAGAGGGATGGCCTAAATGGCTAGTAGTAACATTAAAAGTATTAGGTATAACTATCCTTACTATATTCATTATAGTAGGTGGTATCTGTGCTGCAATCATCGGAGGAGGTTTTGATTCAAATAAAAAGTAAAAATATATTATGAGAACAGCACGAGAAATTGTAAATGAAGTACATATGGAATGTAGTTTTTATAATTGCCAAAGCTGGCAGATAATATCTGCACTATCTGTTGAGAGAGGTGTTAAAGAATGTATAGAAGATATTATAGAAAAGCTACATGATATAGAAACTATATCTGAATTAAAAACATTTATTAGTAAATTAGAAACAATAGTATGAGTAAAATAAAACATTTTAAGTATGTTGATAGACCTTCTTTAGCAGAGTTATATATTGACTTAGAAAGAGGAGAAACTTGTTATGCAACAAGAACAGAAGATGAAGTTATTAATGGTATTTTAGATTATAATAATAACGAGTTTAAAACCCTTGCTATATTCTACCCTAAAGGAGAAAGACCTAATTGTTTACCTCACCCAGTTAATAAAAAGTAAATAGTATAATACAAAATAAACAAACATGGAAGTAAAATTTAAAAAAACACTAGACGTACCTACCCCTATCTATGCAACAGATGGCGCAGCAGCAATTGATTTATATGCAGGTACAAAACCTGAATGGGATATAAAGGGACAATACTACGAATACGACACAGGGATAGCACTTAGTATCCCTTCTGGCTATGGAGCATTACTCCTTCCCAGAAGTTCCATAAGCACTAGAAATCTAATGTTTGCCAATACGATTGGACTAGGAGATCCAGATTTCAGGGGGTCGTTAAAGGTTCGTGTTAAGTCTATTGATAGAGATTATCACTTATATGATAAGGGAGAAAGAATAGCTCAACTACTTATCATCCCTTGCCCTAAAATTACACTTACAGAAGTAGAAGAGTTAGACAGCACTGATAGAGGAGAAGGGGGGTTTGGCAGTACTGGGACTAAAGAACAGCTTAAAGTAGGTGATGAAGTAAAAGTAACGCTTGATTGTGAAGGTGTAACTGAAGGTAAAATATATACCGTATATACTGTACCTAATGCTAATAGACTAAGTATTTTAGATGACAACAATGAAGAGTTAGGTTTGTATAAACATGAAGTCAAATTAGTGACAGATACCAAAGAAAGACAACCTAAAGTAGGAGATAAGGCTAGGGTAATAACTACATTAGGGCATCATTTTAAACTAGATGAAGAGGTCGCAGTAGTTAAAATGGCTGACGAAGCTGGACTGTATAAATTAAAGTCAGCAGATAAAGATTTAATTCAATATCTATTTAGAGAACAATTTGAATTATTATGATATACCAACTGAAGAATATTCAATTCATCTCTGTAACTAAATCTAAGTTAGGTGAGTCTGAAAAGAGACTGTACTTAGAGGTATATACAGGAGACTACACCACCCCTAAAGTAATACCTCTTAAATCAGAAGCTTGGACTACAACATCTGCAACATTTCATACAGAAGATGATATGTACATTATCGAATTTGATAACATCAAAAATACCAAGTCATTGATTACAATGCCCAGGTTCAACCTCACACTCCAAGACATCGAAGAAACATTCGGAATAACAAAAAATAATATAGTATGAACGAGTTGTCACCATCCATAGAATGTAAAAGGTTCTTATTAGATACCGAAGATGAAGTATTATATGTAATCAGATATAGACTAGGGAAAGTAGTTTACTTCTATGATAATGCATATGAAACAGAACCTTGGGAATCTGGATTACAAGTATCATCAGTAAAAGAATTTGAAGAAAAGTTTAAAATAAAATTATGAGCACAACAGTAACACTCCCAATAGGAGAATACCAAAGACTAGTCGAGGTAGACAAGAAAGTAAAGAACGGACCTACTCTAAACCTGGTAGTAACTAGAGATGTTAGGTTTACCGAAGACTTCACTAATACTGTAACAAACAAAGAGGTTATAACAGTAACCGGAGAATGGGTAGAAGGTTTGATGAGTAAACTTAAAGATGCTATTGATACTTCTAATGAAAAGAAAAAAGAGGTGTATTCACTTATCGAAGAAGGAATAAGACTTAACCAAAAAGCAAAAGAGTCTATGAAAGAAATACTGAATTACACCTTCCTACAAAGACTTAAGTTTCTGTTCACTAAAAAGATGTAATACATGAACTTAGACAACGTCTACATTTTCGACATAGAAGCAGACGGACTATTAGACACCGTCACAAAGATACATGTACTAAGTGTAGGCAAGGTGAATAGGAAGGGGGAGTTAAAGATAAAATCTATTACTGACTATGAGGAAATGAAAATATTCTTCATGGATAAAGACATTACTAAGGTAGGGCATAATATAATACGATATGATTACCTAGTAGTAGAGAAAATTCTAGGTATAACTCCTGCCACTAAAAACACAATAGATACTCTTCCTATTAGTTGGTATGCATTTCCAGATCTTTTGAAACATGGTTTAGAAGAGTGGGGAGAGATGCTTGGTGTTGAAAAACCCCATATTGAAGATTGGCAAAATCAAACAATTGAAGATTACACCCATAGGTGCCAGGAGGACGTGAAGATAAACCATCTATTGTGGTTAGAGGAGTTATCATACCTACGAGAGTTGTACGATAATGACAATGAAGTACTCCACTGTATCAAGTATCTTATATTTAAAACTATCTGTGTACGTGATCAGGAAAAGGTGGGAGTGAGGTTTGATAGAGAGCTTTGTGAGATTACTTTAGCTGATATTGAAAGAGAGAAAGAAGAAAAGATAGAACAGCTTAGGGCTGCTATGCCAAAAGTAGAAGTTGTATCTAAAAAGAAGAGACCTAAAGTATACCACACTAAGAAAGGACAATTATCTGCTAATGGTAAAAAGTGGGAAGAATTCTGTAAGGATTATGGGGTGCCTATAGATATGGAAGAAGTAAGTTATATTTCAGGGTACGCAGAACCTAATCCTCAATCAACAGCCCAACTCAAAGCTTGGTTAGAGTCTCATAATTGGATTCCAGATACTTATACTTATACACGTAACAAAGAAACAAATGAGTTTAAGAAAATTCCTCAGATATTTAACAAGGATACAGGAGAAGTAACTGACTCAGTTAAACTATTAATGGAAGTAGAACCTGCTTTAAAAGCCTTAGATAACCTAGGTAAGCTAAAGCATAGGGCAGGTATATTATCAGGCTTTTTAAGAGATGCTATACAACAAGAAGATGGTACTTGGAGGATATACCCAAGTATGTCAGGGTATACAAGTACACTTAGATTACAACATAAGATTGTAGTTAATCTTCCAAAGGTAGGTGTATATTTAGGTGAGTCTATAAGAGGTTGTCTTATCGCAGATGAGGGTCATATATTGTGTGGTGCTGATTTAAGTAATATAGAGAATAAAACTAGGGATGCATATATCTATAATTTTGACAGTGCTTATGTTGAAACTATGAACACACCAGGGTACGACTCCCACTTAGAGCTTGCTCAAATTTCAGGCTATATAACAGAAGATGAAGTTTTATTTTACAAGTGGTATAATTCTCAAAAACATTAGTATGACATTTGAAGAAATGAAAAGTCTTCCACCAGAAGAACAGAAAAGCATAATAAGTCGTATACGTAAGAGTAGAAATTTAGGCAAGACGTGCAACTTTGCGAGCGTCTACGGAGTGACCTTTAAAACATTATCAAGAAATACCGGTATATCTTTAAAAGAGGCTACTAAACTTATAGATTCATATTGGAAAAGAAACTGGGCAGTTAAGGCTTTTGAGGAGACTCTGGAGGTAAAAGATTTATCAGGATATAAATATATAAAGAATCCCATTAGTGGCTTATACGTAATTCTCAGAACGGATAAAGACAAGTTTTCAGCAGTTAATCAGTCAACGGCAGTTTTTGTTTTTGACTTATGGTTAAAGGAGGTAAGAAAGTTAGGTATAACAGTATGTTACCAATGTCATGATGAAATGTTATTTAACGTACCAAAAGGAGAAGAAGATAAATATAAAGACCTACTTCAAAAGGCTATGGATAATGTGAATAATATATTAAAACTGCCAGTTACTGTGAGAATGGAAGCCCAATTTGGGGATAGATATTCAGATTGTCACTAAATAATTTGTAGTACATATTGTTGATATTTATTAATATATCAAATACTACAAATCATGATTAAAGAAAAAGACATACTCATTAGAGTTGAAGAAAAATTAAAAAAAGAATTGCAAGAAGCTGCTGCAAAAGTAGGTTTAAGTTTATCGGCTTTTATACGTACCACACTTATAGAAAAAATAAGGAGGTAATATGAATACAGAAGACTTTATAAAGAAAGTTATAGAACGTAGGGGGGATGAATTATTTGACTATAGTAAAGTGGTTTATACAAAGACAGAAGAACCTGTTATTATAACCTGTAAGTTACATGGAGATTTTACCACCACTCCACACCAATTTATGGCAGGTAAAAATTGCCCTGTTTGTTTAAAAACTATACTAAGTCAAAAATTTAGGTCAACTACAGAAATATTCATAGAAAAAGCTAAAAAAGTCCATGGTGATAAATATAATTACTCCGAAGTTGAATATAAGACTAATCATGACAAAATAAAAATATACTGTAATACACACAATAGTACATTTCAACAAACTCCAAATTCTCATTTGGCAGGAAAGGAATGCCCAAAATGTGGTAAAGCTAAACGTCATAAAAATAAAACATACACTCAAGAAGAGTATATTAAATTAGTTACAGAAAAACATGGTAATAAGTATGACTACAGTCAAGTCAAATATACGGGGTGTTTTGATAGGATTAAGATACATTGTCAAATTCACGGATTTTTCTTACAAAAAGCTTCGGAGCATTTGTTTGGTAAAGGTTGTAGACAGTGTGGAAATATACCTAAGCAAGATTATAAAGATAAATATGCAAAACAGTTTATAGAAAAAGTAAAAGTAGTACATAATAATTTCTTTGACTATAGTAAAACTGTATATACAGGGGCTCATATTAAAATTATAATAACTTGTCCATTTCATGGAGACCTGGTAATGAAGGCTAATACACATCTTAACGGTACGGGTTGTAAACATTGTTCAAAAGAAAAAAGCGGATTTGGTAGAAGTAATTTTGTACACTCCTGCAAAAAAGATGATGGTATATTCTATTTAATAGAATGTTTTAATGAGGAGGAGAGATTTTACAAGATAGGTATAACAGGAAGATCAATCGAAATTAGGTATGCCAGAAGTAGGGATATACCGTATCAGTTTACTCTTATAAAAGAAGTAAAAGGTTCCCCAGAAGATATTTGGAATTTAGAAAAGTTAAATCTTAAAAATTTGAAAAATTATAAGTATGAACCAAAATTAAAATTTAATGGCCACACCGAATGCCTTTCCCTCTCTGCCCTACCTAAAATAAAGTTTGAATTAAATTTTGGTGATTAGATAAATGTTTATATATTTGCATCACAATATTAAATAAAAAATTATGGAGTACAAAGCGAAACACGACAGGATTATTTTAAAGGAAACTTCTGTAGAACAGAAATCTATAGGACGTATAGTAATTCCCGATTTAGAAGGAAATATCTCAGAGACGTATCTAGTAGTAGCAGTAGGACCTGGTACGGTCAATCCTCTTACCAAAGATTTTTATCCTACTCAGCACGAAGTGGGAGATGTTGTATACTGTAAGAAGGCAGTAATGCATGAACTGCCAGAGATAGAAGGAGAGAAGTATTACTCTACTAGAGACAATGAACCATTAGCATATATCTTAAACGATTAAATTATATTATATGAAAGTAATAGTAAATGGTGGATTAGAAGATTACAAAATTAAACCTGGAGTATTATTGGTAAGTAAAGCAGAAACCATTATAGTTCTTGTAACAGACTACCCTGAAGATTGTAACTATTTCAGTGGAGTTATCTTATACCGTTATAATAAAGAGTATATTGGACGCTACGAAGAAGACTTTGATAAAAATGCGTACCCAAATATATTCACTGGTTCTCTAACCCTCTCAAACGACTAGACATGACAGAAGTAAAAAAGCACTTTGCATTTATATACAACTTACCTGAACCTACTCAAGTGGTTTTATGGCCGGCTTACTACGAAGATACACAAGAGTTACTAGAGAACTACGATGAGATAAAAGAATACAACATATCTAATCTAGGATTCTCAGCTTGGTTATCAGCTAATCAGCCGTATAAAGTACTAGTTAAGAAATTTCAGCCAGTAGAAGAATCACCTACAACAGAAGATGATAAACCTAAAAAAGTTAAAAAGAAATAGCCAATCAAGGCTCTACCGGGAAAACAACGGGATGTCAAGCTTGTGGAGAACTTAGTTCCTACTTATTAAGTAGCAGGAGTTCTGAGAAGCAAGAATTAAATTCATTAATAACAATTTAAAATTTAAAGATTTTGTCAGTCACAATCACATCCGGACAGGAATTAAAAGAGAAGCTGTTAAAGGGAATAAACCTTTCAGCCAACACAGTAACAGCAACAATGGGTAGCTCTGGAAGACCAGTAGCTATCAGAGATGATCAAGGAGTTATCCGTATTACTAAAGATGGATACAGTGTAGCTAATGCCATCACATCATTTGAAGATCCTATTGAGGATATGGCTTTACAGCTACTTAAAGCTTCTGCTAAGAAGACAGTAGATGAAGCTGGAGATGGTACCACTACCACTACCTTGTTAGTACAGTCTATAGTAAATGAATGTTTAGATATTACTTCCAAGGATGTCAATATAGTAGAAGTACAAAAAGGTATTAATACCTCAGTTGATAACATCATAGCTAACCTAAAAGAGCAAGCTATGGAGATTACTACCGAAGAACAAATCTATAGTGTAGCTAAACTATCAGCTAACGGTGATGATGTGATTGCTAAATTGATTGCAACATCAATAGATAAAGCTGGGAGAGACGGAAGTATTTCTATTGAAGAATCTAAGTTTGCAGAAGATTCATTAGAAGAGGTAGAAGGTATGGTGATAGATAAAGGTCTTTCACATCATCACTTCATTACCGATGAAGCTAAAAACCATTCATTCCTTACAGAGCCTCTTATCCTTCTAGTAGACGAAGTAATGAGTACCTTAGAATCAGTTACCCCTTTCATGGTGTATGCATCTGAGAAAGAAAAGCCTCTATTAATCATAGCAGAAGGAGTAGAATCAGCAGCTATCTCTGTTCTAATTGTGAATCACCTTAGAGGTAACTGTAGAGCAGCAGTAGTAAAATCACCTGACTTTGGCCCTAGACGTAAAGCTATCTTGGAAGATATTGCTATTATGACTGGAGCTACTGTATTAAGCAGAGAGAAAGGACACGACTTAAAGAAGTTAAAAGATGTAGGGCAGTATCTAGGCTCTTGCCGTTCAGCCACTATTACTAAAGATAGCACTACTATCATAGATGGTCGAGGTGATAAGGACCGTATCGAAGAGAGGTTACTAGCTATCAAGGCTCAAATAGATAATGCTTCTTCAGCCTTTGAGAAAGAGAATCTTCAAGAGAGGTTAGGAAAGATGATTGGAGGAGTAGTTATCATCAATGTAGGTGGTAGGTCTGAGGTAGAAATGAAAGAACGTAAGGATAGGGTAGAAGATGCTTTATTTGCCACTAAAGCTGCCATTTCAGAGGGTGTAGTGCCAGGTGGGGGATTAGCCTTAATCAATGCAGAACCTGCCCTAGATAAGCCTCTATTGAATAAAGACCAAGAGATTGGTAGAGAAATAATGAGGAAGGTAATCTTTGCTCCATTTAAAAAGATATTACTGAATGCAGGTATAGAAAATAGTTATAAAATATATGCTGGAATAAGAGATAACCAAATGGAATTGATACGGTTAGATAAGTCAGAAAAGATGTTATGGCAAGGCTACAACGTTAAGACAGATACCTACGGAGATGTAAGGGATATGGGTATTCTAGATCCAGTCAAGGTTACCAGAGTAGCTCTTCAGAATGCAGCGAGTACAGCAGGTATCTTAATGACAGTAGCTGCTGGAGTTAACGAAAACAAATCAGAAAAACATGGTAATAACACTCAAGAGCAGCAATATTAAACCTAGACAGATAGGTTCTGCATGGTTTGTAGCAAGTACTATCTTAGAGAGTTATTATAACAATTTATTTAAATCAGAAATAAAAACAAATAATATGAACATAGAAGATTTAGCTAAAGAGTTACAAAGAGTATCTAGAGAGATACATGAAAAAACTTGTAATGGAGAAGCTAATATTGGGTTTATGTCACCTCATGTATATAAGGTTCTATACCCAACAGAGTATAAAAATAGATCCTTGGCTTTTAGATTAAAACACAGAAGAAAAAATATTAATTGGTACCCAGTGACTGACCCTATCAAAAGAAAAATATATGATAGCTTAAACACAGTTGAGTTTTTAACTGTAACACCTTTATAAAAATAAACAGTATGAAATATAGAATCGTAGAGACAGAAGGAAAGTTCTTCCCTCAATTCGCAAATAGCGAAACAAACAATTGGCTACCTCTTACAGCCAAGGGACTTAACACCAAGGAAGAGGCACAAGTAGTTGCAGATAAACATGCAAACAGTTTTAAAAGTGTCAACGAAGTAGTACACGATTATATACCTAATTCACAAAAACAAATTTTATTAGGTTAATAAACTCTACCCTAAAATCTAGGGGATGTGAAGCTTGTGGAGAACTTAGTTCCTTACCGAAGGTAAGCAGGAGTTCAGTGAAGCAAGAATTAAACAATTAAATAACAATTTAAAATTTAAAGATTTGGAACAGCAACAATTAAAAATTGATTTAAGTAAAACAGCAGGGTGTATATGCCCTGCTTGTAGTAACAATACCTTTAAAGAGGTACTACTTATAAGAAAGGTAAGTAAGTTCTTGATAGGGTCTAATACGGATATGCACATGCCTATTCCGGTATTCTCCTGTACTAAGTGTGATACTATTCATACAGGATCTCTCACACCTCAAGTAAGAGATTTATTAAATGTAAGTGATGATACAGTAGATGTAGAAGAGGAAGAAACCCAACAGAGTGCTAAAATAATTTCAATGTTTCCTAAAAAGTAGTAACTATGATACGTGTTTTAGAAATACTAAACGAACAATTAGAAGAGAAACGTTCTCAACTAGAAGAGTTAATGACTAGCGGTAAAGATATAGTTAATGATCCTGTATACGAACTGGAATGTGAAGCTTTAACTTCGGAGATAGATTCAATATTGGAACAGATAACTAAAAATATAGCAGATGTCTAAAAAGAAAAAGGCTCCACATCCTATTCTGGAGGAGATTAAAAGTAAGATAATACCTAAAGTACAGGGCACCAGGAATATTTCCTATAGCCAATTTGCCACATATTTAGAATGCCCACACCAGTTTTACCTTAAATACGGTTTATCTAATTATCCGTTTAGTAGTTCTATACACTCAGTGTTTGGTACAGCTTTACATGAAACAATTCAAGAGTATTTAAACCTACTATACAATTCTACAATAAAAGCTTCTGATGAATTTCAGTACGATGTATTCTTACAAGAAAGATTATTATCCATTTACCAATCAGAGGTAACTGCTAATGAAGGAAAACATTTCTCCACTAGAAAAGAATTGGAAGAGTTCTACGAAGATGGCTGTAACATAATGTGGTATATCAGAAAAGAACGTAAGAAGCTTTTTGACACTAAGTACGAGATATTACTAGCAAATGAGTTACTACTCAATATACCTGTTATAGAGGGTAATGAGACTATAAGGTTTACAGGATTTCTAGATACAATTATCTTTGATACCTTTAACAACAAAGTAAAGATCTTAGACTGGAAGACTTCTACATCAGGTTGGTCTAAGTGGCAAATATCTGATGATAAGAAGTTAGCACAGCTTAGGTTGTATAAACATTACTTCTCTAAGCAATACGGTATTCCATTCGAGGATATTACCTGTGAATTTAAGGTCCTTAAAAGAAAGGTAAACACCTTCGAGTTCGAGGGGTATAACATGGAGACTCCTAGACTTTCTACAGTTAAACCTTCCCAGGCAGCCATCACCGTTAAGAAAACAGTTATGCTTCTAGAAGAGTTTGTACAAGATTGCTTTGAACCAGACGGCAAAGTGAAGGAAGGTTATTATACTCAAGCTAATACAGACCACGCATGTAGGTTCTGCCCTTTTAACTCAAACAGTGAATTATGCTCCAGATGATACTAGTCTTTATATTTTTAGCTTTAGTTTTTAGTGGGTTATGTTTTGCAGGAGTGATAGTGTTCAAACCTAATGACTGGTATCCTGTATGGGTTGATAATGGTTTCTATTATTGTAATAGTTTACGTAGGTCAACTTTTTGTGCTTATGAAATAAGATATTCTAAAAGTAGAGGAAAGTATAAATTAATAGTTAAAGGAAAAGATGCAATATCAAAACCTGCATATAAAGTAGCAGTGGCTGAACTAAATAAATTAATAAACAATGGCTAGACATAAGACATCATTTAAGTCAAACGAAGTAGACTTAAGACTTACAAGTGTAGAGGTTATACCTGAACTGCACGATGAATTCAAGAAGGAATGTATAAGTAATCCTATCCTAAGCTCTAAAAAATTATTCAATAGAGCTATGTACCTGTACATGAATGATACCACCTTCAAAGATTATATACTCAGTTGTACAGATTTAGTTACAAAAGGTAACCTATAATTAGTTTTGGAAGTTTCACACTAAACATTTACCTTCGCTTAAAATATTATTTAATGTATAAATACATCCCCAAAGAACAACGTAAAAAGCTTTTGTTTATTTCAGATACCATCACAGGTGTATCTGGAGTAGCAAATGTATCCAAAGACCTTATTGCCTATACAGCACACCACTTTAATTACATCAGTATAGGTGTATCCCTCAATAAAGATTCAAAAGGAAAAACTTTTGATTTATCGCAAGCCATCAATAGTGAGATTGGCATTACTGACTCACAGGTAACAAGTGTAGAGTGGGATAGATATGCAGACCCAGAATTCATTCGTCAAGTACTTATGGCAGAAAAGCCAGATGCACTTGTATTCATTACGGACCCTAGACAATACATAGACTTATTCGCTATGGAGTATGACATCCGTACTGGAGCTATTAATGGAAAACCTTGTCCAATGATTTATATCCAGGTGTGGGATAACCTTCCTCAACCTAACTATAACTCAAATTTCTATAAGTCTGTAGATATGTCTTTGTGCATTAATAAGCAGACTGTACTGATTAATGAAATGATTTTAAAAGAAGATAAGTTAAAACCTATTATAAAGTACTTTCCCCATGGAGTAAATGTAGATAAGTTTAAACCTATCTCAAAAGATGATGAAAGTATCCTAGCTTTAAAGGAACGTTTATTAGGTACATCAGATACTAATCTAGTTGTATTCTTTAACTCACGTAACATCAGACGTAAGTGTGTAAGTGATTTAATCATGGCCTTTAAAGGGTTGTTAAGAGTACTATCTGAGAATCAAGCTAAAAAGGTATTCTTAGTACTACACACCCATCCTACTGATGAGAATGGTACTGATTTACCAAAAGTAGTTAAAGCTTTATTAGGGAGTCAATCTAATCAAGTAGTATTTGATACTGAGATATGCTCTCCTGAACACATGAACCTAAGATATAACATGGCAGATATTACGTGTTTAATATCCAATGCAGAAGGGTTCGGGTTGAGTGGCTTAGAGTCATTAGCAGCAGGTACACCTGTCATTGTGAATGTAACAGGAGGTATGCAAGACTATTGTAGATTTGAAGATGAGAATGGTTATTGGTTCACACCTAATGAGCAAGTATGGTCTAACCACAATAAGACCTACACTAAACATGGAGAATGGGCTTTTCCCGTCTACCCTAGCGTCAATACTATCATAGGCTCTATTGCTACCCCATACATCTTTGAAGATGTAGCTTCATTTAGGGACATCACAGATAGACTAATTGAGGTGTACGAAATGAATAAGCATGACTTGCAAGATAGGGGATTAAAAGGACGTGAGTGGATTATGAGTGAAGAGGCTAAAATGAGTTTAGATTTCATGACTGAGAGCTTTATAAGTTCAGTAGATAATTTACTAGAGATATTTGAACCTCGTAAAGCTTACTCAATAGATAAAGTAAACACCCCTAAGAAGAACATCGAAATAGAATTTCCTGACTATATATTTCAAGAATGATATTCAATAATACAAACAATTCGCAGATACCGCAAAAGGTAAAAGATAGAATACCTCCCAAGCTTTGGTATAAATACTTTTATGAAAAGCCAGTTGAACTCAGGTGGGAAGGTATACAGTTACCAAAAATAAATAAGTTTTTTCCTAATATAACAGCAGATCAAATAATAAAAGAACATGACATTTCAATTAAGTGAATCAGAAGTTAAGAAATTCCAAGAGAAAAATGCACAGTAATATGACAGATGATAACTTAATACGTAAATGGAGAGCTACAGGGTTATTAGAAATACCTAAAGTTATAGCATTAGAGTTAGCAAGAGTCTTTGAATTACTTTCAAAAAAGTACCTGATAAGTAGACAGAATACAAGTAATGAAGAATTTAGAAATCAATATCTAATATTCCCACTATATGCAAAGATGTACTATGAAGGTAAGAAAGTAAATAATATAGACAAGTTTATAAGAGCAGTTGATAATTCTAGCATAGATGAAGATAACCCTGAATCAGTAGATAAATTTATTAAAGAATATAAAGAGTAATGATATGAAACAAAAATTTAAACTAGTAGGCTTATCAAAAGAAAAGTCACTAACGTGTAAAACACTAACTACAGAAGATTTCTTCTGGCCTACCAACAACCTAACTCAAGCTGAGTTTGATTCTCTATACGAGTACTTCTCATCAAGTAAAGATAGCTGGGAGAAAGAAAGATTTGTATGGGTGACGTGTGATGGTTTATATGAAGATGGAACACCTATACATCCGGTAGCAGAATCATTAACAGACATTGAATTATAAAAGGTTAAATTAGATATTAGAATGGTAGAATTAGTAGATTATTTCGGTAGTGATTTAATGGTGGTTAACGCAGCTCGTTGTAGTTACAATAAGGTAAAAGAAGTGCTAGATGAAAAAGATTCTAAGCTTATAGTGTTTTTAAAAGAGCATAAACACATAGCACCGTTTAGACATCCTCAATTGCAATTTAGAGTCACTTGTCCTATATATGTAGAGAGGCAATTAAGAAAGCATGAGATAGGTACAGAGCTGGGATTGCCTCCTGAACCTAATTCATCTATTAATAGTATTAGCGGTAGGTATGTGGACTTCAGTGATAGTTATACTACCATAAAAGAATGGAGAAAACAATCTAAGTCAAGTAAACAAGGTAGTGAAGGGTTAATAGATAATCCAGAACAAGCAAGTTTTATAGAGAATAATATAATAGGGTTGTGTAAAACTGCTTACCAAGAGCTAATTAAGCTGGGTGTATCAAAAGAACAAGCAAGAACAATACTACCTTTAAATCTTAATACAACTTTTATTTGGACAGGAAGTTTACTTTCTTTTTTACATTTATTTGAATTAAGATTAAAGCCTGATGCTCAAGCTGAAACTAGAGAAGTTGTTGCTGAGATGTTGAACTGTATTCTAAACATAGAAGGAAATCCTTTTGAGCATACTTTAAAAGCATTTAATCTTAACTAATTATGAATAAACAAGCAACCTACCTTAACCGGTATCGAAACAAGATAGTATTTACCCAAGAAGGTGATACTGTAGTTATGACAGGATATAACCCAGAGTGGCTGGGATGTTCATATGAGAATGATTATGATACACCTTATCAAGCTTTAGAGTTTGATATGTTTCAACGTCTTAAAAACGATGATGGGTTAGACACTATATCAGAATTTATTTTTAAAGGGTTATTTAAATTTTCAGGTTTAAATGAAAAAGATATTCCTCAATACAAAATAGCACCTAAAGAAGAATTCATCAAGTACCTCTTCGAGTACGACTCTGAATTAAAAGAATATAAGTGTCCTCAAAAGTACAGAGACCTTTGTAAGAGTACAGATATCATTCATAGTGTAGATCCTTCAGGAGGACCTTACATCGCTGTAGGATTTGACTTAAATGAATTCTTCAATGATGGAATTGAACGTGAAATAAAAAGTATACAAATACAACCTAATCAAATAACATTTAAATTATGAGTTTAAAAGCATACGATGGTATGATGACCAAAGAAGGTTTTCCATACCTACAAGAAAAGATTAAAGAAAATATATCTAAATTTAAAGAAGCATCTTTAAGAAAATTAGGTAAAACTTATGCAGGAATTATACAAAAACATGTTGATAAAGAATTGTCAATATTAACATATTCTAGAGTTTTTAGTTTAACAAAAAGTGAGGATGAAGAAATAAAGAATATTGAAATTAATGATGATACTTTATTAATTTCATATTTATTCCAAGTAGGAAAAATTGCAGCAAAGTCAGAATACTTAAATTATTTCACAACTCATTTAACTATGACTATTGAACAAAAAGATGATATACTTTTATGTTATCCTGGTATAAATGTACCTGAACATAAAGATATTCTCTTAACATTTTTAACTGATTGGTACGCACAAAATCAAACAGACCCTGATAAAAATGTCCCAGAAGATGAGTGGGAGAAACGTTGTAAAGATTGGGATGATTTTAACGAAACAAGAGGATTGCAAATTGTTGTTAAATTATTTGACCCTAGTCATTATTGGAATAATTTAATTGATTTTGTTAGAGGTGAGGAATTATATGATTTAATCCTGCCTAACATAGAAAGTGATGATAAGAGGAGAAAAAACATTTGGTATTTAAATTTTATGGAAATACTAATGGAAAGAAATGTTAAAGAAGAGGGGTTTGCAAAATATTTAAGGTCAAGAGAATACTTGAATACAGAAGAAGGAAAATTGGAATATGAAAAATATAAGCAGGATAATCCAATTGAATTAACACCAATTACTACTGAGTTATTAAAAACACTAAAAGTTAAATAATATGAATAACTATTATCTATCATTAATACCTATCCTGCCCTATTCACTAGGAGGTATTGCAGATGCAATAATGGATACATGTTCAGATCACTTCAGTGTAAGTATATTCAAGAATCTTAATCCTAACTATTGGAATAAGAACATAAGCTGGACTAATAAGTATATAGACAACGATGTTAAGAAAGGTTTAAAGAAATGGTGGATATTTAATAAACCAGTAGCACTTACAGATGCCTGGCATTTATTTAAAAGTATTAAAGAGATACTAAATACTCTCGCTATCACTAGTGCAATACTTATACCCTTTACATTTGAGTTCTGGTATATACCTCTATACTTCATCTTAGTAGGTTTATCAAGAGACTTAGTATTTGATATATTTTATAATTACCTTTTAAAAAGTAAATAACATGAAAGGAACAATAGTTAAATCCTCTACAGGATTATCAGTAGCGTATATCGGCAAAACGTTAGGTACCACAGCCGGAATTGCAACCATTAGTATTAATCCTGCTCAACAGGATGAGTACAGAAACAGAGTAGGAGAATCAGTTAATTTTGAAGGTATAGAATTTATTGAGCCTGATATTCAAAAAACTACTATCTTCGCAAAAATTAAATAATGAAAGAGAAGTTAGATAATCAAGATGTGTATAAAGTTGCTGAAAAATTATATAAGCACATTAACCCTACAAGTAGAATGGAAACACCTAATAGTGTTTATATGACTGTAGGTAAATGGTATGCAGAATATTCTAATAAAGATGTAAATATATCATTTTACGATTGGTGTATTATAAATAAACAGCCTAAGTAGTATGAAACAGTTATTAACAACGCTATCTGTAAGGTGGTTATCAAATCAACTCAGAAAAGATGAAGGTCTCTACTTATCTTGGAAATCAGCTATAGCTATGTCGTTTCAAGATAATTATCATCAAGCTAAAGATAAAAAAGACATATATAAAATAGCAAATGAAAGTGCTGATTATTTTCTTCAATTATTAATTCAATAAGCATATATGAGTAAAGCAAGGGTAGTATCTGCATTTCCAGGTACGGGTAAAAGTTTTTTATTTGACAATAATTTGAATCTACGTATATTAGATTCTGATAGTAGTCAATTTAGTTGGGTTGTGAAGGAAGATGGTACTAAGGAACGTAATCCTGAATTCCCTACAAATTATATAAATAGGCTTCTTGATTGTATTAAAGATTATGATTTAATATTAGTCAGTAGCCACAAAGAGGTGAGAGATGCTCTCATAGATAACCTAATACCTTTTGATTTAGTATACCCATCTAAAAATCTAAAAGAAGAGTACTTAGAGAGGTATAGGCAAAGGAGAAGTGGAGAGAAGTTTATACAGTTAATATCAGATAACTGGGATGCATGGATTGATGAACTATCTGGTATTGAAAGTAAGCTAGTGTCACACATACAGTTTACTGATGAAGATTGTTTTATTTCTGATTTAGTTTATACAAAAGAATCTATTAGCTTTACTATACATCTTACACCTAATAGAGTAATAAATTATAAAGATATAATCCAAGCTAAGGCAGACTTTAAATCTAGACTAGAAGGGTATAATACACCTGCATTAGATTTCATAAAAGAATTATCAATTAAATAAACATAAATGAACAAAGTAAAAATCATATGTTGGCTACCCTATGCCAGCCTAAGTGGGTATGGATTACGATCATACGACTTGTTAAGGTCAATAATACAGTTAAAAGAAGATGAATGGGATATAAAGATAGTATCACTATCATTTGGCAGATCCCCTCAAAGAGAATTAGATTTATCAGACCCTATTAACAAGAAGATAATTGATTGGACTATTCCTAGAGAACAAGCGGCACAACAATCTAATAATGACATAGCTATATTTTGTACTGTTCCTTCGGAGCTAAAAGGAGTTAGAATAGGAAAATTTCAGATGCTTTTTACAGCCTCGATAGAAAGCACTCTATGCTCATCTGATTTTATCGAAGGTTGTAACAATATAGACCTAACTATATGTAGTTCCAACCATGGTATGAAGGTTATTAAAAGTACTGTATATGATCGAAGAGATCCACAAGGTAATGTAATAGGTCAACTTAAATTAGATAAGCCGATTGAGGTTTTATTTGAAGCTGTTAACACTGCTGTCTATGATAGAAAGAATACACAATCATTTGATTTAGATATACCTGAAAAGAATGCATTCCTCATTAACGGTATGTGGTTACCAGGTTCATTTACTAATCCATACGGACATGACCGTAAGCATATAGCAACTACCATCAAATGTTTTCTAGAAACATTCAAGAACACAAAGGATAAGCCGGCTTTGATACTTAAGGTTAATTCAGGCACCTACTCACACACAGACCGAGATTACTGCTTAAGTAGGATAGATGAAATACGTAGTACAGTATCTGGAGATTTACCTAACATATATTTAATACACGGTAATTTAACTGAAAGTGAACTAGTAGGTCTATACCAACACCCTAAAGTAAAAGCTCTCATCGCCATTGGAAACGAAGGCTGGGGTAGAAGTCTACCTGAATACCTCTGTGCTACAAGCAAACCTGTCATAACAACTATGTATGGAGGTCCTGCTGATTACATCAAACCTGAATTTACGTTGACAGTAGGAGGTTCTTTACAGTCTGTACATAAGTCAACTGCTGACCAATTTCTTTTAGAGACTGCTCAGATATACTATCCTGATATAAAGCAACTATCATCCTCAATGGTGGCAGTGTTAAATGATTACAAAAATATAGAGGAGAAGGCCAAAAGACAGGCTCATTATATAAGGAGTGAGTTCACTCAAGAGAAGATGACTGAGAAGCTAGATGAGATACTAAAGAAGTATGTACCTGAATTTCCTAAAGTAGTTCAGATTAAGCTTCCGAGTTTATCAGAAATTAAATTACCTAAAATACAAAAAGTAGATTAATATGTTGACAATAGATGAGATACGAGAGCAGTATCCTGGAATAGCTATTTGGTCTGATAGGTGTATTGAAACTGTGTATGAAAATATACTTGAAGGTTGCTTAGAACCTATTACTGAATATTTATCTACTATAAATGCAGACAAAACTGTTAACACACTTGATAATGATAAAGTTCCAAGTGTAAATAGAATCAGCCTAAATAAAAATAAGGATACTATTCTCATCTCATTTTCTCATTTAGTACAATCAGACTTAGATAGAATTAATCATAAGATGGAAAGCTTTGGATGGCTTCCTTCAGGTGTAGCTTGCAGTAAAAAGAAAGGTAAATATTCTAGTGTTATACAGTCTATATTATATGATAAGACAATAACTGGGAATATTGTAATATCCTATGAAGCAAAATATGACAGAGAGGTTGTAATAGATAGGGGGAGTTTATATCATATATGCCCTGATATAGTATATGAAAAAATTAAGCTAGTAGGCCTTACACCTAAAAGTCAAGGTAAGTTAGTAGATCATCCAAGCAGAGTTTATCTTATAAAGAAAACTTTACCTGTAGATGAAAACACTTTTAATAGTATGGCAATAGCTTTGTATTTAAATTATGCAAATAAAGATAGAGTTAAACAAATGTACGTACTTAAGATAGATGTAGATAAGGTAAAGGATTTTAAATTCTTTGAAGACCCTAACTACAAAGAAGGCAGTGGTGTGTATACCTATCAAAACATACCTCCATATGCAATTTCTTTGAAATATAAAATTGATGTTTAATTTGTTATTTTCAATAAATACAATTACTTTTACAAAAAATAGATTAACATGAATGATAATTTAATCCAGTGTAAGCACTGTGGCTCTTCATTAGCATATGAAGAAATAAAAGATGGAGTATCCTACGAGGTACAATGTGTTAGTTGTGGGTTCTTTACCAACAACAGTTTACTAGAGGGTACCGAGGAGTTAAAAGTATACCTAGAAAGTATCCCTACAATCTATGCAGAGTTGAAATTCATAGATGAAGATGGATTATGTTGGATACCTATGTACAAAGATATATACGGTAAAGGTGTGATTGCCATTAACGGAATATCCAAAGATAGATACATGTGGTCATTCATACCTTATGTACCTCTTTTAGACACAGATGCTGATAAGGATATGTGGATAAATTCAGATGGTACATACCCAGAGTGGAAGCTTGACTTCACTAAGCAAGAGCACTTTAGTAAGCATGATTTCTTATTAGCCTTGCACAAGCTGGGATTCTTCAATGAACTTCAAACTATTACAAATGATTAGTATATCATATATCATAGGGGCCCACAACGAGGGTCAATCTATCAAGACTTTGGTAGATACCATTCTAAAAGAAAAAGATCCTAATGATGAGCTTATAATCGTAGATAATAACAGTGATGACATAAAGACTCTAGCTATATTGTCAGAGTATGACCAATATGTACACACATATACAGAACCTATCAAGGATTTCTCTCACTACAAGAATTTTAAGAAGGCATTAGCTAAGGGTAACTTTATATTTGACCTAGACGGAGATGAGTTTCCTAACCCTATTCTCCTAAAGACCTTGAAAGAGATTATCCTCAACAATCATACAGTAGATGTATATGTAGTTCCGAGAGTCAATATAGTAGAAGGTATTACTGATGAGTATGTAAAGCAGATGGGATGGAATAAGGATCAGGATGGGTTTATTAACTTTCCAGATGGGCAAGCACGTATTTACCGTAATACTCCTGATATAAAATGGGTTAACAAAGTGCACGAAACTTTAACTGGCTATAAGGTAATTACCAGGCTTCCTTACCAGAATGAGACAGGCAAGAAGGTTACTGATTACAGTATCCTACACCTAAAGACCTTCGAGAAGCAGAAACAACAAAATGAATTATATTCTAAAATTTAAATTATGACATTAACAACGATATTTTCAATAATTATAATCCACTTTTTGGGTGATTTCGTATTACAAACTGATAAACAAGCAAAGGGTAAAAGTAAAAATTGGTTAGATTTATTAGAACATACAGGTACGTATGTATCAGTATTCGTTCTACCTATTTGTCTTTTACTAGGTAAAACCAATCCTTATGGAACCTGTGAATGGTACGTATTAAATACCCTTGCATTTGCAATTATTACGTTTATGTTTCATACTGTAACAGATTATTTTACAAGTAGATTAAATAGTAAACTATGGCAAGAAGGTAAGACACATGAATTCTTTGTTAGTATAGGATTTGATCAAATATTACATTATGTTCAATTATTCACAACATATTATTTACTTACTAAAATATAAGGTGTGAATATACTTTTCAGAGAGAATCAGTTTAATGAGAGAGGTACTTCGGTATCTCTCTTCGATTATGCTCACTACGCTGAGACTATACTAGGACACACCTCGTATGTCTGTGCTCCTGTACTATCAGACCTTTCATCCTACGAGAAGTTCATCAATAGGTTCGGTGACAGATGTTGCCTATATAAAGATAACTTACAAGGTATTGTTGATGACTGTAACATAGATGTAGTTTACCACCAAGTGTCAGGTCAAGTATGTGACCTACGTGTACCTAACATAAAGAATGTATACCATGGCGTATTCAACTTTAAGAATCTTGAAGTTACTGCCTACATCAGTGACTGGCTTGCCAAAGAGAACAATAGCATATCTGTACCGTACATAGTAACACTTCCAGATATAAAACATAATTACAGAGAATCTCTAGGGATACCTTCTCATGCACCAGTAATAGTACGTACAGGAGGCTTTGGAAACTTTGATATACTAGATGCTCAACGTGCTGTATATGAAACAGCTCTAAGACAACCTAGCACATACTTCCTTATGCTCAATACAGACGAATTCTGCCCCCCTATTCCCAACATCATACATATACAAGCAACCACATCTAGAGAGGAAATAACAGCACTTCTGAACACCGCAGATGCATTCCTGTATGCAAGGTCAAGAGGTGAGACTTTCGTACTATCTATAGCTGAGGCTTTACACCAAGATGTACCTGTCATATACTACAATGGTGGGTATGATAAAAATCATTTAGAGATGATGCAGGATAGAGGGTTTGAATGGAATGCATACGCAGAGTTATTCTCCCTACTAGATTCATATAAATATACTAGGGGTTATGAGAAAAGTACTTACAGTTCACTTATAAGTGAATTCACTCCTGAGAAGGTAATGGAAAAGTTTTCAAAAGTTTTTTTATATTGAGTTATACAAACTCATATCTTTGCTAAAAATATTATTTTATGGTAATACTCCCTATCTCAATAGTCATCCTATCATGGAAGGCTCCTAAGACGTTACACAACACCTTATCTACCTATAAGGAGAAAGGGTTATTAGACATCACAGATGATGTAACAGTATTCTTCCAAGAGATGCAAGAAGAAGATTCTTTCATATGCCAAGAGTTTGGTGTAAAAGGGATAGGCTCTAGTACTAATATAGGTATTGGAAAAGCATTTGAAGTATTATTCAATCATGCTAAGTATGATGTAGTGCTTGCACTAGAGAACGACTGGGTAATAGATATACCTAGTGGTGGTGAAGTACATGATATACTTCAAGCATCTAGAGAAGATTTGAAAGGTTACCATGTAGATTTTGTAAGACTTAGACACAATAAAGTGCCTGGAGTCCCTTTATACACAGCTCAATTCCATGGACGTGAGATGGATTCCCCTGAGCACCTAATAGAGCAAGTTCATTTTTTAGGTAAAGATTTGTCTACCAAATTCCCTGACATATTCACATATACTGTTCAAGGGGATGCAGGATTTGTTATAGGAGACAGTCAATACTCTAATTACAGTAACAACCCTTTTATGTGCAGGAAAGACTTCTACTTAACTGAAGTAGCACCTTATTCTGGTACAGCAGGAGAGAATGAAACATTAATACGTGATAGCTGGATGAAAGGACACTACAAAGTAGCTTTCAATATACCAGGAGTATTCACACATAAAAGACTAGATAGATAATGAGAATACTATATATTACAAATTACATTAAGATACAGCAAGCCGGTGGATACATTAATGACTATATGAATGACCTTCTGTTCTATGGCTTGTATGAATTACAACAAGAGGGTATTATAACTGAGTTAGTGGACTCAACCTCTATTGCACACTTGTACAAATATAATGATTTGTTTATATCTAAACAGGCACTGTGGGGTAAAGGGTTCTCACAGACCTTCCTTATAGAAGGTGATGGCCAAGATGTAAATAGACAAAATATAGTAAGTAAAATAGTTAACCAATACTTTGATGTAATCATATACGGAGCTTGGAACAGATGCCAAGATTACAGAGATGTAGTTGAAGAATCTTTCAACGGTAAAGTAATAGTGGTAGATGGTGCTGATGATACCTTGATAAGACCTAAACCCTCTAGGTGGATAGGATTCAAAAGAGAACTAATGCCAGGTGTAGAAGGACAACTACCTATCTCGTTTGCAATCCCAGAGTTTAAGTTTAGTCAACCTAATTACAAGAAGACTAAAGATTATGGGACTGTTATCCCAGGAGATAACTCTACATATATCTTCACAGATGAAGCCTCTTATTACAAAGACTATAATGATTCTTTCTATGGTGTAACTACTAAGAAAGGTGGCTACGATTGTATTAGACATTACGAAATACCAGCATCATACTGTATGCCTTATATTCCTGATATAGATTCATTCCCAGACACAGTCCTGACTAACTATCCCAAAAAGCTAATAAAGATAGCAATGTCTTTACCTGACAAGGACTTTGATAATAATATGTACTATCAACTCATGGATGAGGTATACCAGTATGCAAAGGAAAACCTTACCACTAAAGCATTAGCAAAATACGTTCTAAGTAAAATTTAAGTCTATGATAATAAATAAAACATACTTTGATGATTACAATAATATATTACCCACCCTTCCTGACAAGTCATTTGATGCTATTATAGCAGACTTACCTTACGCACAAACAAAAGCAAAATGGGATATACTAGTAGATCTCCCTTCCCTATGGCTTCAGTACAAGAGGTTAATAAAAGATAATGGAGTAATACTACTATTTTCAAAGACTCCCTTTGATAAGATTCTTGGTTGCTCTAATCTTCCTATGCTTAAGTATGAATGGATTTGGGAGAAGACTCAAGCTACAGGGTTTTTCAATGCAAAGAAGATGCCTATGCAATCTCATGAGAATATACTAGTATTCTACAACAAACCTCCTAAGTATTACCCTCAAAAGACACAAGGACACTCACCTGTTAATTCGTATACAAAAAAGAAAGATATAGCAGACAAGACATTAGTATATGGGGAGAATACAAAAGATATACAAGGAGGAGGTAATACAGATAGGTATCCAAGAACTATTCTCAAATTCAGTTCTGACAAGCAAAAGAATAAGCTGGATGGTACTATACACCCTACACAAAAGCCCTTGGCTTTACTAGAATACTTAGTCAATACTTATACAGACGTAGGAGATTTAATACTAGATAATGTGGCAGGGTCAGGCCAGACAGGATTGGCAGCAAGGAACTTAAATAGAAATTACATCATGTGTGAGAATGACCCCTTCTCCATCGAAATACTTAAAAAAAGAAATTTATGATAATAAAAGATTTAGTAAAAGACAATTCGGCATACGGATCCATAGCCTGTATAAAGGGAGAAGAATCAGTAGTAAGTATAAGAGGATACTTAGCATATAACTTTGATTTTATCAAGGAGTTTGACACTATTATCCTAGCAGTGAACTGGTTAGATGGAGTTACTGATGAGACAGTAGATAGATACTTAGAACAATGGTATATGGCATTTCCTAACTCCTATATATACACTACACGTATATCTAAAAATCTTGGCCATACACTATCAACTATGGAGTTAGATAATCAACTATTCAGTAAGTGTAAGCAACTGCATATTAAGTGGTTATTCAAATCCACAGAAGATGTTATCATCAACAGTGCATTTCTAGATAGAAAAATATCTAAATCAGACTTTTATTACTTTAATGGAATTGGAAAAGGAGGTATGGAAAAGTACAACTTTGATTATAATTATATTATAGATGCAGACTTCTATCCTAACACCAACTTTTATATCATCAATACTTGGGCAGCAGATTGGTTATATGATGAAGAGCAGATATACGAGGTAGATAATTACATTAAAGGTATAGAAAATTATAATGGACGTATCTGGGAATGGGTACCAGGATTCTCTAGTGAAGGTAAGTTGGCCGAGTTGATTGAGAATAGAAATATAGAGAGTGCACATTTATTAAATACCAGAGAGTATATACTCTTACTTACATTCGTAGACAGGTATAATATTCATGATAACAGTTTTAAAAACATCATGTGTGGTGATGTATGTCACTTTCATTTTCCTAACCAACCTGTAACAATAATTGAATAGCATGACAGTCATATATCGTATCTCAGACTCTGGATATCTTAAGCAAAAGCCAGAGTATATAAATAACGTTAATTGTTTATTAAATGCATCTAAGGTATTTCAACACTGCAACTGGCATGTTATAGTAGATAATGTAAAAGAACAAAAAACATTAGACACTATCAGTTATGTATCCGCAATAGTAAATGAATTTAGTAGTGAAGTGGTATCAGTAGGTCACGGTGCAGGTACCTTTAATCTGGCATTAGACTATGCTTTGCAACTACCTATTAACGAGACCGTTTACTTCCTTGAAAATGATTATTTACATCTACCAGGTTCAATTGAAGCGTTAGAAGATATGTTTTCATTAGGAGCTGACTACACTTGTCTTTATAGGCATCCTGACAAGCACATACCCCCATCTCAAGGAGGTAACCCTCAAGTAGATGAAGATGGTGGGTACCTTACTAAGCTGTATCAAGGTGAGAAGGGTTTATACTTTTTAGTTAACTCTACTACTATGACATTTGCAGCTAAGGTGAAAACTTTAAGAGAAGATGAGCAGATACTAAGAGATTATACTAAAGGTACCTATCCACAAGATTACCTGATGTTTCTTGCACTCAGAGATAAAGGAAGAAGTCTCTTATGCCCTACAGAAACTAAAGCTACCCATGGTGAAGTGGCGTGGCTTAGTAAAGGTGTCGAATGGGATAAAATTTGCTAAATTATTTGGTATGTTGATATTTATTTAGTACCTTTGTACTAACCAAAATTAACAAAATCAATGGCATACGTTTACAAACACACCACTAAAAATAAAGAAGTTAATGAAGTATTTTATATAGGAATAGGAAGTGATGAAGGAGGGAAGTATAAGAGAGCTTACAATATTAGACATAGAAGTGAGTATTGGAAAAGTACTTATAAAAAATACGATCGTGAAATTGAAATACTATTTGATAATTTAACATGGGAAGAAGCTCAACAAAAAGAAATAGAACTTATAAAGTTTTATGGCAGAAGAAATTTAGGGTTAGGTACATTATGCAATCTGACAGATGGGGGAGAAGGTTCACTAGGTTATGTACCTACTGAAGAGACTTTAATAAAATTATCTGAATCTCATAAAGGTAAAAGTAAAGCCCCTCTTACAGAGGTACATAAAATGAAGTTAATAGAGGGTTTAAAAAATATAGTAAGAAAACCTGTAAGTGAGGAAACTAAAAAGAAGATGTCTGAATCAGCTAAAAATAGACCTCCTGAAAGTGAAGAGACCAGGCAAAAAAGGAGTGCTTCTCAAAAATTAAGGGAGGTAAGTGAAGAGACTAAGCAAAGATTAAGAGAAATGAGTTCAGGCAAAGGTCCTACAAAAGAAGCTGCTTTAAAAATATCTAAAGCTAATAAAGGTAAAAAGAAGCCTCCAAGGACTGATGAGCATAAATTAAATTTAAGTAAAGCTTGGAAAACTAGACCGCCTATTAAAGATAGTACTAGAGAAAAATGGTCTAAAAGTAGTAAAGGTAATAGTTATCGTGCTATACCTGTATTGCAATTAAGTACAGGCAGAATATTTAAATCAATAGAAGAAGTAGCAATTTTTCTAAATATAACTAGAAACTATCTGTATAAAAAATTCAGTAAATTTACAGATTTTAAAAAATTAGATTCAAAAGAAAATTTAAATAATATTAATAATGAGTAAATCTATTTCAGTTATTGTACCTACTTTTCGTGAACCTTCACATTTATCTTTATGTCTAGAATCATTAATAAAAGGACAAGATAATGATAATGAGATTATTGTAGTGTGTGATGGCTATAGAATTGAAAATCAACATGTACTTGATAAATGGAAAGATAATATTAAAGTATTAGACTTAGAAACTAATCAAGGTCTTGCACGAGCAACTAATTATGGTTGTTATGTAGCCAGTTGTGAATTAATCTTAATAATTAATGATGATAATGTTATGCCAAATCAATGGGATAGTAGGTTACTTCAAGATTATGAAGATAACTCAGTAATCTCTATAAATCAGATAGAACCAGTACCTTCTATGTTTAGACAATTTTATATAAAAAATTTTGGACGTACTGTATCTGAATTCAATCTTTCTAAATTCACAGAAGAAGAATTGAATATATCAAATACGTATGGTAAAGAATGTGGGTATATAGATAATACAGGGAGTACACTACCATTCTTAATATCAAAAAGAAATTTTCTTATGTTAGGTGGATGGGATATAGAGTATAATAAACTTGGGGTTTGTGTTGACTGGGATTTTTTTTTAAAAGTAAGCCTTTCCCATTTAAAAATTAAACGTACATACAGAGTACATGTATATCATTTTGTATCAGTCAGTACAGGTACTAATAGGCAAGAAATAGAACGTATTGGTCATGACTTTGCTAAATATAAGTGGGGCTATTATATTCAACATGACCCATACACTAATAAAAAATATTTGGCTAGATAGAATAATACTATTATCTTTACAAAAAAATAATAATTATGGAATTTATAGACATTAGGAAGTTAGTAGGAAAAACTCTCACAAGTATTAAAGGTGGGGTAGGTAGTGACGAACTTATATTAACTACTACAGAAGGTGTAGTTTACAAAATGTTTCACGATCAACATTGCTGTGAATATGTATATGTTCAAGACATCATAGGAGACTTAAATGACTTGGTAGGTACCACTATCATACAAGCAGAAGAAGTTACAAGTGATAAACATCCTGAAGGATATAAGCCTGATGGATATATAGACTCATTCACATGGACATTCTATAAGTTTGCAACTATAAAAGGTTATGTAACTATAAGGTGGTTAGGTGAGTCTAATGGATATTATTCTGAATCAGTGGAAATTATTAAATGGTAAAACAAATATATGACAAGTAAAACAAGTGTGTATGCTGCTAAGATAGCAGAGCAATTAGCAGGAATCTTTGATCCCTCTTCTCCCAATTACATTGATTTAGAAAGTCTATCAGATAATGATAACTTTGAAGAATTTATGTTTGCACTAGCAGTAGTGGTTCCACATACAGTGTATACAAAAGGTACAGATTCAGAAGTAGATGTACTAGAGTTTAATCACCTCATGAACAGATTGATATTTAAAAGAAGTTTATCTGATGTATAGGCGTAGGTTTGATATTTATAAATATGATGTATCAATTCATAGACGAGGCTTTTTTACTAGAGGCAGGTGCAATAACTCAAGATAGGATATCTGATGCTGTCAAGAATAAAAGAGTTGTTACTATAGCTTACAAAGGAGAAGAAGAGGATGAGCCTGGTGTACGTACCATAGAGCCTTCATGCTTCGGTGAAGATAAGAAAGGCCGAATGGTAATAAGGGCATGGCAAAGGGCAGGTAAATCTGTTACAGGTATAAACCCACCCCCTGTTACTAAAGGGTGGAAGTGGTTTTTAGTTAGTAGAATAAGTTCATGGAATGAAAGTTCTAATCTAAACTTCACTACCAAACGTCCTAAGTACAATACAAAGGGAGATAAGCATATGTCAAAAATATTTGCTATATCTGACTTTGATGGTAAGATTAAGATAAGCCCTTTACCTAAAACTCCTAAGAAACCTACCCCTGTTAAAAAACCTGGTATAGTAGGTAAGAAAAGTTCTAAAAATCCTAAAGGTACTATTAGTACAACTGTAGTGCCTACAGGCAAGGAGTACAAGTCTAATGAGAAGATGAGAGACCCTCAAGGAATGGTTAAAACATTCTTTCCTACCAATACTAAAAAAGTGAAGGTGGCTTTATCTCCAGAGGAGTATAGGGAGATACAAGATCCAGGTAAGTTAAAAGATGCAGTTAAGCTTATAGCAGACAAGGTAAAGAGTCCAAATAAAGAGGTGTTTATAGATATCTCAGGAATGGATAGTGATAAAATTATAGCCTTCTCGAAGTCAAAGATAAATGTAATGGAATCCTTGTTAGAGCAAGTAGAATGGTTTTCTTATAATTATGAATTTCCAGTAATATCAAAAAGGTTCATGACTTTAACTGAAATATTAAACTCTGACTTATATGAAGACAACCACGAAGAGCAAGAAGATTAAAAGACAAATACCCTTCCTTGTATTCAACGCTTACAACGAAGAACACTTTGAAACTATTGAAAATGAGTTTACAGTTCAGGACAAGATATACACAGATACCGTAGAGTCTATCAGCCATGCAATAGCAGAGGGATGTAAGACTGCGGAGCTGTTTAAGCTACAAGATTACTATTCGGTAATTACCCTGTCAAGAAATGACTTTAAATCGGTTTTAGAAAATGCAATGGCATTCTATGCGAAGCATGACAACTTTGATAAAGCTATAGAGTGTCAAGGTTTAATTCAGTTAATTTAAAAAATTTATAATTATGATGTTTGATGATGAGGATTTAGATGAATTAGAAGATGACTTTATTGAACCTGAATTTACCCCTCCAACTGCTGAAAGGGTAAAGACAAGTATCGATAAAATAATAGGAAGGAAGACTACTGTACGTAAATCTAAAAAGACTCCGGAAGACAAGAAGCGTGAGAAATTTGTACAACTTATGTTTGATTATGAAAGAGCCTATACACGAGGTGTTCTTACCTCAGAGTTTTTAGATATGGAAGACTGGGATGATACTTGGATGGATATCATAGATACACTCCTAGAGTTGATATATACACCAGCACAGTTAAATATAATACATTTTTATATATTTGATAGGATAGATGATCAAGGTCAAGTAATACCCTATGATTTAGGTTCGGAGAAGTATGTATTCTTAGATACACCCGAAAACCTATATGAGTTATTGAAACAAATAAAATAAATTATGGCAGTATCAAAATTAGTTAGAGCGAGAGGTATACATAAAATAAATAGGTCTGATATAGAACGTGGGATGTTACATTGTAATTCCATGGTTCAACTTGCTGAATACCTTGATATAAAAAGACAATCTCTTAGAGTACATATGGATTCACACCTAGACGAAAATGGTGTATCTCTATATCAGAATTTTTGTAAAAAGATAAAGGAGCAAGGTAGAGGTCGTAAGAGTAATTTAGATAGAGATTTTATAACTCACCTACTTGAAATAGGATTACTCGGAAATAAAATGCCTCCGTCCATGGTTAAAGATAAGCTCCTGGACGAGGGTTATTTTGAAAAGAAATGCATGTGTTGTGGGTTTAGTGATTACAGGAAAGAAGATGCCAAGTATCCACTCTTAATCAATTTTAAGGATGGTAAAAGATCTTCATGGAAGAGAGAGAACTTAGAGATACTCTGTTATAACTGCTACTACATTAAGGTCGGGGATTTAATGTTTAAAGACCAACTAGAAGCTTTGGAATTCTATGGTCAACGTAAAAGAAGAGAAGTTTTTGGTAATGTAAATAGTGAAGCTGTTCTAGACCAAGCTAAGGCTTACAAGTCTGAGATAGATGCTTTACAACAAGATTATGAGCAAACAGATCAATGGGCTAATGATATTATAGCTTTCAATAAGCTTAAAAAGTAATTTAAGAAGTGGAGGTTCTGAATGTACATCTTCCTCTAAATTAGGTATCGTTGAAGGTTTTCTAGCCGTAACAACATAGCCTAGCCGGTAACAAGAAACATTGACTTTCGAGGAGAGACTCGGCCAGAATTCTTAGTTTAACTGAATAGAACGTCCATCTACGGAGTGGTTAGTGAAGGTTTGAATCCTTCAGAGTTCACGAAAAATAAAATAATCAATTATGAGGTTACCTTTCAACATTGAAGAGTTACTAGACGAAGTAGAGGAAAAGTTAGATGGCAGTCGTTTGCCATGGAGATTAACTTCTGCTGTTGAAGATTATGTATCTGAATTAGAGTCAACCATTGAACAACTGGAAGATGAAATAGAGAATTTAGAATCTCCACACAAACTGCTTGTAGATGAATTAAAAGAAGAATGGTGGCATGAGGTTAAACAAAAGTTTACATTACCTCAACTAGAATCTATTTTTGGAACAAGATTTAATTTGAAAAGTTATGATCAAATCATTAATTAACTAATAATTACAAACTTGAAATTACAAGACTTAGTAGAAAAGTTTATCAAGAACCCTTCCGAAATGAGAAGGGGTGCAGGATTTATGTCAAAGCGTTATAAGATGTCTACAGATGATATAAAAAAAGCAAGAGAGCTAGCTAAGAGTAGTCTAGAGAGTGCAGACTTCTATCAGACGGTTGATATACCTACCACAGAGAATACTCTAACTACTTCAGGTACTACAGAAGATGTTGCAATAACAGAGCTTGGTAAACCTAAACTAGTAAAAGAAAAGGTATCTGAAAACGGAGATAGAGATTTGGAAATTCTATCAGATAAACCTCTTAGTAGAGAGGAGATTGAAAAAGAATTTCATATAGACAATATCTCCACTACCTTATCTAACTACTGGAATAAAGCTACACCTAGTGGTAGGTACCTAGTAAGTGCCTTTATAAAGTGTCATCATAATAACTTCCATTCAGAAGAACAATTAAGAGAGAAGTTAAAGTCAATGTTGATTGACACTGAGCCTACCTTAGTAAAGAAAGCTGTCAGCCCTTCTGAAAAGATATGTATCGTTTACTTATCTGACGAGCATGTAGGGGCTTTAAATCATGTAGATGATGTACATGGTAACTTCTATTCCTCGGATATATACATAGGAAGATTAGAGCAAGTGGTGCAAGAGGTATTAGATTTGGAATCCACCTATGAGAAGTTATACATTATTAATCTAGGAGATGAGGCTGATAGCCAGCTTGATAAGATGACTACTAGGAAAGGTCATGTATTACCTTCAGAGAGTGGTAAAGTTCAGTTTGACATATACATAAAAGGACGTAGGATGCTATTTGAATCTATCTTCTCTTCTGGAGTATCTGCTGAGTACGAAGTTATAAATTGTAATAACAGTAATCATAGTGGTAATGATCTTAGTTACATATGGAATAGAGCAGTAGAGATATGGCTTGAAGCAAGGTTTCCTGAAGTGATAGTAAAGAACGTTACTAAGTATATTGATTGTTTTGAATATGGCAAGCATGTAGTAGCTTTTGCACATGGCAAGGATGATAAGGATATGGGTAAGAATTGGCCTTTACAAATTAATACTAATGTTGATGGGTGGATTATGCAATGGTTTGATAGAAAAGGTTACAGCTCTTCTAGAAATTGGCTACATGTAAGGAAGGGAGATTTACACAGTCTCAATGTAAGTATGGGGAAATTTGGAGATTATATTTCTATGCCTTCAGTTTATGGAAGCTCTTCATGGATTGGCCTGAACTTTGGGCTAGGTAGGCCTGGAGCTTATATAGAAGTGTTATCAAAGAAATCTCCATCTGTTACTAATAAATTTATTTGGTTTTAAATAGTAGTGAAATAAAAAAATCCCATCAACCCTTTTACCTCTAAACAAAATCTCTCTCATAATTATATATTTTCTATTTCTTTTTTAACTTTTAAGTAATCTTCAATCTCGTACCATATGTTATCATTGTCATCAATATTATTAAATTCATCCTCATACAACCCTTCTAAAATTAAATCTACCTCTTCTAAAGACTTTTCCTTTGCTTCCCTTGTACGCTCTTTAATAGAGTTAGGGTGAGTATAGTTTAAGTAATGCTTAGTAAATATTTTTGAAGCTTCAAATTTATGATTCATTATTTTCTAATTTATAAGTCGTTCTAACTCCACCTGGTTCCCAGCTACAAGGTGGTAGTGTTTCTATAACCTTGTTCAAATTATCTAATGCTTCTTGGAGTTCTTTAGGTAATTCACCATCACCGTCCTCCGGCATTCTATCACTCCAATATTCCGGTTCAACCTTATCATAATGTAAGGGATCACAGAAGAGTAAATCTAATTTAGTTAATTCATTCTCATCCATGTACTCAATGATATCTTCCTCATCGAAGAAATACCGGTCACCGAAAGCCTCTATCACAGGAGATCCATCATACTCCTTGAAAGGCATCCTCAAGTAATTAGCTTGGGCAGTTTTATTTCTACAATCCTTACAGGTGAGATAAAATTTGTTGTCGGTGAGGTTACCACAATTTTTACACTTAATATGAGTGCAGCTATCATATCTTGCCATGTGTTCTGCACTATCACCTCTACTATAAAATTTGCCGTTAGTACTTAGCCACCCTTTTGCATTTGTGATGTAAGTAGCCGCTTCAGGGCTATCATACAGTATTACTTTTTCATTTTTCATAATCTTCTATTTTAGCATTTAATAAATAAAACATTTCCCCATTAAACATAATATCTTCGACCTCTGCCGAAAAGCAAGCATCATCCAATTCTACACAATAAGATTCACCCTCATCTGTATAATGAAGAACTTCTGTTTCGCCTGTTTTGTCACTAATGAAATGTCCTTGATCCATACTTTCACATTCACTATCTGAGAAGTTATACCTTTGGACTCTTGAAAATGAATATGCCTTGTCAAGCTGACTAAATATAGCCCAAGCTTTCTCCATAAATTCATTCTTGGTTATAGTAGGCTGATCTTCTGTACTGAAGTCAGTACCAAACAGTTCATCAAAATTCATATACTAATTTTTTACTTTCTAAGTTTTATACCTTTACCTGGAATTAAGTTATCCTCTTTTAATTCAATCAATTTAACACAATCTTCGTAGGAACCTTTAATATCAATTTTTAATAGTTGAGGTACACTGTTATAATTATCACGGTTAATTGTTATGATATTATTCATATTAATTGCTGAGATAATTTGAAATAAATTTTTCTCAACATCCGGAAGACTTCTATTCAAAAAATTAACCAAAGCCCCGGTAGTATCAATATAAATCATGCCCCTTATATCATTACTGCCTGCACTAGCCATTAATCTTTTAAAGATTGCATCACTTCCTGATGTATAAACTGAATATGTTATAAGGATATTATCTGGGTTGAATATAATCTCAGCTAGTTCATCCCTATCCATTAGATTAAATTGATAGTGAATAACCATATTATTTATTTGTTCATCACTCAGATGTAGACTATTTTCTAGAAAGAAAATTCCATAGTCAATACAATCTTTACTAGCAGGACATTCATAATCTTTTTCTAAAAATACAAGTTGTTTGTTTTTAAATAAATATTTCATAATTACATTTCTTTTAAGTGTTTCAAAATTTGTTTAAATGTATTATATTTATTATATAGGGGGATTTCATTACGTTTAATCATCCATTCAATCTCGCCTATTATTGCCTCTACTTCTGTTATGGCGCATTGGATAGCAAATACATGAAACCCTCTTATCTGTTTATACTTCTCCACTATCTCATTTGCTGCTTTTATTATTTCTTCGTTTGTCATTTTTTACGATTTATGTATTTTAAATATTCTTGTTCTGTGGCAGGGAGTGTATCTTTAAGGTAAGATATAAAGCCTGTATATACATCAGCAAATGATATTTGCATTAATTCATTAAATCCCCAGTATTTAACTTTAAGAATATAAATACGACCATTATGGGTATAATGTATATAATTAGGCATATCCTCCACTTTTCTTTTTTCCCACCAAAATAAAGGTTTAAATATTGCAGGGTATTTTTCAAATGGCTTTAACCCTAATTCTACTATTTCCCCTATATTCCAAGTGCTGCCTGGATAATCTGCAATAACCTCATATCGAGGTTTTAAAAGTTCTTCGTTTGTCATAATGTGTTATTTTAAATAAGGATTAATATTTATCAATATCTGATTCTTTGTAATTATTTAATAAATTAAAACGTTTACCATTTAATAATCTCTTATTTATTTCACCTTTTTTATTTACCTTGCAGCAAATATAAGTTGGCATCCAACAACCACTTCTCAAAGTGTAACCATAATAAGAATGTATTTTCATTTTTGTTTTATTTACAATAACTAAATCGCCAATATTGTATTTATAAGTAGGGTATTCCTTTGGCAAATTGTCAAAACAATTATTCCCCTGTGTTTTATTTGATACTACTTCCATCATCTTAAAAATTATAAGGATTAAATTCCCCCAACCCTCTAGGGTCAATGCTTTTTATCTCATCAGGGAATAAATTTATTCTACGTGAGAAACAATAAAGGAATAGGGATAATTGATTTTCAACATCGTAATATACTTCTGTACCATAATGATATATTAAAAATGAATTACATTCGTAATAAAATTCAAACCTTAAAAAATGCAACCTATCACTTATTAATTCAGTGTCACTATGTTCATCTATTAACCCCTCTATCTTTGCCAATTCTACTAAAGGTATTTCTTCTTTACCTTCATGTATTATTGTTTCTGTTAAGGCTGATAGTGGGTAGAGTAATGGTTTATCTACAGATTGAATTGTATTTATATTAGAACTGTTTAAATCTTTTATATTACCACTTATTGGTAATTGTACCTTAACCCCACTATGTAAATAATGTATTAATTTATTGCTCATTTTTATTTTTTCAGTTACAATATTATGTAAGTTTTAATTATTTCCATATTTTTTACAATGATTATTATTTCTTCTACTAATTCTTGCCTTATAAATTCTATTCATTTTATGTGAATGGTCATTATTACTAACATTAATATTCAAATATAACTCAATACTTTTCTCAGATTCAGTTTTTAGTTTTTTAGAAAGTTTCCAACTATCTATTAAAGACAAAGGTTTTTCTTTAACAGTGTCGTTGAATAATGTTATTAAATCTGTTTCAATTCTTCTAAAAATATTAATTATTTCAAAATCATCATTAAGATGTACTTCACAATATGGAAACCCATCATCTAATTGGTCAATCATAACTAACTTATCTCCTACAATATAATCTTTACTTATTACCAGTTGTTCATGATAACTTTTTAAATTATTACAAATAGATAATATTGTTGTTAATTGTTTTTTATTCATTTTTTTCTATTTTTTATTTATTTTATATTATCTAATGGATAAGCTGTTAGTATAGAATCTTTATCTATTTCATAAGTAGTGAATCCTACAGGGTCATCAGATTCCCAATCATTATTTCCCCAACCCTCATCTATTTTAGCTTTTTTACTGGCTTGTTTTAAAGCTTCTTTTACATGATATTTAGCAAATTCTATGAGTATTATTTCTGGATAATATGAAAATAATAAGCTATTTTTACCTATAAATTCTTTTACTGTCATTTTATTAGTTTAATATTTTTAAATAAATGTTATCAGGATAATCTCCTCCAAACACAAACTTTGTAACTGGACATAGCCATATCTGAAACCCATCAGATACTCTATGATAATAACCTCCTATCTCGATAGGATGATTGTAATCCATCAGTTCATCAGGATCCATACCTAACTCGTCCATTTTAAAGTGGTGTTCATAACCTTCAAAAGGTTCATCTGAAAATTCAAGCAGTACTTCAATTCCGTCATCAGATAATTCATCTAACATTAAGTCTGCACCGGCAACCATCTGTAGGTTTGCTTTAGTACCCAATCCTAATTCAAGAAAGACAGGGAGGTCAATAAACCATCCCTGCTCATCTTTATAAAATCTATGTATCATAAGTTATTACTATTTTGCAGTGATTTCAAACTTAGTACCTGACTCTAACTTAACCCCTTCTATATCTACTGTATCTACATTATTACAAGTTTTAGGTGATTCTAAACAAACTACTATTTTATCATACACCCTCATTAAGTGTTTACCTTGAAGTACCCCATTTGTTACTTTCATTATCTCACCAATTTTTAAATCTTTGGCTTGGAATTTAACTATGGGTTCTTTAAAGAATTGAAGTAATAATTCTGTTTGTTCTGAATTTGCTTCTGCAAATGCTTGTCTTAAAATAATTTCATCTACTTCAATCATACTTGAAAATGGATTCTTAGATAACTCAATGTCTATTCTACCTTTCCATGCAAGACACACTTCTTTATAAATTTTTCCTAAGTTTTCTCTTGAGATTGTTTGTGTTGCCATTTTACTTTTATTTTTATTTATTAAATCTTTGAAATTTAGAATAGTATATTTTAAATTTATATAAGACTGTTCAGTACCATATGTACCATTCTTTACATCATAACATATAGCTTTGCCTATGTAAGGTTTGTATTTCCTATAACTTGTATCATCACACCATGTGTAACCTAAGTCATCTAGTATATTTGTGAATTGATTTACTTCATCCTCATTTTCACATTTAATCGCGGTCTTATCTCTTTCAAATATTTCTCTCCAATTCACTTCATCTTCTTTAATTAACTGGTCGATGGTGTATACATTTCTAATACCTTTTATTAGTAAACTTTGCATATTACGACATCCTCCATAATATCCTGGATTATCTAAACTACGTGTGTAATAATATACAAATAAACCATCTGATATCGCATTTTGTTCATTACACTCTTGGAAGAAATCGTTTATTTCTTTTGATTTACTATCTTGCCATATAATAGCTACCTTCTTATCTAAGAAGTCTTGTTTTGTGAACCCTTCTTTCATTGTTTAATATTTAATATTTAATACGTTTTCTTTAAATTCCTGCAAATCTAATCTATCTGTCAATACAAATTTACCTAATCTAAAAGCTCCTGTTTCATTTAGCAATTCCCTTATATTCTTTTCACTCTTCCTATTGATGGAGTGTGTATGTTTCATATCGTGGATATAAATTCCGTAGGAGTTAAGTAGATTATTTAAAGCTATTGACATATTCATATCAACTTCCTTTACCTGAAACATCCTCTCTACACTATTGGTATTAAAAGACCACCTACCTTTATAAGGCCATGAGTAGCTGTATTTAGACCAAATCATATTCACCTTAACTTTACAACTGTAGGTTCTATGACCTCCACTGTATATGTCATGGACCTTGCACCTACCGTAATACCCATTATCATCTAGAAGACTCTGTAACTGCATGACAGACCTTGGATTGTGCTTAGTGACTAGATCTGAGATAGATATACTAAACTGGTCATTGTATATAATTTCTTCAGGCTCATTATGTATTATACCTAGATAACTCATAGTAAATGTGATTTAGAGATTAATAATTGTTTACAGTTCTTCATCACTCGACAATAGTACTTTACTCTATTAATCTCTTCACTAGATATCTTATAGCCTCTACTCACCACTACCTTTAAAACCTTTTGTACAGACTGTACTGATAAGTCTACATACTCATCTAAGCTCTTGTATCCTTTCCTATAATTACATAGGACACAGGAGAATACCCACATGTCTGGCTTACAGAAGGAACCACCTTTTGATTTAGGTATAATATGATCCCTAGTAATATTCTCAAAGGGTACCTTACTCTTACAGTACTCACAACATTCACCTCTCTTTTTATACTCACTCTCTAACCCAGGGTTAGGTTTTCTTTTTATTGATGCTATCAATTTTTGTTACTTTAAATTCCTGCATAACTTTTTTGCTTTATTAGGTGAATACATCATCTTTTAAATACCGACCATTTTTACCTACAACTTAACCTTTTCACGAAAGACAAGGGTGTTACAAGAATATCCAATTAAACTCACTCCTATCTACTCCTGCTAGGTCAAGGCAGTCGAGGTAGCCCTTCATCACTGCCACGTTGTAAAGATAACTACTATCAGTAGCTATATTCTTATTGACCCTTTCTATACGCTCTCTGAGATTAAGTAAATATCTCTCTTGATGTCTAGTCATCTCTAGTATCTTTTCTGATAAATCTATCATAACTTATATTTATTTTTTATTAAAGAATTGATTTTGTGAGTCACTATATGCACCACTAAGCAGCAACTTAGACATAGTGGTATGTGTGTTATTATCTCTTCCATAACTTAATTTTAAAGAGTTCTTAAATTATAGGGTATAGCATCCAGACCCCAATCAAATGTGTATCCCACAGACTCTACTGCTATCTGCATAGCTTTTAGTTCCTCGTATCCTATGTCTTCCCCGTAAGCGGTATCATAGTACTCAAGTATTTGTCTAAGGTTATCAGGTAATAATTCCTGGTGTTCAAATAAATCAACTATTGAAATATCCATAATCTTCTTTTGTTATTTCTTTTGAATTAAATGGTGGTGTTTGATATACACTCTGCTTCACATAGATAGTGTACGACTGATCGTTGGAAGGGTTAACCGTCACCTCGTAGTAATTAAATTCTTGTTTCATATCTTTAATTATTTCTTTCTTCAGTTAAATACTCACCATTATTAAGATAGACAACATGGTTGTTCTTATATTTCGGTAAAGCATAACCCAACAACTTGATATTCAATATCTGTGTTATACCCTCTGCTAGGGCTATAGATAGAACATCTTCTTCACTCTCTGCTATGATAAGGGCGAAGGGTTCTGATACCTCAAATGAGGCTTTACACTCTACTGCATATATACCTAATAAAGGCATTGATGTTTCCCTGTAGTCAGGGTAAGGGTCAACCTCAAATGAGGTGCCGGTGAAAGGTCGTGTGTTGTTCATCTTATATTTTTTAAATTTACTACATCAGGTTTATTCCCGAAGTACGTTCCGTAATAACTACCTGCAAAGGTATTGCATTTTATTTTAAATTCTTCTAATTCATCATCCCAATCGTCACTTAGATATGATAGTTTAGTTTCTATCCTCCTAGACCAAGTATGGTAAGGGTCACAGTTATGTAACACATCTAACATCTCTTCTTCTGATTCACACTCGTTTAATTCCTCTAAATCACATAGTGGAATTTCTTCCCATATCCTCAACTCTGCTTCACGCCCATCTTTATTATTTCTCCAGTAGTCATTCTCGTATTGGTAGGGAGGAAAGCTCATTACATCAAAATCATCATATTCTTTCTGAGCCTCCTCTAGGGTAGTGAATAACTCTACAATCTTAGAGTCAGCATAGTTATCTCCTGTGTATACAGAATACTTAGGTTGTTTATTCAAGAAGTCAACCACCTCTTTTTTAATCTCCATAACTCATAATTTAAAAATGTTTAATTCTATACTTCTAATTTCAAACTTTCGCTTGTCAGGATTGCGTTCTAAGGCCTTGAACTCCTTCGGTGATATAACACTAAGGCAGAAGGTATTGAAGTCAAATTTAGCCACCTTAATGCCATTCTTAAAGGCAAAGACATAATCGGTTGTAAACTTACAAGTATAGGTCATAGTAAAGATAGTTAAATTAATACTGATAGTATCTACCATTTATTTTCTTAACTCCCTCTCCTTCGGACTCCGACTCACTTACCTCTTCAATTCCGTGGTATTTCAAATCATCACAACTTTCCACCATCTCTGATAATAAGCCAAAGGCTTCAAATATTTCAACATTATTATAACCTGCCTCTTCTAACATATCACAGATGTTTACAGGCTCCTCTTCGATGATTAGTAATAATTCCTTAGTATTACAATCTTCAATGTACTTGCAATAAGTAGTATTATAATCACCATCTATATCAATAGTACCTGTCCCATCATTGTTGTAATCCAATCCAGTATAACCACCATTAGGCTTATAGTAACCATACTCTCCTAAATCAGATACAGTCAAACCTAACCTTTTAAAGATAGGATAACAATCCATGGTTGCCTGATCAATTTCTTCATCATTATGTACTTCAAAGAAATTATCCAATGCCCGTAAGATATTAGGATAACCTTTATACTTGTGTCCATATTCTGTTTCAAACGCATGATAAAGAAAGAAGTCATCTACATAGTCATTAATATCTTTAGTGTAATTGTCAAAAGACAAATGACCTGGATTCCAAAATCTACCACCTCTTCCTATATGGAAGCATACTATTGTACCCATAACTTATATTTTTGTTATATTAAAACTTAAAAACTCCTGATTGTTCTTACCTTCTCTGATAGTAGAGTAGAAGAATAAGTACCCATTATCTTCCAACTCTTCTCTGAACTCCGTTATCTTAATTGGCATCCTAGATATTGGGTGAAAGAGAAGGGAGGCCAGAGGACCTTCCTTCACTATCTTGATACATTCTTTCTTAGTTATCTCCTGGATCTTATCACAGATGATATTGATATTGTTGGTGGAGGGTAGTTTCATTATCTATTTTGTTTATAGTATTCAAAACTCTCCATAGTAGCTTTCACCCTATCTACAAATAGTTGCTGCCACTGATCATCATTCATCATACCAATACCCTTCTCATTCTGATAGTCAGCTAAATCCGATTGAATCTGATCTAAGAATCTTAAGTACTCATCTTCCCTAGATAGGGAGTGAGGATTATCAAACCACTTAATATTCTTTATTAACTCTTTGTCATTCTGACACTCAAATAAATCCTCGAAGCCAGCTTCTGTGATAGTCATATCATTTTCATAAGGACCGTACAAATCACTTATATCTGATGAATATATAGGGTCAACTACAACCTCTACATATTGTATCTCAGTATCACTATCAACCCTAAGTATACTATTGCCTTTAGCTACCGTAATCAAAACTTTATTCATTTCTTTACTTATTTAAAAATTCAATAATTAATTCTCTTGTAGTCTTGGTACCCACGTCTACTGTGGACCAGAACTTATGTTTTATTACTGACTCTACTAAGTCTTCAAGCTTATCTAAAGATAATGAATAATCAGTATCAATATTAAAGCCTAGATTAAGATATGTATTAGTATCGTTAAAGTTAGATGGTATTAGTTCTCCCTTCTCATTTAGGTTATGGACTATACAATCTTCATCTACTACATAGCCTCTCTCCCTTGCTAAGGGTATTGCTTGGTAATCTGATTCTAGTATATCCAGATCATCTATCTTCTGTACTTCCCAAGTGGGAGTTGACCTCATACACCAAGATACTAACCACCCTTCATCTTCGTAGGTGTGACCTACATTCATTAACTTACTCATAACTATTATTTTTTATTATAACTCTTCAAATAGATCTTCAAGGTTACTTGTTGCATTCTCTAAATCATTTACAATGTCCTCTAGTACATTTAAATCATCATCCCACTCAGAACCCTTATCAGACTCTTGCCAAGCCTCTGACCTGCTGTCATAAGTTTCTTGACGCTTCTCTTGTAACTCTCTGAAGTATTCAGATGCTTCTGCTATTACTTCAATAAACTTTTCTACTTTTGCACTTCTTTTGATACTCAAAATCTTTAAATTTTAATTGTTTATTAAATTCAATTCTATTAAATCTTTCATAGAATCATCCACGAAGGTTACATCAAATCTATCGCCATTCAGACATACTGTAACTGGTAATGTTTTATCTTCTACCTTCATCAACTCGTCTATTAAGTATTGGACTGTTATACCATCTAACCCTGATAGCCTACATAGAACTTGGCAAGGATCCTCGTGATATTCATGAACCTGAGCCATTAGTACATCCATGAATACTTGTTCATTGACATTAGGACACTCCTCTTTTGGCTTGTCCCAGAGAATACCTCCCTCTGGTGTTCCGTCATATACTAAGTCCTCACAATGATAGTCGTAACCCGTACTGTGTAACATTGTTAAATACTGTATAGCCTCTACTTTAGATTTAATCGAGGCTGGTAAATTAATTGTAAGCGGCATATTTTATTGTTTTATTATTTGATTAATTCTCCGTATTCATCCACTTCATACTCATCAAGAGACATGGAAGATAGTTCGGCCGTAGCTGTACCTGCATCTTTTAGATGAGATAATACATCCCATCCATAACCGTCTAGAAGCCATACTTCAGGACCACCTCTTGTGATGCGAGACCAACCGTCTCCACCGTCTATGTCGTATAAATCCTTACTATGTATTTCCTCTAGTATGTGGCAATGTAAATCAAAATAATCCATTGCTTGTTCTTCTTCTGTTATTGTCAACAGAAGATTGCCATCTTCTAAAAGTTCAATGTTCATAACTTTTATTTTTAATTTAACTAAAGAATTGTTCCTGTATACAGATCAGGTATAACATAACTAATATATACACCCTCGGATATCAATGTCTCTGCAATCTCTTCTGCCTTACTGATAGGTGCAAAACACCTCCACTGCTCCTCTTTAACATAGCAAGTGTCATCTTTAAACTCCATCTCCCCAAAGATGATAAGGACTTGCTGTTCAGGTAGTAACTCTTCCACACTGACAACTTCAATACAAACATCATTTGTTACTATATCACCCCAATCATAACCTTCTGCAATCTCTTCTGCAAGCCTTCTTGCATCAACTTCATTCTCCGAATTTACTGTAAATGAGTTTGACTGATAGCAATTTCTTGAAACGATTACTTCATATTTTTTATTCATAATTTATTTATTATCAGGGTTAAGTATTATTTTACCATCCACCTCAATCCAATTAATTTCGGAATCATCTTCCACATCCCATTCTGTGTAGTAGGACCAGTCACCTACAAACCAGCTATCTGGAACCGAACATTCATGTTTCCATTCTTCAGGTGTGAAGTGTTTATGAAGGCAGTGGTCAGAGCAATAGTAATCTTCACCCTGTGCTACCACAAATCCGGCATTCATGCCTGAGCCACACTCACTACATTTACGAGCCCATTTGATTACTTGTGTTGTCATAACTTAAATTTATTTACCGTTTAACCATTCTTCTACCATGTCAGTGAATTCATCTATACCTATCTCATCAGGCATTTGTATGTCATGTACCTCACCTAGATAAGAACTGTTAGCATTATTCCAATACGTTTCATTCAAGTAAACATCTACTCCTGTTAAGTCTTGTTCAGGAATGAAAAAAGGTACGCATCTATATTCAATACCTCCGATTGTAATTATAACATCTTGCATGATTATTTAATTTAAAATTTCTTCAATAAGTTCTTCATCTAAGGCTTTTCTAAACAACCCCTCTGCCGAGAGTATGAAATGATAGTCCTCAACGTAGTACGTTATAGCTTGGTCCACAGGTCCATCTATATCATCCCCCTTTCTCAAATCTAAATAGAGTGATACCGGTGCCACTACTATGTTGTAACTCAATTCCTTCACTTTGAATTCACGGAGGGGGTATGATTTCCCTTTGTAATTTATACTATCCATTCTATACTGTTTTAATGTTATGAAAATTTGTTCCGGACTCCAGCACTGCATCTAGGTCATCCTCCCTAAAGTACTTTCTATTTACATCAGTATTACCCTCGACTAGGTAAGCCATTAAATCACCTAGACTTTCAAATAAAATGTATTCACCGTCTTTAAGATAAGCCCACACCAGTTCAGAGCCATGTTCACCACAACGATAAACCTCTACTGATTTATCACTTCTCCATGGATATTCGGTTAAGATACACTCCCACATGTTATATAAATTTTTTAAGTGTTAAATAATCTTGTTCAGTTATCTCTTGGTAAGACCTAACTCTAACCGCAATCTCTCCTGCGTTAAAGAAGTACCAACTATTGTCCTCCTCAGATGTGTTCCCGTAAAATGTACTAGCATAAGCATCAGCTACCATTTTCATTTCATACCTTTCAGGTACTATATTAATGGATTTGCATTCAAATTCATACTCACCACATCTTATTTGTATTATCAAAAACATATACTTCTCTTTCATAACTTATTATTTTAATTTTTTATAAAAATGTATATATTTACCTAGCTCACTACTACAATTATAATAGCTATAACTATTCAGTATTTTTTCAAACTGATATGATTCATTAATTACCTTCTCTTTATGTAGTTTTAATTTAGCTTCATCGTCATTAATTAAATTCTTCCTCCAATCTTCAATTGAATTGTTTGATTTGTTAACCTCCTCACTGTAGAATTCAATACAGAAGTTGTTATATCTGACATCTTCCTGAAGTTGTTCCTTATCCAGTTTGATAGGGCATATAACATACCAAGGTCCAAATGGGTATATATTAGAAGGGCTAAGATAAACTTCTTCACCACTACAGAATAGTTTCCTTGCTGCTGTTTTACTAATTTGTCTAATGGTAATGTGTTCACCGTACAATGTACCACTTGCTTTGATGTTTTTCAAATCTTTAAATTTTAAAGTAATTATTATACTCATCCTCTGTTATACTTTCTACATAGTCAACATAAGCCTCATCACCTTCTTCCGAGAATAACCCTTTAGAGACTGCTAATTCTATTATAGCGTCTTCATCATTACTTAAATCTTCTTTAGACTCTATGCCTATTGAGTAACCAGAACCCCTTTTAAAGAAACAATGTAATTCGTAATAGTACATAACTTAATTTTTAATATTTAAAAATGAGTAATAAGGGCACTCAACCTCTTGTATATAACTATACCATTGATCCATATGATCATTACCCCAAGGTGCATTGAAGATGTTCAATCTGTTGTAGAACAACCATTGCAGAGCTGCACTGATAGCCCTCTCATCTCCCTCTGCTATACTATCTAGTATACCTTCTACTGTGTTAGGAATAAAAGATATAAAGCCTGATACAGAAGTGAAGTTATCTTTAAGATACTTACTAAACTCAGCTCCTTCTTCTTCAGATAGGGTGCATAAATCCTCTAGAAGATTTTCCTCAAATTCGTCTTCCACTACCAATGAGAATATCAATCTGTCCGTGTCAAAGTTATACTCTCTTGGAGACCATATCTTATCTACTTCAATATCAAGTATTCCTAGATTCAATTGTTTTATCTCTGGAAGAACATCATTTTCTATGAACAGTTTAGCATGTTTAAGTATCCACTCGTTATATTTGTTATGATCAAACTTGAACCAGTAGTCTTCCACATCTTCCAACCCCACCTCTTTGAAGTATCCTTCTTCATATTTCTGTTGAAGCATCCAATCATCAATGAGGTTGTCGGGACTACATATACCATGGTACATACCTACGTCCACTAATTGAAGCATGCCGGTGTTTGTTTTAATTGTCCTCATTTTCTTTTATTTTTAAATCTTCTGAATCAATATTTAACTCATCTAAAAAGAACCTAGTAAACTCAGTGAATTCATCTACATCAGTCCCCTTTAAGATACCTATCAACCAGTCTCTGAACTTATCATCATAATCAAAACTGGTACATAGGTAATTACCATACACATCACAATGACCTTCACAATCATTAAAAATATCTTTATCTGTAATATCTTCTATATCAGTCCTAGCTTCTTGATGTACTGCATAATAGACTGCATAAACAGGATCTAAATCCCCTACTGGAGCACTTATACTTTCAGCCAATTCAGTAACACACTCTACAGCCCAGTCTACATCTTCACCTACTTCTAAAGCTACTTCAATAGCTCTCTTGATATCTAGGCTGCCATAAGGGCAGAAGTTAACTCTGTAGTCCTCTACCAACCGTAACATTTTATCTTTCATAACTTATTTATTTTAATATTCAAAAATACAATCTCTTAACACTTCTCCACTAGGGAGTGTGACATACTCGTCATCTAAATAACCTAGACCATTAACATCTACAGATTCTATATTATAGACTACATTAGTCTTAGTGTTATAAAAACACTCTGTACTAATTTCAATACCACCATCCCATACTGATGTGTATGTTGCTTTAATACTCATAACTTATTTATTTTATTGTTGATAAAACTTCTTCCACTAAGATATAATCCAACCACAGACATTCTACTATCTGTTCTGCCAGACGATATCTATCATCCCCATAATACTTTTCAATATGATGAATCTCAATTAACTCTTGGTCTTCTAGTCCCCTACCTAGAATCATCTCTAATTTGATGATATCGATATACCACTCTGCTGTATTGTCTGTCATATCTTTTCAATTTTGAATGCATCATATGTTTTACCGCTTGCAACTGTACTGAATTTATATCCCACCTTCTCGAAGATACGAGGATAACATCCCACACCTACCCCACCTTCTAGGCAAGGGAGTATACCATACCCACATCCATATCCTAGTAAGTCCCGAAGACTATCTTTTATATTATTCTCACGTGCAATGTAAAATGGTTTAAGTACCGAGGGTATTTTATTTAAAACATCAGCTACAGCAGTACTTAGCTTGTCATAACCACAGCCAGAGATACTACCTGAACTGACTGCACCACCATAACTATAATCACTATACCACTCAGCCTCGGCTCTAGGGTTCATACCCCACATCTTTGATTTGTGCCATTCTACCGAGATGGTACAAGAGTGTAAATCAGAGCCATACCAAATACTCTTAACACTATCTAACTCTTTCTTCAACTCTCTATCCTTTATCTTAGTATACCTATCTTTGTAGTAAGCTCTCAGTTCAGGTAAAGACAATTTCTTTACATCTTTGCCTCTAGGTAGTAAATGACTATACGCATAGCTACTTCTGATGACATCTTCTTCTTGACTATCAATCTGAATGTTGAATTCTTCTTTTCTTTTATTGTACTCTAACTCTAGAGCTTGTTGTATGTTTATCATAACTTAAATTTTATTTTTAATAATTTAATTTGTACATTGTTATGTCATCTGTTACCATCCACTGGCAGTTAGACAAATTATAATCTAACCCATTCTCAGCCTGAATATAATCTTCCACATCATAACCACCCCATTCATCTTTAAAATCTTCTGAGATGTTACCTAGATACAATACATCCACCCTTGATGTTTCAAAGTTTAAAACTACTGCATACTTATCTTTCATAACTTTATTTATTATTTTCTTTATCTTTTATCCAAACCGTTACATAACCTCCCATACCACCTATTGACATAGTGTTATAGTCGAATATCACTATCTTATCTTTTAGCTCATCATACCTTTCTGTCAACTTCTTAAAGAAGTATTTAGGGTCAGAGTAAGTACTATATCCATGACCTACCTGCACACCATCCATACCATCTAGTATCTCGAAGCCGGCATCCTCTAACTCACTCTTACCGAAGAATGAGCCAGGAATAGTCTCAGTTCTTAGTACTTCATCTAGGTCAACACCACTTTCAAACATCTGCTCCTCATAGCACTTAGTACAAATCTGTTCACACTCGTTGATGATTCTATATTGCGTGTGCCAACCATTTCTAGGATTCTGTTCACAAATAGTTCTACTACAACACTCACAGTAAAAGTACCTAAAGTCCTTGCTATATACACTACCCTCCATACAATCAAATGCATGTCTACAACTGAATTTATAGTCATTTGGAATGTTGTCGAAGGGAGTATCATACATATCAGGTTCAATCATATTTTCACTGAAACATATAATCTCAAACTCACTACACTTATTAGTATCCATACTATCAGGTAACATAGGAAGTTCAATCTCTTTCTCTCTGATAAATAACTCTAGTTGCTTTCCTATTTCCTTAGCTTCCTTTTCTGTATAGGCATCTATCAGCTTCAGAGTAAAAGTGGTTCCTTTATCATAATCCCAACTCTTTTTGTTCCACTTTTCTGTAAGTAGCTCTAATGCTTCTTCATCTGTTTCGTATTCCCAATCATCGATTAATTCATTTTCTAGATTCTCTACGAAAGGTAACAACATAACCTCTTCATCATAGTGGCGAGGTGTTAGCGTAAACTGCAAAACTTTTTTAGACATATACTTTCTGTTTATTTTTATTAAAAAAGCCGAACTTAAAGCCGGCTATATTTTTACAGGTCGAAGCCTTTTTCCACGAAAGACAAGAGTGTTATTCAATAGCCCAGTTGCTGTAGTCATCTACGTCTAAATACCAATCACTAGGTTCGAGTACCAGGTCTTCAAACTCTTTTACAGCTAACTCCTCGGAGTCAGCTAGTAAGGTTAACTTCGCATACGTCTTGTGTATAAATGTGTAAGTTGACATGCTATTTGTTTTTGCTGTTTAAAAATTCTTCTAATGTATCGTGGTAATAAAATACTTCATTCCACCTAACACCTTCATACTCCTTCTGAAACTCATCTGTAAGTTCCTCAGCTAGTTCATACAGTCCCCCTCTACCATATTCATATTCTCGCTTGTAAGGCAAAGAGTCTTCATGATTTAGTTGCTCATTTATCCAGCTAACTACCTCGAAGTGTGTTTCAATCCAGTCGGTATCTTTTGTCATAACTTATTATTATTTAATTTTTACTGAACCATTTACCTTCCTCGTTCTGATATATGTAACCTGCAATCTCTAATGCTTCCACAGCTAATGAACCTGCCTCATCATAATTAAGAGGATCATCCTGCCAAGCTCTCTGAGCTAAGTCTTTGTCATTTAGTAGATAAAAGATGTATTTATTCCATTCGGTGCGTACATCTTCATTTTCTACCCACACATCAACCCAGGCCTCTATATCTCCATCTTTGATTAGTACGGCATCTTTTTCATATTTTAAAACTTTCATGTTTATTTATTTTATTTACTAAATTCGAAAACTATTTTTAAATCAGTGTAACATTTGTTTATATTTATTAATATAGGGGTAGTCCTAAGTACGTGCAGGTACTAGCTACATTAAAACCTTAAAGACATTAAATGCAATCCAAGTAAGCTCTACACAGCCGAAAGGGTTGCTTTATTATTTTAAATGCTAAAAGCCTACAAATATAGAATGTATCCCAACAAGACTCAAGAGATTCTTTTAAATAAGACTTTTGGGTGTTGTAGGTATTTCTGGAATAATTGTGTAGCTACTTTCAATAGTTATGATAAAGAAACTAATCCTCAACCTACTTTCAAAACTGTTAAGCAGTTACGTGATGAGACAGGTTGGATGAAAGAAGTTTCTCATGATTCTGTAGCATCTAAAAGACTAGACTTTGAAGAATTTAAAAAACAATTCTTTAAACCTAATCCTAAAAACAAACTAGGTAGACCTAAATTCAAAAAGAAAGGTGAAGGTCAATCTTTCAGATTAGATAAGCAGTATGTAAAGATAAAAGGTAACCTTACTCATATTAGTAAGATAGGATGGGTTAAGTTTGTAGAACACAATCCTTTACCACCTAATTCACAAATAAGAAATGCTACCTATAGTAAAGACTCATTAGGTCATTATTACATATCCATTCTAGTAGAAACAGAAGTAAAACATTTTGAAAAAACTAATAAATCCGTTGGGATAGATGTAGGACTAAAAGAATTCGCTACACTATCTGATGGTACAGTTATACATAACCCAAAGTACTTTAGAGAGAACCAATCTAAATTAAAGAGGGCTCAACAACATTTAAGTAGAAAGAAGAAAGGTAGTAAAAGATATAAGAAGCAAAAGTTAAAAGTAGCTAAAGTTAACAAGGAGATCCAAAGACAACGTGAGTTATTCTTACACACTACCTCACTTAACATTGTAAAGAACTATGATGTAATATCTATAGAAACTTTGAATGTAAGTGGTATGGTGAAGAATAAGAAGCTATCTAAATCTATTAGTGATGTCTCCTGGTCTAGCTTCTTCTCCATGCTAAAATACAAAGCTGAATGGTACGGTAAAGAAGTAGTTCAAATCAATAGATGGGAACCTACTTCTAAGACCTGTAGTAGTTGTGGCTACTACAATAAAAACCTCACTCTCAGCATTAGAGAGTGGGATTGTCCTGAATGTAACACTCATCACAACCGTGATTTAAATGCATCACTAAATATTCAAGCACTAGGAGTTTCTAGTGCTCAACGTACACTGAGAGAATGTAAGACTCCACTTGTGGAGCAAGCCTCGTTGAAGTGTATAAAGCATCAGTAGAGTAATCTACTACAGCTTATAATTACGTTACGGGAATTTTCCAAATTCTTTTAGACATAACTTAATTATTTAAAACGTTATAAATGCAATTCTCCACAACCAAATTCCATGTGGCTGTAGGATCATTCTCCTGCTCATCTGGATACATATCTATCACCTCTCTTATATTATCATAACTAAGGAATAGATTGAGGTTATCGGCTACTTTTAAAACATCTTCTACTGAAATCATAACTTATATTTTTATTTAAAACAATTAGCATTATCTTCGTATAACTTTTTAATGTCTCTTTTAAAGAAATAATCATTCTTACAATATTCTTCTATAGAATTGGACCGAGAAGGGTATATAGTGTCGTCACTATATTTAGGAGTAAAGTTTAGTATCTCACTGCTATAGACACCAAGACCCCCTTCGGTCCTGTCGTAACAAGGTTTAACTTTTATAGTATGAGGTCTATTTGTAACACCGAACCTATGTGTTATGTGCAGTTCATACCAAAACTTATCAGCGATTGTTTCCCTAGTCCACTCTACCTCCAGATTCAAATCCCAAAGGTCTGTGGCAAGTCTGTCTCTCATATCTTGTACCTTATGCTGTAAAACAGCATTTATTTGTTTATTACGCATATCAGCATAAGTAATACGTTCTTGTTTTTTCTGATACTCATTTATGATAGCACTTGTATCTACAAGACTACTTTGATTACTTACAGGCTTGTTAAGCGTTTCAAACTGATCTTTGATTGAGTCAATTATTGACTGTTGTTCTTCTGTTAACATAACTTATTAATTTAAATGTAAATTTGAAATATCCAATGTACTATTAGTACAGCTATCAGTATGAATAAAATTATATACCACATTGTGTAAAATGATTCTGAACTGGAATCTAGTTTATTCTTCTTCCTCATCTGAGTAACTTTTTACATCTTCTTGGAATTGTATAAGACTATAATCTTCATTTATTATCTCAAGGAGGAGACTCACTAAATAGGTAGAGTTCATATTATCACTGCCTATCCACTGCTCTAAGGTACTTCTTTTAATATACATAATATTTAATTTAAAATGTTTTAATTATATTTCCAGGTAAGTCGGGTATGATACCCTCCATATCTTCAAGTGTGAATCCTGCTATACCTGTCCCAATAGGGGTGAGGTAGAAGGTAAGATGTGGATTATTCTTTGCGTACATCACCAAGAAGTGTAGCTCATTATTAATGTAAAACAAGGGTAATTTCTTCATCATTCTATCTAAAGTAGGTAGAGCATAGCTCTGACCAAAGTGACCTACACCCTCTCCCCACACTGCTCCAAACTTATTAAAAGCTAATTTGGCAGCACCACCGTAGTGGTGTCCGTTTAAATTACTACCAAACACAAATATTTCATTTTCCTTCAATTCTGTTATCAACATGTTAGGTATGTTTTATTCCAGTAATGTCTTCAAATATTTCGGCATCGAAGTTAGGTAGAGTTAAGAATACATTCTTATTTTCTTCTGAAAGATTATTCCACATATTACTCCAAGCTTCTTTTAATGAAATTATTTTCAAAAATCCTTCTGTAGTTTCATATTTAGGATGAGCAACTTTCTCTTCATTTGTCATAATACTCATTGGCACCCAAATAGTAGTATCTAAGAATTTACTCATAATACTAACAGCAGGATGTCGTTCCCATTCAACCACTGAGATACTAGTAGGTTTATTAAAGAGGTATAGGATAGGTGATTTATCGTTAGAAAAGGCACCTGAATTCCTATAACCTGAATTACTATCACCTGAATTCCTATCACCTGAATTCCAATCACCTGAATTCCTATTACCTGAATTCCTATAACCTGAATTACTATCACCTGAATTCCTATCACCTGAATTCCAATCACCTGAATTCCTATTACCTGAATTACTATCACCTGAATTCCAATCACCTGAATT